TAAGCCAGAAACTAAGCCAGAAACTAAGCCAGAAACTAAGCCAGAAACTAAGCCAGAAACTAAGCCAGAAACTAAGCCAGAAACTAAGCCAGAAACTAAGCCAGAAACTAAGCCAGAAACTAAGCCAGAAACTAAGCCAAAGACTGAGCCAAAGACTGAACTAAAGACCCAAACCAAGACTAAAAGCCAAACCAAAAATACAAAGAAAACTGGTCGAGGAACCAAAACCATAGAACCATTTAAGCCACCGTTCACTCCTCCAATTATTGGGTTTGGTGGTAGTCCCACACGTGGATCAGAAGAATATGGATTTAAAGGACAAGGCCAGAACATTGATGTTGGCTTAGGAGCCGAAGCAATGGGTCAGTTTGCTAAGTTATTTAAAGCAATATAAATAATTGTATATTTGTTAATTTGTGGTATACTCATCTGGTGAAATTCTATGGCTATTATATCTACTAAACAATTTGTTCATAAGCCGTTATTACTTGAAGGTTCTTTAAACGAAGTATCTGGTTCTGGACCTAGAATGTACAGTACACCAGAAGGAATTTTTCCTTCTGTAACTACAGTCGTAGGGTTTCGCAAACAAGAGTTTTTTGCTGAATGGAGACGAAAGAATCCAGAAGAAAGTAAACGAGTTCTTGCTAGAGGAACTAAATTTCATAGTCTTATTGAAAAATATTTAAATAATGAAGATCTAGACTATGACAATCTTCATTCTGGAATCAAATCTTTATTTTCAATTCTACGACCAGAAATTGACAAGATTGATAATATTATAGCATTAGAAACTCCACTGTGGTCCAAGATACTTGGGCTAGCAGGAAGAACCGACTGTATTGCTGAATATGATGGAAAACTTTCTATTATTGATTTTAAAGCAAGCACAAAAGAAAAACGAACAAAGGATGTTGATAATTACTTTGCTCAGGCTACAGCATATTCTTTGATGTTTCAAGAAAGAACTGGTATTATTATTGATAATTTTGCAATAATGATTGCATGCGAAGATGGTCTACATCAAGTATTTCAAGATAAACCCATTAACCATGTTAAACATTTAAAATTCTTGATTACAGATTATAGGAAATATCATGGCACAGTATGAATCTCGTTCATTAGAAGAAAGTGTTAATACTCGTGGAACCAAATTGTGGACACAGATGAATGATAATTCTAAATCTGTAAAAGCCAGAAATCAATTTGTTCAAGATCACGGTGGATTCTTTCGGCGAGAAGGTAGATACTGGAGATGGATTACGGATGTTGCTACAAAGAATGGCTATTGGCTAAAGAGAGTAGAAACAGAAGAAAAAGTCTTCTTTTCTAATATGGGAGAATTCGCAACTGCCAATGGCATGACCTCAAATAAAATATGTGAACTTTTAAATGGTACTCGTAAAACCTATAAAGGTTGGACTGCAGTAGAAATAAGACCAATTATGGAAGTTGGTCCACGGGTAAAATTAAAGGAACCAGTTAGAAAAAAGGTCATAAAGACCAAATCTACTATTCTGGTAGAGATGACAACAAATCAAGTTATTCCGGTGACAAATTTAAAAGAATTTGCACGGAACAACAATCTCTCTTACACTGGAATTAAAAGTTTAGTAAATGGGAAGATAAAAACCCATAAAAATTTTAAATTATACAATCCTCTGGCAGAATATAAGGATTCTTCAGAGCCTAAATAATTTAAGATGAACTTTAAAACACTGTTATCAAAAATTTTAAACCCTTCGACACTTAATGAAGTAACTGCATCACCCAAATTGGGGGCTTCAGAACAAAAAGATAGGGCTAAATCAGGTGCAGGAAACAATCTTGCAAAGGATGCTGCGCGTAAACGCATAGAACGTAGTAAACAAGTTCCGAGAGATCGTAAACCAAAACAAGAACTTATTAAAGAAGTAATTTTGGTTGAAACCAAAAGCGGTCGTATTCAACTAATCTTTAAAGATTCCTTTAATGCAAGTTTGCATAAAAAATTAAATAAAGATGTTTTAACCATTGAAGAAGCACAACAGGCTACAAACTCTAAAGAGTTTGAACAAACCCGTGCATCTAAACTTTTGTTTGGTGATACTAAAGAAAAAGAAGGTAGTAAAAAAGAAGGCAAAAAAGAGGAAGAGTCTAAGGGAAAACGAGAAGGAAAAGATAAAGAAAAAAGTAAATCTTCTTCTGGTGAAAAGAAAGAATCTGGGAAAGCCAAGAAACTTTCTAAAGATCAAATGTTCCAAGCAATGAGTGAAATGGAACCAGATCAATTACTGGGTATGCCACAAGAATTACGCAATGAATATTTTAAGATGATTCGTAAGCCTCCGGCAAATACGGATTTTGATCAGCTATCTTATGAAAATCTAACTGTCGAATATGGTATCAATGATACTTCTTCTACTCCATATAATCAACAAGTAATGAATGCATTAGTGTTCATAGCAAAGTTGAAATCTGGTGCAAGTAGGCAAGAAATGTTAACATACGGAGCCATGACCGAAGATGCAAATGATTTCACACGAGCAGCATTCTTTACCGCTAGAAAGATTTTATCTCAAATTGGAGATGAATGCATTCAGAATCTATTAACAAATGTAGAGAATGGTGGCAAGCCAGTTAACTCTGAAGGTGCTAGCGATATGCAATGTGGTGAATATAGATTTAAAGTTGCAGCAGGTGGAGAGATGTCTCTATCTACAAATCAATTTGATCAATCAAATAAAAACTTTAAAGGATTTGTTGCTAGTGCATTAACGCAATCCTTATCTAATCCCAATTTAATTTCTTCAGATCCAAAACTTGCAGCAGTATTTCAAAAGATGCAAAAAGGAAAAGCGGCATTTTCCGATGTTTTGATTCCAGATGAAATGTTGAGTCAGATTAAAGCTGATCCAGCAATGTTAAAAAAGTTACAATCTACACCAGTAAAAGATGAATCTGGAAATGTTACTGGTACTGTTATTGATGAAGACGGTAATATAAATCCATTAGCATCAATGGGAAGATATATTAAAGCATGGCAAGAGGGTGCTCTTGAAATTATGCGTGGAGGTAGTAAATCAGCTTTAAAGACAAATATTATTAGTACACTTTTAAAAACTGTATTACGTGGTGATAATATTGCTGATCCAAAAATGGCTCCTAATCATCTCATTACTGTAAATGGTATTTTTCCAATGACAGATGATTATTTTAATACTATTTCAGCTGAATCAAATTTTGATATGTCCAAAGCTAAAGATACTATGACAGCTTCCAACATATCAAATTACAAGACATCAGCTGCTGAGACGTTAAAGAAGTATACTGCAATAATCGAAGAAGCACAACCAAAAGAAAAGCAAAAAGAAAAGGGAGATGGAATTCTAGTACCTAAAGATTCTATTGAACCTATTCAGTTGATGGTTGACTACCTCGTTAAGAATCATGACTTCCTTTTAAATGCAAGTCTTCTTCCAGGATTTAATAATAAAGATTTAAATTCTGTACAATACAATTATGTTACAATTGGTAAGAAAACAATCAGAATTCCTGTTATGAAGGGTGAGAATATCAGTTCTGAAGTTTTAGGAGAATCTGTGATTTTCTTAAATGATCTTTTAGTAGAATCCTTGAGTAATAATTTCGTTCTTGCTCATCTAGTTCGTAATCAACTCATAACCAATGTTGAAGCAGAGTTAATAGAAGATTCATCAAGTCTATTAACCGAAAATGCTGAATATGTTATGTTAAATGTAAATTCAATTTATGAAAATGCAGTTATACGCATGTATGAAAATCCTGTGTGTATAATTGGTTTAATCAATGATCTTATTATTGAAGAATATAAGCGAGATTACAAAAAAGAATATAAAAATTATCACGGTAAGAAGAAGCAAAGAAAAGAACGAGCTGCAAGAGGTGCTGCACGAGATTTAATGATTAAAAAGGGTAGAGCCAAAAAGGGTGATGGCAAAGATATTGACCACAAGAAACCACTTCGTAGCGGTGGTTCAAAAGGTATAAATAATTTAAGAGTTCGTGATAAATCAGATAACCGAGCTGATAACGGACACCATAAGGGTGAACATCAAAATAGGCACTGATAATGAAAAAGCTTACTTCTAGTAAAATTGTAAAGGAAAATCCATCATTTAAACATAAGTGTGGATTGAAGAAAATTCAAGAAAATATTGCCAAGAACACCCTTAGATCTCTCAATGAACAAGTATACAATCCAGATCTATATGGGCTAATAAGAAACAGGACTAAATAGAGGACAACCATGAAATTTAAACAACTCGTATCCAGAATTACCAAACTCGTTGAAAATGCGGGTGAACACACCTTTGGTGGTGGTCTTTATATAGGTGACCCACAAGGCAAAGTTGGTCAGTCTCCCCTCACAGACAAGGGAACGTTCAACCTAGCCCTCCCAAGGCAGATAGACGCTATTAACGCTATGTTGTACACATTCTCCTCAAGAGATTACATCAATCCAGATGCTATTATGGGTGTTGTACAACAAAAATTGAATATGGTTGGTTTAGACTTTGCAGCCCCAAAAATGCAAATTCCAGATGGTGTTAGCACCTTTGAACTAGTTCAATACGGTAGCCCGCAATTGGGTGTATATGGTCAAAATCCATACGATGATGTCAATAAGGCTGGGTTTAAGCAAGGTGACGGTATCAAAGAGAAAATTGGTCATTCTTTGGCTCTTCAAGTTACTGTAACTATGCAACCAAACCATTTACGTAAAGTTAGTTTGGTAATCGTTCCAACAGCCACTTCTTCATATAATATGGAACTAGATCAAAATGGTTGCGGTTGCCAACACTGAGATAATAATGGTTGATAAAAATACTCCCCTGACAGAAGAACTATTTCTCGAATTCTGTCAGGGCTGTTATTTCAACAGTGAGTGCACAGGTAAAGCTGAGTTCATGGACGACTTAAAGAGAATCAAATATGTAAAAAGACTTTTACAAAAGATTCACAAACATAAAACTTTAAAGTCAATACGTGAACGACTTATAATAAATCATATAATAATTTTAAGAAATGTGTTTGGCGAAGAGAATGCCATACGCATTTTGTTTTTTAAAGTTGAACCAAGACTATATTCGTATTTAAAATCATTTACTGTATTCTTAAATTTTAATATTAAAAATTTACCAGAAGTAAAATATTCAGAATTGAATACTGACCCAAGAGTAGATAGAAAATTACTACAGGTTGAAAAATGAATACACCACAATACATTCCATCTTTTTATTTTTATAAATTTGCGCAAGGTATTTCTTCACCATATACAGAATTATCTGCATATAGTGCTGGTGCAATTGATTCTAGTGGTAATGTATTAAAGGCAGAAAGTAGTATTGATTCATTTGAATATCTGATTATTAAATTAAAGAAGATCTTTGAACAGTTACCTGCTGGATTAACTAAAGCACAACTAACAAATTACCTTAGTACACTTCAATTGTTTAGTGAAGCGGTTCAAGCCTATGAGATTAGTGATGCTCAATTTGCAGGATTAGTTGAAGGTTATATCGCTCTTAATAAAAATCCAAACACCAGTTATATTGCATTATGCGAAGATATGGGTGTAGGTGGTGGAGGTGGTGGTGCTGGAACCATTGGTACACCTGTGGTATCCAACAATCAGGGTGGTGTTGCTGGATTTGATCCTGTTATGGCTCCAATGCAGAGACGAAAACCACCAGTAGGTCTAGACAACTGTGAAATGTTTGATGTATGCGCAGAAGAAATGGGACAATTTAAATTAGCTAAAGCATGGAAACATCTTCCAGCTAGTGAAACTAAAACATATTTACAAAGATATCAAGCTAGAAATCCAAAAGGAAAAATAGCTCTTCGTTCTGTAGATCCAGATACTGGTAAACAAGATATTCATTGGGTTGATTATTCTAAACAAAGTTTTGCTGAAGAATTTGAATTAGGGTTTTTAGATATTTTGAATGAAGAAAGTGAAGAAATTACACCAGATAAAAATTTAGATGGTAAGACATCTGTTGAAGAAGTGATGACATATTTTCAAGATAAAGATTTAAATGGATCTCCAGATGGAGAACATCATGCTAATATTTCTAGAGTAGTAACAAATCTGTTTAATAATGGGGCCGATCCAACAGAACAAAAATTAGGTATTTTACAAAATCCAAAGTCCCCAACAGGACATCATGCAGAACTTCATGCAAGACTATTATCTCTTGGTAGAGGATTGGATGAATTGCATAAAATTGAAGATCATGATAAAAAACATGAAGCAATTTCTACTTTTGTAACAAGTCATTTAAAAGGATCTAAAAAATCTCCTTCAGCTTCGGATAGACCAGGAGGAAAACTTTCTACAGATATTATTCCAGATACATTTGTCTATGATCCAACAACACAAACTACCGTTCATGGAGAAGTAAAAACATCAAAAGCTTCTGGAACGTTTCCGACTGAATGGCCTTCAATTGGTAAAAAATTAATAAAAGCTGACTGGGCAAAACAAGGTGTAGGTTTAGATGATTTAGAAAAAACCACTAGAGGAAGATATAGAATACAATTACCACCCGAAACGGCTCAAGAATTGAGTCGTGAAGCCGCAACACAATTAGTTAGATATGGTAAAAAATCTGGACCAATAACAATTATAAAAGCAGAAACTGGTAAGTTTTATGAAATAGATACACCAGATGTAATAGAACACTGGGCTAATGGTCTTGAATATCCATCCATAAAAAGAAAAACTAGAGGAAAAGGGAAAGAACAGGGTAAGTCTGAAACAGCAGGACATAGTGTAGAAGTAACCCCATTAACGGGATTTATATCTGCAGCAATTAAACAAAAATCTGCTCGTAGACTTACAATGTCAAAAAGAGCTTATAAAACTATTAAAGCAGCAACTGATCCAAGTTTACATGAACATTTAGACAAATTGCTTTTACAACATACAACAGATTAAAAAATCCCCTTTCGGGGATTTTTTTTATTCTTGAATAAATTTCTTACAACACTTAGGCTTTGAACAACCAGCATTTTGTCTGGCTTCTGTAATTACCTTAGTATTAGCATCGTCCCAACCAGTAGCCCATTCTTCCCAATATACACTGGTAGACTCATTTACATTCGATGCTCTTTCTGCACCACCCATACGGGCTGCATAACCTTTTTGATACGCTTCACCTGGAATATATGTCATTGAAATTCTCCTGAATTATCTACTGGCTTAATGATAATTTGACTAAGTAACTTATCTAGTGCCTTGACGTGTGCAAACTGTTCTTGAATAGCAAGGTATCCACGAATCTCAATAAGTTTAAAATATTCTTCTTGACTAAATGGAGTAGTCTTAGGCTTATGTCGAATAGGTCTACGAGAATGCTTTGGTGGATTATTTTGATTAAATGGCTTTTTTTGATTTTCTTTAGTCCATTGATTTAAAATGTCATCCATGTTAAGATAGTCACGAAGACTATCTGCAGGATTCTCACCATTACGCATTTGCTCCCACATTTTCTTAAACTCTGGGCTAGTATTACCAAAGAAGAAGAATCCGTTATTTGGATTGTTCTCTTCGTTATCGTCACCATTTTGCCAATTTCTAAAATCGTTATGATCTGAATTTCCCATTAGTTTCCTTTAGACATCAAAAAATTGTTCGTAAACTTGCTTACCACGGTTATCGGTTACAGAGACAAAACGAACATGACGTTCGATTGAATCACTAATATTTATAGGATCTTTAGGACCAAACTCAATGGTCTTAATCCATGCAGGACAGCCACCGATGGAAATACGAACCTCAGTTCCATTTGCATCAGTGCCATAAAAATCAAAAGAAGATTTCTCTCCATTGTAATATGTGAAAAAACAATCAATATGATCATACTTCTTTCGAAGTTCATCAAACGACATCATTGTGGCAGTTTTAGCCATTGGGCAGTCTCTTTTCCTTGACACATACAGGAAGTTGTCCACTCGCGTCAAGACTGCGAAGTGTACCAACACGAGCCTTCATAAGGCTCTGAATACGATTGCGCTTCATGCGTTCTTCGCGCTTCTTATGAGCACGCTTAGTAATACGTTGTTTTGAGTTAGGCATAATAATACACTCCTGTTTATTTATTCGTCAAGTAAATCGATTTTAGATTGAAGATCATCTAGTTTGTCAGTCATTTCTTCTAACTTACTAGTAAAGTCAAGAAAGTGTTTAGAACTTAAAACTGCTTCAAGCCTTTTAAGTCTGCTTTCTAAAGCAAGATTTTGAGCCTCTAATGCTTTCATCCTATCATTGAGTGCTTGATTGATAGCAACTTGGTTTGACCCAGGTTCATGTAAACCATTTAGATGTGGATCATATTCATAATGTTTAGGGGATTTATACATTTTTTTAACTCGCTTGGCTTCATCCATCTGTTTTAATACAGACTCTGAAATATGATATGAATTTTTTTTAATTGGATCTAAAACAATATCTTCCATAGAAAGTTTATTTTTTTTAAGTGGATTTGGGGATGTTTTCATGCTCATATTATACACATATCTAACGAGAAGTCAAATAATAAATGCAAAAGGAGGGATTCGAACCTTCGTAGAAATTAATCATCACATTTACAGTGTGACCTCGTTGACCACTTGAGTACTTTTGCGTAGGTTATTTAGGTGATTTTTTAGACTTTTTCTTTACTGGCTTCTTTTTAAAAATTGCTTCATAATTTTTGCCATATTGTTCCAAATTTACGTGTCTGGGGGAACTTCCCTTACCTGCACCGTGTGAACCATAAGTCATAGGGGAAGTATAGCATATAGAACTTTTGTGTCAACTAAATAATAATATGAAGAATAAAGGTTATTACGGTTGGATTCATTCCTTAAACGAAGCCGCTATGCAATCTCAGCAAAATGGGATTGATATGCTAGCTGAACAAGCCGCACGTAAAGGCGAAATGCTTACGGAAGCTAAGAAGCCAAATCGCAGCCCAGAAGGAATAGCTGCAAAAAGAGCTCGTGAGGCTGCAGATACTGTAAAGCGGCGTGAGAATAGAGAAGCTGCTGCTAAAGCAGCTGCCGCCGCTAAAAGTTCTGGTGGTGGAGAACTAAGTGATTTTGATTTTGGTGGATTTCAAGATAGAGTTGCAGAAGTTAGAGCTGAAAAACAAGCTTCTGGTAGTGGTGTTCAACGTGTAGAAACTGGTTTTCATGGAGCCAATGATGTTGATGATTCATACGACCCAACAGATCCAGATTCAGGTACAGAAGAAGTTCCATATGGAAGACTACCTTCATTTCCTTGGGCTCGTGATTCTAAACCAACTGATGCAGATCAAGATGGTGACGCTGATGCTCAGGATGTACGACTAGATGCATCTGACAATGTAATCGGCGATGAAGAAGAGCCAGAAGATGAAGGCAAATATGAAATTCCAACTGCAAACTGGAAATCATTAAAGTTAGAATCAATAACTTCTAAGATTTCAAAAATGATGAATGAAGGTAAAAAGGCTGTTCGTGGACGTATAGCCAAGGGAGATGACTCAGATGTTCCTTCAAGAACACCAAACCGCGAAGGTGCTCCAAAAGGAATTTTCAGAGGAACAGAATCTCCTAGTGAAAAAGTTGGAAGAATTTTAGAAATTGTGCGTGATGGTCCAGAAGAACATGGTGAAGAAAAACATAGTTGGGCAAAAAGTGCATTAGAAACAATGCAAAAACAATTACGTAAAGATTAAAGATCCGGGTTTCCTATTTCTCGAGTCCATTCCCATTCTTGCCACAACATTCTAGCAAAGTCATCGTCAGGATCATGACGGCGCATTTCTAATTCTGCTAGACCCGGTGCTGAGATAGCAGCATCCATTTCCCACGATAGCCAAAACCATTCACCCTTCTTAAGAAGGTTGTTGGTAATGAGACATCGAATGTCTTTAGACATATTAATTTACATAGAATGCAGTAAGACCAGCTGGTAATGCAGATGGAATAGCATATACCTGCATAGGTAAAATAAATGGAGTGCTATTAACTGTAATAGCTGTATTAAAAGTTGCACCCGCACCATTCACCATACTCAAAGTAACTCCAACTCCTGCTGCTAATGCACCAGAGAATAAAATACCTTTGTGCTTAGGAATTTTTGAACCGATTGTAATTGGATTTGCTTGGAAGTATTTGTCGTACATGATACAAATATTTAGGAATTTTTAAATGATTCACTTGTCCAAAATACTTCTAACCATTTAGGTTCATCAACAAAACTTGCCATCCAAACACATCTGTGCACTTTATCAATCTTTTTTAGTATTCCGACATGATATGAATTGGTTTCAGTATACTGATCAACTTTCACAACATATGGTGTTGTAGATTCAACCTTATCAATAAAATTTTGAATATATTCAGGATATACTGGTTTGACCACAGGAGGAAGTGGTTTAGACTTTCTTTTACCGTATTTTGATGTTTTTCTTATTTTTGCCATTATTCTAAATATTTACATGAAAAAGTTGATTGAAGGTAATGTTTATGACGTTCAGCAAGTTAGTGGCTTGAAACCAGATTCTTCAAAAACTGGATTAGATCAATGGACTTCCGAAATGCGTAAACAAGTAATGGAAAAATTACGTGGATACGCCCCAGAAAAGGTAGATCAAATTATTAAATCTACTTTTGGTAATGTTATGAGTTCAGAAAATATTTAAAGTTTGTGCCATTTTTGAATTGTTATTAAAGTGTTCATTGAACTGCTCTATTAACTTTTCTTTGTGGTCAACTAATTTATTATATTCTTTTAAACTAGTTTTTCCATCGGTTTCACATTTACCGATGTGCTTTAAAGTTTCACCATAGTCATAGATCATTTCTTCTAATTTCTTATTGGTCATAGTATAAATACTATACAGCTCCAATTTTAAAAGTCAACTAATGCCTCAAACTTTAAGTAAAATCAGTATAAACAATTTTGGAATTAAGAACCTTTATGTATCGGAAACAATTGGTAATGATGCTTGGAGTGGTGAATATCCTGATGTGAATGGTATTTCGGGGCCAGTAAAAACATTAGATCGTGTATCCAAACTCTCACAAGCATTAAACAATACTTTATTAAATGTTGTAATTAATATTCGTGAAGGAACTTACTCGGTTTTGGGTACTACATCTAGCCCAGCTTTTTATCTGGATAATAGCAACAATAGTATTGTTTTTAAAAGTATTACCTATAAAGCATACAATAATGAAAATGTTGTTATTTCTGGTGCAGAAAATATTTCTTATACTGCATTTACCCAAGTAACTGCTGGATCACCTATTTGGAATAGATTAAAACCAGCTGCACAAGGTAATGTGTATCAGGCAAGTGTATCGCAATTTGATTTAGGATGGGTTCCAGATAATTGGCATGGAACATTTGTAAATAATTCAGAAAATGGTAATGTTGGAGGTTTACCAGGAATACCTGATTTAATTTTTGATGATAACTTAATGACCTTGGCTAGATGGCCCAATAAAACAACGTTAGGATCATCTGTATTTTCTGAATACGCAACAATAAGTACTGTAGTAACTGGTGGATCTGATGGAGGATATCCATCACCCAGAGTAAATGGAATATTTACATATCCTTCAGAGTTTGACAGTGTTATTGCAGGTTGGACTGCTGCTGGTCTCAGTGCTGGAATATGGTTGTATGGATATTGGCAATGGGATTGGAGTTCAGATGTTTTTAAACTATTAGCTATCAATACTGCAACTAGACAACTTACAGTACGGTCTAATCAAGCAACATATCCTTTAAATGAGTATACTGCATGTGATTCACCCCCTACAACCAATGTATATGATTCAAACCCAACACCAAGAAGGTGGTTTGCATTTAATACACTAGAAGAATTGGATTCTCCTAAAGAATATTATATTGATCGCACAACCAAAATGTTATATTTTTGGCCTCCCGCTACAATTGGTTCGACTTCATCGATTAAATTAACACATAGAGCATTAAATGGAGCAGCTGCATATACTGAAGGAGAATTTACAACCACTACTGGAAATACCGGTGAAATTGGCTTTAATCCATTGGTTGGAAATCCAGCTACAACTGGTACTGGTATATTTCCATATGTTGGATGGACAGGTGCAGACATACAGGGAGTTGGTTATTCGTCAGTTTCTGGATTGCAATCTAGATATGCACAGAATACTAAAAATGCAATAACATCATTATTTAAATTTTATAAAGTTAAAAATCTTACTATTGATGGGTTAATTTTTAGAGATAGTGCTGGTTCTGGTATAGAATTAAATCTGTGTCAAAATGTTACAATAAAAAACTGTCATATCTATAATATTAATCATACTGGTATTCAATGTATGGGTGGGCGAAATAATATCATTGATCGTTGCAAGATACATGATATTGGAATGGTTGGTATTGTTAATATTGGTGGTAATAGACAAACATTGGTTCCAGCTAATAATATTGTAACAGGGTGTTCAATAAAACGCTTTGGACTTAAGAATAACACAAAACATTTTGGACTTTGTATCAATGGTGTTGGAAATGTTGCATCTTATAATTTAATTGGAGAAGGAACATATGGTATTCTACAAAGTGGAAATAATCATGTCATTGAATACAACCATTTATATAATTTAATATCTGAAAGCGATGATGCTGGTGGAATATATTCTGGAAGAAATGCGTCTCATTTTGGAAAAACTATAAGATATAATTTTTTTAATAATATAAAAAGTCAATTGCCGGGTGGAACGTATTATTCTGATGCGACAGGATGTACTGGACCAAGAACAGCTCTTACGATGGCTATTTACTATGATGATTTAGAAAGTTATTCAAATATATATGGTAATGTATTTTATAATTGTGGAGCGGGTAGTGGTGGCGCAATATTCTTTAATGGTGGAGTATTTCATACCATAACAAATAATATTTTTATTGAATGTAGTAACTCAGTTAATGCAACACAATATACTACATCATATTGGAATACATCATTGGATTCACAAAAATGGGGTATTATAAATCCAGAAAATTTTACATGGTATGATGTAGATGGTGGTCCATTCGGTCCGAGTGGAGGTATCTGTTTTGCCACAGGATATAATCCCTATACATATAATCAAACTAATTATGGGGGTTTTGGATATCAAACTGATGCAAATCGAAATGGTATAATGCCTACGGTAAACTTAAAAAGTGATGTTTACACAACAGCAAACCCATATTATACAACTATGTACAATGTATCGGGTGGTGGAATATCATTAACAACTGATGTTAATTTCATTAATACAATTAAAAATACTATTTCGACAAATGTTCTAGTTAAAGGTCCAACAGGATCCGCAACTTTTGTAGGTGCAGGACTTACAGTTGGTGGATTTAGCATGGGATTAGAAATGATTACTGCTACTGATCCTGGATTTATTGGTTACACTGCTTTAAACTTTAAATTAACCCCACAGGGTTTAGCGAATATTCAAGCGGTATTACCAACATTTGTTGATATTCCATTCCAGTATATCCCCACATCTTCATATGACCCCCTTTCATAATATTACTACAATAATAAAATACTAAATATTTTTATGAGTAACTCACAACAATTCAATTACGGTGTTTCAAAGATTGCCCAAGATATCAAGAAAAATGGTACAAGTAATTTTGTAACCATGGCTGCTAGTTATCTTGAGAATAAAAAAGTAAATACCCCAAGTAAGCATGTTGAAGGTAGCGAAGGATCACGTATCCAAAATCTATCTGAGAATACTGTTTATGGTGGTTTTCCAACAATTAAAAAATAATCTTTAATGATATCCCATGAAGGTAAAAAATGGGTTGTAAAAAACTCTACTGGTACGAAAGTATTGGGAACACACAGTTCTCAACAAGAAGCCCAAGCTCAACTTGCGGCTATTGAAATTTCAAAGAAAAAGAGAAAATCATTCAAGGAACATCTTGAAGAAGGAACTTCTCTAACATTAGCATATCATACTGAACTAAACCCACAGATCTGGGATGGTATGCAATTGAAGAAAGACATTAGATCTAAACTTATCGATATCGGACAAACATGGGTTGAATGGGTTGGACTTCCCCAAAGTGCTGTAAAAGATTATATTCTTGTTGGTGGTAATGCAAGTTACGCATATACATCATATTCAGATATTGATCTTCATATTCTTGTTGATAAAAGAAAAATTGATAATTGCCCAAATTTAATAGATGACTATCTTAAAGATAAGAAACAACTTTGGTCACTTACACACGATATAACCATTCTAGGACATGATGTTGAAGTATACGCTCAAGACATCAAAGAACCTGTGCCACCTGACCAGGGGGTTTATAGCCTTAATAACGACCAATGGATCACTGAGCCGAAGCATCAAGAGGTAAATTTGAATGATCCTAGTATTGAAAAGAAGGTCAATGAATATATTGAAAAAATTGATGACCTTATTGCTTCAACAGCCGAAGATGAATCTTTTGATAAATTAAAAGAAAAAATTAGAAATATGAGAAGTTCTGGACTCAAGAAGTCTGGAGAAGTGAGTATTGAGAATATGGTATTCAAGGAACTCCGAAATAGGGGTTACCTGGATAAAATGAATGCGTACATCAAATCAACACAGGATAAACGATTAAGTTTATAAATAATAATATGAATTACTTAGAACAATACTACAAAAATTTATGCGAACAACTTCAGTCCCAAATCGACCTTCTAGAGAAGCGATTTGATATTAGTAAATTCAAGAAATCCAAAAAGGGTGACAAGAAGGATGAGAAGAAAGACGACAAGAAGTCTGGCAAAAAAGCCGATAAAAAGTCTGACAAGGACTACGATGGCGATGGTGAAGTAGAATCATCAAAGGATGAATACTTTGGATCCAAGGATAAGGCTATTAAGAAGTCTATTGCCGATAAGAAGAAAAAGAAGAACCTCAAAGAAGGTAGAGAAATTTCTGGTGGTCAATTCACTTATGGTGGATTCCCAAAAATTTTTTTAAATGAAACACCAGATAATGAACCAACAGATGTTGATGGTGATGGTGATGCTGATGTAGAAGATGTTATCATGCGTAGTAGAGATGGTACGATGTATCCAAGTGTAGAATATGCCAAATTAGCTCAAGCATCTGATGCTGCAGGTCAGGCTCTTTCTGTCGCTCAGACAGCGGCTTCAAAATTTCATCAAAATGCAGCCAAAGAATGGGGTGCAATATTTGATAATGCTCCAGCATATAATAGAGCATTGGGTAACAGTGGTCGCAGAAGAGCTGGATTCGCAGATAGAGGTAAACATATGTTAGAGTTGCCACATAGAATGCTTAGAGATCCAGATATGAGAGAGTTAAGAGCGACTATAGAGACTTCACGTGCTGCTTCAGATGCAGCATACCAAGCAAGACGATCACACCCAGATCATGAAGAATTCATGAAACGAGCCCAATCAACGTCAGATTCAGTTTATGGTACTCGTGGAAACTTGGGATCGTAAATATAAAATCTTACTAAAATTTGAACCTTTAGTATGTCAGCCCCCGAGAAGTTCGGGGGTTGTTTCTTTTAATAAATAATATAGTATGAAACGATTTAAAGAATTTCTAGAAGAATCTGCTGCATGGCAACGCAAAGAAGGCAAGAATCCCGAAGGTGGATTGAATGCTAAAGGTGTTGCATCATATCGTAAAGAGAATCCTGGTTCTAAATTACAAACAGCAGTTACCACCAAACCATCTAAACTTAAGCCTGGATCAAAAGCAGCAAAAAGAAGAAAATCTTTTTGTGCAAGAATGGGTGGAATGCCCGGACCAATGAAGGATGAAAAGGGTAGACCAACTAGAAAAGCATTGTCTTTGAGAAAGTGGAATTGCTAATGAAAAGTTTTAAACAATATTTACGTGAAGAAAATGATATAGTTCCAGCAAACCCAAGTGTGAAACAAGAAGTGCACCCAGTTGCTACTATGCTTGGCTCTTTAAAGAAATTTATCACAGGTCAAACAGGTGATATTCATCCACATGATCAAAATATGGTATCTCAAATTGATACACTATTAAAACCAGAAAATAAAAAACATTTTGATTCTTTTATTGAAAAGGCAACAGTACTTGATGGACTAATGGGAGTTAGTCCTCAAGAAATATTTGATCAATTAAATATGAATACACTACATGCACACAATGTAGATGCTCCAAGAGAAGTAAGAGATTCTCTTAGAAAACGACATGATGAGTTGAGAGATATGTTTGATGCTCAACAACCTTAATTGGTTGCTTGAACCCAATCTTGATGTACTAAATGGTTTCCACCATATCCACCTTTGAGTTGTGAGACATCCCAAAGAATATCATCACCAACCTTGATGTCTTCGGTTAACTTATCACCGATGGCAAGCACAGTACTCCAAATGAACTTAGACTTAGAACGCTCTTGGTAAATGATACCAAACTCGTTGGTCTTCTCTCCACCAAAAGTAGTCTTGACCCAAATGTATTTGCCGATAGGTTTAAAATTTGCCATATATTTTCTCAAAATCTGAACGGTGCTTCCTTCATAGTTATAGCCTTCATACGAACACGTTCTTCTTCGCAGAGAGTAATAACTTGGCTTCCTGCAGAACATTGTGTTCCAGATTTTCCTGTTATCTGGCAGACACTATATGATCTATTTTCATATTCATTGATTATATCAGTAGCCTTGCCCCACAGATCAGTATCTTCGGTGAGAAAACTACAATAGAATCGAAGTCCACCAAACTTTTCTTTAATCTGATCAATAGTGATACCAATCATAAAGTTTTCTTCATTCGGTGGATACTTGGCATATGACTCAACAAGTAGTGGAGTCAGTTTAGAACATAGTTCATCCACAAGATCTACCCAACCATCAGGTAGATCAGACCACATTGCTTCTGACATATTTGCAAATATGAGTGGATGCTTATCTGCAAGTTTTTTAATATTATTACTCATCACTGCCTTTACCCCATCCTGTTCCATGTTTATAATTATTAATAATATCTTTTTTACATGCATTCCCTGAGCTGCCATCAGCTTCACGCTGTGCATCCTTGGCATAGAAAGTCATCTTCATCTCATAGTAATCCCGTTCCTTTGTGAGAAACTGAATTCGTTCTGATGCTTCACGCAACAGATCACGAACTACCTTGTGAGCAAAGTCGGAGTGTTCCTCCAACCGAGCCACAAGAGTTGATGCATCAGCAATAGGCGCATTGTCGTTTGTCATTGTCATAGCAATCTTTTCTCCAACAGTAGGGGGTTTAATTCTCATTGGTATTTTCCTTTCGAAACTTATTCATAAATTCACACTTACAATGCTGAAACTCAACGTCATCAGTGTGAATGAGAAGACCATCCCATTCATCACACCAATGCCATCCATTTTTGAGTTCCTCTGCTGTGAGCATGACGATAAAATCTTCATCGTCAAATGGCTGCATCAGAAAGTCAAATCGTGCTTGAGTCATTCCGTGTTTTATAAATTCTCCATCAGCCATTGGTCTTTTCTTTCTGTGCTAACTTTTGAAAAAGATCGTTGTGGTTAGTCATAATACTTTTGTGAATATTGGCTATAGATTTATTGCGTTCATCTAACGCTTTGAAGCAATCCCAGTCATTGTCATGGGCATAATCTTCTGCTTTCATTTGGCAACCTGTTGGTTGTGTTCGTGTATACATATCACAAAGATTTAACCTAGCCTCATCACGCTCTTCTCGCAACTTCTTGTTCATCAATCCAACAGGTTCGCAGGCGTTGCAGCAACCCTCAAAGCCCTCTTTGATTTCTGTGATTACATTGTTAAGTCTGACAACCTCTTGACGAAGTTTTGTAACCTCTACCCATAACAAATCTGAGAGAGGAAGAACTTTATCACCGTGATCATTGTCGCCTACAAAGTTAATAGCCATTAGAATCCTTATTAATTTGCTTCAAATGCACGAATAGCAATTGATAATACAACGGCAAAACCAATTGAAAGTATTGCAAGTCCAAGTACAAGAGCAGCCATAATAGCAACAAAACTTACAAAGTTAGTCATATTACTTACCTACTGTAATGGTAACCTTCTGACAAAGTTGCAGACTCATGAGAAACAATGTACTTGCAGCAAACGTGAGCATGGCTAGAATAGCCACGTCAAGCAGTACAGAGAACGTACCCGGTGGGGGCATTAGTGATAGAGTATAACGTCTAGGAGCAGTCTTGGTAGTTTTCTTTTTCATTTTAGTAGTCAATTTTATTCCTTCTGATTTTTTGAATTCTTCCATAACGGCGGCGAGCACATGCAACGATCTTCTTGTACTCTAGAGCAGTACATTCAAAACCAAGATCAAAACTATTCTTACCCATCATCATACCCGAACCCATAAATTGTTTTGGATAACGATTCTCAAGTCCTCGAGAAATTTGAAAATAATTTCCACGATTGTAGATGAATGAGTAGTAATACTTCTTGGCTTTAACTTTTTTAATTGTTTTAGTAATCATTTTTAGTTCCAATTCTTGTTGATAAGAGTATAGTGTCCGTCATTACGAATGAACTTAAGAATGTCATCAGCAAACTTCTTGTTACCATCAAAAAGAATGGTGAAGGAATCTTCAAGCCTAATGTAGTTGTATTCAAACTCAGGCTTCACCTTATACATCCACTCAATGAACATATATTCATTGCCGCTAAAGGTGGCATGGTTACTCCCAATCTTTGATGTCTTGATTGTCGTGTTCATACCAATATGATACCTTATGTAGGGTAAATGTCAAACAACTCGTTTACGTTTTAATGAAATAAGTGCAGCCATTCCTAAAATCAACCCCATACCCGGAGAAGGAACGGGAGTAGGAGCAACACCACTCGATTCTGTCATCTGTAATGAACCCATTGCGATACTCTCGATTCGATCATACATGATAGGAATAGCAAACTGCTGATCAACCATTTGAATGGTCTTGACCAACACTCCACCATTGTAGATTTTATAGATCCATAGACCATCAGCCGTTCCCATGAACAAATTTGATGAAAAACTTGTAACGGCAACAGTAGGAGGCTCAATGGCTTCAGCCCAAGGTTCCATCATGGTATACGCAGAATCAAATGTAAGTCTGTTTGTATATGAAACTTCCACATACATAGATCCCTCATATACAGAATCATGAAACATCTGACCAGCAGAGTAGAGTCTAGAAATCATAGAGTTAGTATACATCAAGATCACCAACAGTAAAGTATTACTCTGTAGGTTCTTCATCAAACAAAGAAGTGCCATAAATTCTAGAAGCACTTTTTTTCAAATATTCTACGGCTCTCAACAGAGACTCAACGGTATCTCCCAGTCTTCCCAAACCTAGATTGCACTTTGCACATATCCAACCACGAAACTTTCCAGTCTCATGGTCATGGTCTAATACCAATGGAGAGTCTGAAACTTTGCCACAACATTCACAGGCTTGTGGTCTTGGGGGAGCAGTCTTATGAAGATTTTTAGTAATTTTATTAATTCTGTGACTACAGATTTTGCATTTTAAAGAATGCCCATCACGATCTTTATAAAAATCTTGCAATGGTTTTCTGGTGTTGCAATTGCTACATACTCTGTATATTACATTTGTGTTTTGTGTATCATCATCATCAAATGGCAAAGCAACAGTCGTGCTTTGTTTATTTAAAGAGTAATATGGATTTGGCATTGATGTAGTATAACACACTCAAGATGTGTGTCAATTAAATCAATAAATATTGTACCATGAAGAAATTTAAAGAATTTTTAGCAGAATCAAATGATCTCTATGAAGAGAAGGATGCCTGTTACCGACAAGCCATGAACTCATATGGTAAGTGGTCAGCCAGAGCAGCCCAAGCAACCGCCAAATGCCGCAAAGGCAAGGGTGATGTCAAGAAGTCGAAAGAGGGAGCCAATCTGAAACGCTGGGAGGCAGAGGAGTGGAAAGATACCAAGACTGGCAAGGATTGTGGTGCAGGGGGAAAGAATGAGTATTGCAGACCAAGCAAGAGAGTCAGCAAGAAGACCCCAAAGACAGCCTCAGAGATGTCATCAAAGGAACTCAAGAGTAAGAAGGCAGAGAAGTCAAGAGTAGGAATGCATGGAGCATCAGGAAACAAAGTATCCCCTACAAAGAGAAATACTTAACGCTCCCAATAGACAGTCTCACCACGTTTATAAAATTTTAAATTATTTGAATGTTTATCATTCACAAAATGCTTATCCTTCACCGTAAAGTAATTATTGGGAACGAGAGCAAAGTATCCACAGTCAAGAGCAATAAGACTTAGAGGCTTATGTTCAGCAGGGTAACGAGAATACCCATCTTCCCAATCAAGTATAATTCCGGTGTGCCTACCCTCTTTTTCTGCACGAAAGACATTCACGGAAAGCCCTTCTAAGTAGGTTGCCATAAAAGTTTCAATATTATTTCCCATTCCACCCCAAGGTTGAATGTTAATATTACTATTATCATCAAATACATCAGTAGTCGATAAGGCAGACAACGGAAGACCTGACCAATGAGCACCTGATTGAAGAATCACATGGCAGCAGATCAACTGACCGGGACGAGAATACACAGCGTGCCACATGGCAGGTGTATACCCATCAGGCATATTCTGCCCAAGAAATGAATTTTTAACATTTACATATAGGTGATAAGGTAAATTTGCATTTCTCATGGGATTAATTATAGAACATAATACCAATAAGTCAACTATTCAATAAATATTATACCATGAAGAAATTTAAAGAATTTTTGTTAGAAGACCAGAATATTACTTCTGCGGCAACTTCAAGACCTCAAGTAGCCCAAGCCTTTAAAACTGTAGAGAAACTTCATGGTTGGCAAAAAGATACGACTCATATTGACATTGGTGGTGGTAAACATGATATGGGAACAGACTTCTTGGGAGATCGTCAAGTACGTGCTTATGTTTATGATCCATACAATCGACCAGCCGACCACAATGAAAGAGTATTACAAACAGCCGGATCAGGGCAGGCAGATACCGCATCACTCTTCAATGTACTGAATGTCATACAGGATGAGACAGATCATCATACAGTACTTCAACAAGCCCACGATGCCCTGAAACCGGGTGGAAGAGTCTATGTTGATGTTTACGAAGGAGATAGATCGGGAGCAGGAAAGCAGACTGGAAAAGACTCATGGCAACGAAATCAAAGATTAAGAGATTATTTAAAGACAGTACAAGTAACATTTCCTGATGCAAAATTGGAAAAGGGAATTATACACGGAACAAAACAATGAAGAAATTTAAAGAATTTTTAGAAGAAAACTATGATGTTTATCTTGATATGCCCAAAAAGAAAAAGAAAAGAACCAAGAAGAAAGCAAAGAGATATACATCACCATATTATGGGTTTAATTTCTATGGACATGAACATAATACAGAGGGAGAGAGTGGTGGTGAAGGTGGTGGAGATGGTGGTGGAGGAGAGTAATACCATGAAGAAATTTAAAGAATTTTTAGCAGAAGCAGAAAATTGGAAAGATCAGAAAATGCATTCTGATGTAACCAATAAGGATTACAAAGTTGCTGATGTATACGCATGGGCTAAAAAACATACTAAACAAGTAACTGTAGACATCAAAGATACAGACGCATTAAAATGGTGGAACAAGCAATACGATATGGATAATAAGAATCACAAGAAAAGAATGATGGATGCAGATACCAGTTATCCAATATTGGGAATCAAACTCAAGGATGGAACCATATCAGTAGCAGACGGATTGAATAGAGTAAAGAAAGCACACGATATAGAACATAAGAAGAGTATCAAGGCATATGTAATTACTCAAAAAGATTTAGAAAATATTGATGGAGAAGAGAAGAAAAAAGATTAAAATAATGGAGTGGGGTATTATGGGGCATTGTGGGGAATGAAAATTACTAAGTGGGTGAAGAAATTTAAAGAAAATTTGAGGGATGTACAGTTAGTGAGTGTCACCCAAACCCCCTCTAATCGTCTCTGAACCCCCCTTAGAGCCCTTTGAGCACCTTCAAGGCATCAAATCGCGTCCAAGACCCCCCAAGGGCTTAGAATCGATTCTACGAGTCAAGTAAATACTACAAATTTTATTAAATATTTGCAATTTCTTAGAGAATTTGACAAACGCCATCCAGGAAGTACCTGGAAGTACGCAAATATTCTTAAAAAACTGCAATAGCCTTACAAAACGCTATATCCCGTCCAGGACCCAGAGAGGAGAGTAGCCGAACCCTCTCCAGGTCCCGTCCGAGTCTAGATCCCGTCCGGCCTACGCATACGGTAGACATCCAGGAAGCCCTGATAGTAGATTTTTTCTTCTGGGCCCTCAGAAATATTCAGAATTTTTTGAGAATCTTGTCCAGCTGAATACTGTCCGAGTATTCTGGAAGGGTGAATAATACCTGCGAGTATCATGAATAGTATAGCACAGCCTATAACCAATGCAAGGCTCAGAATACTGAGAAGAAATGACATACCGATAACATGTAACGTCCCATAACCCCGAGTCCTATAAGGACGAGAATATTTCACGTAGGACTCGGGGATTATAGGGCGCATGAACAGACTTATACTATACACCATATATGGGGGTAGTCAAGCAACTGTACCACAATTCAGATTAGCTCGAATTTATTACAGAATCTTTGAGGCCATCCGCGGTTATCGTCCGTACCGTCCATCCCGTCCGATAACAACTATCAGATCCTGAAAAGAAGGATCTGATAGTAGCTGCAATGACATAACCCCGTACCTGGCTCTCTCCTTCCAGGTACGGGGTCTGTGCTTTGTATTACTAAGCCTTATGCATTAGCCGTCTTCTTTCCGTAGAGAGCATCAGCCCCCTTACGAATAGGCTGTCCGGACACAATGTCCACATACCGTGAGAGGAACACTCGACTGCAAGAACGCTTACCCATTGTACGAATGAAGGTGTTCTTGATCTTGGTGAAGGTTCCGCTATCGGCAATCGCGTCCTCGTCCTTGACGATCTGCGGAGTCTTGATGATGAAGAACTCATCGTATCCTTGTGAGCATTCGGAGTGAGCAAGAATGCAACCTTCAGACTTGTACATCTCACTTGCAGCCAAGTATCGTTCGTGATCTTGGTACGAGTTGTTCTCGTTGTATGCAATGCAGAACTTATTGTAAATCCCGGTAGGCAATGCCTTGTTACCACCAACAAACATTCCAACGATTCTCGCACCAAACTTTGTCCGCATCGAATCAAGCATCGTACTGATGACTGCGTTCGACAGATTGTCACGATTCGTAATCGTAGTTCGAGTCACGGTATCGGCAACATGGTTCACCACAGTCAGACTTCCTGCATCACCATAGGTGGTGTAATCTGTGGCATCGTTCACAAGGTTGAAACCATTTGGCTCACCGTCCGTGACAACCATGAGCGTAGGAATCTGCACATTGTTTGCCACAATCCACTCTTTCATAAACTGTGAAGCAACAGCCACAGTTTCCACCGTTGGGGTTCCGCTCAGACGAAGCGTTGCAGGAGTCATACGGGTGTTGGTTACGAAAGTCTCGTAGACAAGGGCAAGAAGTTGTTCACGCTTTGCCGCATCGTCACGGGATGAAGCAAGCGTAATCAGTCGAGCATCACCGTAGCGAATACTGTTACGGCAAGTATGCGCTTCATTCGCAAGTGAATCCTGACCCTTGACGAAACCGGGTTGGTTCGGAATGTAATGCTCACCAACATCGGTGAAGCCAAACACCTCAAACGGAATCTTTGCCTTCTCACAGAACCAAACCAACTGAAGAACCTGAAGGATTGCGTGATTGAGCGTAGGCTGCATCGAACCGGAGAAGTCGATCATAAAGATGACCCCGTGATTCTTGCCATCCTTCTTAACGATCTTCGACAGGAAGATATCGTCATGGGTGCGGTATTGATGAAGACGATCAAGGTTCAACTGACCCGTCTGCTTTGGGCGTTCACGGCGAATCTCGTCCGCTGCCTTCTTGCGCTCGAACTGAGCAACCAACTGACGAACGAATGCATCAGACTCACGGACGAAGGTACGGTATGCCGTGAGGTCAGGGGTGTTGTTGAGAGTCTCTTCTGCCCAAGGATGAATGGTGAACGATTCCAACACCTGCTCGGTGCTGATGATCTGTCGGTTCAAGTCCTTCACTCCACCGATGACCACAGTCGTGGAAGCCAACGGCGAACCCTTGCGACTTGCCAATCCACTCAACATATTCTCAAACGAAGGATCTTGAGAACCATCGATAGAGTTTCCTAATGCCAAACCCTTGTTGTTGTCCTCGACTTCATGCTTCTTGCCATCAGCATCCGGATCACCGTACAGGTACTTTGCCAATTCGATGCACTGCTCGAAAGTGACAACGCTGTCCACCATATCCGCGATCTCCTGCTCTTGGGCAGAGAGTTGAACATCAATGAATCCCGGAACACCCCACTTGAAGTGAATGTTGAGGCGAGAGTTGAGAGTCATGGCACTCAAGTCCAAGGTGTTGAACTGAAAGAGGTCAAGGTCGTTGATCTCCTTGTACCCCAAGAAGAAGTCACGGCGAGTACCGGGGAACTTCTGCTTCATCAACTTCTCAATACGAACATCCTCGATCATGTTGGCGATACGCTGCAACTTGTCGATCTTGTACCCCTCGGCTTCGGCAGCATCAAGGAGAGTACGGGACAACTCGTAAGGAGTCCACAGGGCGTGACTGATCTCATGGGCGATCAACATGGTCTGCACCGTTTCGGAAACCTTCCAAATGGGCATGACGAGGTGCCGGGACTTGACATCGAACGATGCAGTCTCAGCCTTGTTGCTAAAGGAGAACGAGAGGTTTTCGGACGCGAGTGCCTTGGCGAAGATGGAGAGAGATGTGTTCATGTGCATATTGTAACCGATACTGTCGTGACTGCAAACCATACCCACCAAATTATTTCATATTATTATTATCAGCCAGTCCCATCCTGTCCTTCACAACTATCAGGATTCAGAGGGGCCGAATCCTGATAGTAGACAGCAACCTCACCCACAACGAGTGGGAGAGGTCGTGTCTATGTCACATTAAACACTACAAACAGCGTCAGACTGAGACTGGGTGAACCACAATACTTGGAACCATCACGGGAACTGAAACAGGCTGAATCAAAGCACTCATGTCGTAGCACTTCTTGCTGTGAGCAAGAGTACGAACATCACATTTGCATTCATTCAACACCCAGGTTGGTGCGCCTTTCATGTTGATGGAAGAAGCGATTGTCCTGAGTTCGTCCTTGGTGAAGAAGAAATTATTCTTCTTGTGATCCTCGGCGTACTGCTTTGCGGCTGCGATGAAACGATTGCGCTTGTTAAGATATGGCATGGTAGTGTCCTCTTTCGGTTAGGCGTTAACGGCGTAGTTAGTGTCCGGAGCAACAGGCTGCTGTCCTGCATACTGAATTGGCTTGTCCATGCCTTCAGGCACGGGCAGAATTGTTGGGTCGATCTTCGTGTACAAATTGTAGAACGCCTCCTTGGTTGACGCATCGAATCGCGTCAGAGTCAACTTGATTGCCTTCTCCTTGTTGCCGAAGATGGCGAATGCCTTGCAGATCTCTTCGAGTCGGCGAGTCGTGATAATGTCATCGAGTCCACCTTCCTTGAAGCCAAGACGAATTGTATCCGCCCACTTCGTGAGGTACTGAGCAAACTCCTTGTCCACCTTGCCGAATGCACCCATCTTGCGAATGATGATACGGGCTTCGATGGTCTTGTCCGCGTAGTCCTGCTCGAACCAATACGAGAACCGATCAAGGTACGCTTCGTTCATAACACGAGTACCGACAAACCGATCAGACTCGCCCTTGCCCTTGGTGTTGGCAGTAGCAACAATGTTGAACCCGGCAGCAGGACGCACATACTGACTGATCTTCTTCACATAGATGCCCTTGCCTTCAAGCACAGGCTGCAAGCACATCATGCGCTCCGAACCAAGGTCGATCTCATCCAAGAGCAGAATCGCTCCACGCTGCATGGCTTGAATCACGCCACCGAACACGAACTTGGTTTCACCGTTGATAAGACGAAATCCACCGATGAGGTCATCTTCATCAGTCTCGGCGGTGATGTTGACGCGAATGATCTCGCGTCCGGCAGACGCACAGATCTGCTCGACCATAGTGGTCTTGCCGTTGCCCGACATACCCGTGATGTACACGGGAGCAAAGTGCTTGGAGGCGAGGATGGTTGCGATGTCCTCGAAGTGACCCCACGGAACGAAGGTGTCGTTCTTGGCAGGGACGAGGGAGACATCAGACGATAAGAAATTGTAGTTGTCGCTGTTCATATGTACATTGTAACCGCAAATGTTGTGACTGCAAGATTGGGTTGAGCAAATATTTGACATTATTATTATCGGTCACGTCCTGTCCCATCCACAACTATCAGGAGTTCCAATAAAGGAACTCCTGATAGTAGATTATTAATAAAAAAGTTCCTGCCCGTGTAGGAGCGTCATATCCCATGTTATCTTAATCTTAAAGAAGATTAAGATGGTATGACCCAGACGACTCTCACGGGCAGGAACTTATGAAATGGGTTTTGGAAAATGTTCGTTTATATATGGAATCAAATCGTTTTTCAGAAAACGAATTGCCTTGTACGGATACACCTCATACTCATGACCGTAAACGGATTCAGCAACAGCCTCAATGATGTCATCTTCATCAACAGAAGGCATCCCATCATCAGTAAGACCAACGACTAAACGAAGATCAATTTCTTCAATGTCAAAAGCATCTTCCATCTTGAAATGGATCACATCATGGTCTACTTGCCAAGACATCATTAGTAATGGTTCAAAGTGAAATTGGGGAATATGAGTTTTAATAGTTTTCATAATAGAAGGGATGGGAATTGCACCCATATACTCACACTTATAAGGTGTGCGCTATATCTAATTTCAGCCACCCTTCTGTAATGAAGCCTTCATACGGATGCCTCTTTGTCCGTGCAACCGTAGGTTACCGCTATACGGTTTTATGAACACCGTCAAACATAAAATATGGTATTGAATACATTATGTCTCTCCTTTCAATCAAGTCAAGCATTCCCGGTTGGATTCGAACCAACGACCTACAGATTAGAAATCTGTTACTCTATCCAACTGAGTTACGGGAATAGATGTAGCACGAGTGGGAGTCGAACCCACACTTGAACGATTTTAAGTCGTTTGTCTCTGCCTTTGGACTACCGTGCCGTAAATCAATCCTCTTCAAACAACATGGGCGTTTCAGTTACTCCAAATTGTTTATCAATTTTTTTATAAAATGCTCTGTTCATACCACGAGTTCGTTCAGCAAAGACTTGATTCGCTTTGATGTTCTCGAAGTCATTATACAACGCCTGAAGGGCTGCATCCTTTGTCTCGAAGTACTCATCGATCAGTTCCTTGGGTGGATTGCAGTTGCCTTCTAACCAATGCTCCATGATGCAATCCATCACGATGGTTACTTTGTCATACGCCTTCACGACTTCCATACAATGATCTCGATCTGTCATGATGTTTCCTTATTCGTCTTCTTCTTTGTTGATCTTAAAGCAATCCATTGTCATAAACCCAGCAGTAATCATCGACTCTTCAATCTCCTCATCTGTGGCTGTAGTTTCAACCATTTCCTCTGGCGTGAAGATGGCAACTGCATGACCGTGTTCATGTAGAAACTTAATCATATAGTGAACAGCATCTTTAACGTCATTGTCTTTGATGGCTTTCAATGTCTTCTGCAAGGTTTTAATTTCTGCCGTTTTCATCATATCTCCTTAGTGGGAACGGTGGGGCTCGAACCCACGACCAAATGATTAAAAGTCATTTGCGCTACCAACTGCGCTACGTTCCCAAACTTGGAGACCCTGTTGTAGCCGGGTCTCCACCCGCATACCTTTTTTCATACGGCAAGCCAGGAAATTGGCTGCTACGGTTGCCCCACGGCAGTCGTAATTTCGAAGCATCTACTGCGCTCTAATTTAACTGACTTATGTGAGGCTGTGTATTGAAATCATTCATCCTCATCATACTGAAGAGGAAACAGTTCGCGTTCTTTGTCACCTGCGTAGTCATCATACGAATCCACCATGCGATCCGCAAGAAGCATCATAAAGGCTGCGTAGCCAACATGAATGCCGGGATCCCGTCCTTCATCACGAGCCTTGATGATGTGCTTCTCGACAACATCAAGTCCACCACAGATGATAAGGCGAATGCTTGCATCCTTGTAGAACTGATGATTCTGTCCGCAGATCATCATCAGAGTCTCAATGATCTGTGATGGTGTTGGAACAACCATCTTCATGGCGGGGTGGTTGTCACTCTCGAAGAATCCTTCAAACTTGTTTGTACTCATTGTGCGTTCCGTTCCTTGATGGTGTTGTGAATGGCGATGATGAACTCGTACTCTTCGTCTGTGACCATATCCGGGTCAGACATTGTTGTGAGAATGTGGTATGCAACTCCAAGCCTAGCAACATATTTGTCGCTCTCCATCCAATCCGGAGTCTCATCGACAAACTTGCGAATGGTTTCAATCAGGTCGGAGATGTTGGTGGTGGATGGGATCATGTTGGTATTGTAACAGGTTCGGGGTCGAGGAAGGTGACATTAACGCCAAACTCAGAAGAAAGATCAATATATTTGCAAAACTGAGCAATTTCTTTTCCCGTCCAACGCTTGTCATCAAACTTTAGAAATCCCATCGGGATGTTAACCATAGGGCAGTTCTCAATAAAGATTCCTACATCCTTGTCACCAAAGTCTACTCTGACAAGAGTACGCATCACAAGAGCGAGCATTCTCTCTGCTCGTCTTTCAAAGGTCTTCTCAAAGGGGCTTGCCCTGGCTTTCTTCATATGGATGGTCATCTTGTAACTCATTCTGAATCCTCGTCTTCGAGTGGCTCGTAGGAGTCTTCATCATCGGCATCGTACTCGTCACCGATCATACGCTTGGCTTCGTCCTGTGTGTAGCCTTCCTCCATCAGTTCGGCAATCATTTCAGCCTCGGTGGGTTCATCGGTATCCATGAAGTCTTCAACGGTGTTATAAGGTTCGGGTGTGGTCATGACGGTATTGTATACGATCCTGTCGTGACTGCAAACAGGTATATCAAATTATTTTATATTCTTGTTATCGGTACCGTCCATGCCGTCCACAACTATCAGGAAGTCGAGGGGGCGACTTCCTGATAGTAGATAATAAAATAACCACCCTTAAAGAAGGGTGGCTATTAGTATAAGCCCAGGACTCTATTGAGACTCTCATACTGCCGCTTCTCGTTGCACCGATGGCGGTTATAGGGCTGATCAAGCCCCCTGGCATAATGCTAGTTGTTCGTTCTCCAAGCGCCAAGGATGAGACAATGAAACGAACTGTGATTCGTGAAAGCAAATCCAATCTTGCTTATCAATATCAAACGCGAAGATGTATTTCGGATCCACCTTACGAACATTCTTTGGATGAGATGTCATCGGCATCAATCGCAGGTTACGAGTGATCTGGGCTTCGCGTATTGTCCTGTCCTTCTTTGTGAAGGAAACATTTACGACATATCCTCCTGAGAGGAGAGTACGAAGTTCAGAGATGTCGGTGGTTGTCATTGTCATATGAGTATTATACCTGGGTTTGTTGTGACTGCACAGAAGAAAGAAAGATTTATTTGAGGGCGGTAGGGGATGGGAACGAATCCCATCCCCCTGAGCACCACCTCATTATTTCAGGGAAGGATGTTCGGCAATCACTTGCTGTGCGCTGTTCTCAAGACGCTTGATCATTTCCTTGACGGTACCAAACTCGATACCGTCAACACCGTACAGGGAATCTTGTCCGGCAAGAATCACGTTGCCCATGATTGGCTGTCCGGCAAGAATACTGCCGCGAACATTGAGTACAGGCTTGCGCTTGAGCGACTCGATGCTTCCCTCTTCGTCAACCCACAGAATCATGTTCTTCTTGGGAGTTTCGAGGCGTTGCACATAGTCGCAGTCCATCCACTTGTACATATCGATCAGAGCGTAGTCACCCTTACGGATGTTGACCATGCTGCATGGCTTGGTGAGGTCTGCGGGAATGAGGAGGACGGAGATGATGGAGGTGGCGTTCTTCATGTCGGTATTGTAATACAAATTGTCGTGACTGCAGCACAGGGTGTACAAATTATTTCATATTATTATTATCGGTCAAGTCCATCCCGTCCTGGACAACTATCAGGATTTAGATGGGCCAAATCCTGATAGTAGATAATAAAAAATATCACCGTTTCCGGTGATATTGTTAGATTGAACGGAGTTCCTGTTTCCCGTCCCTCCGAGCCTTCCGGGGATCCCGCGTTTTCTTGCCCCAGGTTTTGGAGCGCAGGCGAATCCCTTCGCGAAAGGCATCGTGGACGAATTTGCCGGGGCGGTGGTTCATTGTGCCTTCCCCCTGACCACGATCCAAATCAGTGCCTGCATAACGGCGGGAGCCATGTTGTGCTCCCGGGCTACCGTTCGCACGGCATCGGAAATTGCACGGTACTGTCCGGTTGTCAGCGAATCCTTACCGAGCCCCGCAGCCCGACACATCCAAATGTCGATCACGACCGCATTCAGATCCCCGGCAATAGCCCGGGCAAAGGCGTTTGTCTTCAGACCATCCAAGCCATCGAATCCTTTGGCTACGCATCGGTCTGCGGCGGCAATATGGGAGCGCAGACCCTTTGGCATGATGCCATGAGCGTATTGGAACGCCTTACGCTTATTCTGATCCCATCGGATCCGAGGCGAGAATGCCGCGACTACAGCGCAGGCAGTTTCGAATGACCAATCGTGACGCGGGAGGTCTCGAGCAAACTGACCCGCCTCGGCGTACCATGTCTCGGCAGCAGCACGGACATCGGGCGTAGCACACTCGGCAAGAGAGCGGAAGTTCATAGTAGCACGGCAGTTGAGGATAGCATTCTCTGCGGCGTAGTAGGCTCGGTTTCGGACGTTGGTGGTGGTGGTGGTGTTCATGTCGGTATTGTAAGCGATATTGTCGTGACTGCAGCAAGTGAGCATAAAATTATTTGAAATACTTATCCACAAGTTATCCACAGGCCGTCCCGTCCCATCCACAACTATCAGATTTGGGGGGGCCAAATCTGATAGTAGATATAACAACCTAGCCCACCCCGAAGGGTGGGCAGGGACGAATCCTCTTCAGTTGTTGCGAGCACCACCTCGTTAGATCGGTTGCACTTGGTTAGCACGGAGTGCCATGCCCACCACAAGTGCGTTCAGATAATCGTTCATTTCACGCTTGCTCACATAGTCGGTCGAGATTGAAATGAATCCTACACTACATGACGGAGGGTACATAACCTCTTGCTGCAACTGAAACCCGCCGAAGGCGTGTTGCAGAACTAATCGGTTACCGGGCTTGGTCTGCAATACGGCGTTGATGTTGTCCACTTGAGCATACAGCAGAGACTTGGGAACGTGTTTCATGTTGGTAGTCTACCTTTACTTGGTGAGGTTGTCAAGTTTGGTCTGAAGAAATCCCAACGCTTTATAGTAGAAGTCCGCTTCGATTTGAAAGTCTGAACCGTATTCATCACGGTAGGTGTAACCGTTCATTTCCAATCTTGTCTCTACCTTCCTGCGAAAGATCATATCCTGGAGGATGGCGATTTCTTTGGGGTTCAGTTCAATTGTCCGGGTTGTCTTTCGGATCCGGGTAATTTCGAGGGTGCTGTTCATGTCGATACCTTGCGAACTTTCATTGGGGTGAGCAGTCGAATGCAGTCGCGCAGCCGTGCTTCCCGGGCTGTGCCTTCGTTGCAGCGAATTGGTTTGCGGGGGGTTTCATCCGGTTTGGTGGTGTTCTCTGCCATGTGCGTATTGTACCTTAGTTTGTCGTGACTGCAAACGGGGGGGACTAGAAATTATTCATTTCTTTCTAGTCCCTCCCTTCCAGGGTTCAGACTGCCTTCAGTTCGTACTTCAGGTATTCGTCAAAGTCGGGGGACGATACGAACTCCTTACGGAGCGGTTGACCGTTCGGACGGCGAAGTAGTTGATTCTTCTCCGAATCGCGAGTGTCGATGTGGTTAGCCGCAGCCAACATCGTGTACGCCATCTTGCGGAGTTCGTCCGCAGTATATGAGCAACGCACTTGGTGATCGGTATCGAGCGAACGGGTGGACACATCAGCCATGTTCGATCCGTTCGTGTGAGCGATACGCAAGCCACCGACATTCAGGTCTGCAACCCAACCCCAAGTATTGCCACACTCAACACGAGTGTAGTTGGAACGGTTGCGGATCGTGAATTCATCCACGACCTCAGTCTTGAGGGGGGAACGCAGGCACTCGGCGAAACGGAAGTTAGAGGCGAAGAGGTCAAAGACGCTGTTGAAAGTGGTGCAGAGCATGGGCGTATTGTAAGCGATATTGTCGTGACTGCAGGGTAGGGTGTACAATTTATTTCATATTCTTGTTATCGGCGGCATCCATACCGTCCACCACAACTATCAGCACAGCCCCAGAGGGCTGTGCTGATAGTAGATCAATGAGATCCACGCCCCCGAAGGGGCGTGGATCTTGTCTCGAGCACCACCTCGTTAGATTAGTTCCATCTGCTTCTGGTGAAGCAAGTTGTTGCGGATCAGCAATCGTTCCTCGTCCGTACCGGAGTGAAAGAGTTCTGCAAACTGCAACTCTTGTCCCGGGGCAATCGTGTACCCGTGAGCAAGGGTAGCCCACAATCCTTGAGCGTCATAAACCATTTGGTAGCCACCATCGATAATCATCTTGAGCATTGTTGTGACCTTTCAGTTAAGTTTGAGTGACCGGGAAACCTACCCCGCCTCTGCGTGCCCATTGTCATTCGAAGTGGGGTTGTCCACTTAGGGGCGGTGCTTCGGGCGGGGTAGGTATGAGTGCATTATACGCGATCTTGTTGTGACTGCAGCCGCGGAGGGGGAGAGAATATTTAAATTCTCCCCCCCGTTCGGGTTAGTGGTTGTTCTCGATACTGACGGCATCGATGCCGCAGCCATCGACTCGCATCACACGGAAGCACCGGAGCGCACCTGCCGCATGGTCGAAGTACACGATGGTTTCAAGACCGTTTGAATTGAACTCCGAATTCTTGATACCCTGAACATCGTAACGCGAACCGAACTTGGCAACAAGCGTAGGGTTGCGAGTGCAGAGTCGAATCGTGCAGGTGCCGTCATCCTTGCGGAACGCAACACGAATCCAACCGGAGTCGAGAACGCTGTACAAGAACGCGGAGCGTGCAGGGAGGTTAGCAGGCAGGTCGAGCAGAATTGCGGAGAGCGGCAAAGTCGAGGCTTGGAGGTGGAAGTGGATCGGACGGGTGGAGGTGGTGTTCTGTAGCACGAGTGTATTGTACGATAGTTTGTTGTGACTGCAGATGGGGAGCACAAATAAATTTAGATAAATTGGTGACGGCCTGCGGCCTGCAGTCACAACAAAGTATCGTACAATACCGCCATGCACCCAAAGAACTACATACCCTCGGAATGGAAAGTCAATCAGGACAATATCGCTGCGCTGCACGCTCGCATCAACAAATTGGAAGCCGAAGTTGCCGCGTTTAAGTTTGCCGCGATGACTCCGCAGGAACTCGATCAACTCGCTGCGAACTTGGCAGACAACGATGCGTTCTGCGAAACCCTGCGCTGCAACAAATAAATTTCACCCCCTGCGCTGCAGTCACGACAAGATCGAGTACAATACCGACATGGCAAACACCACCACCACCGTCAATCACTCAGACCTACCCTGCACCTGCACGAGCATGGATCAATACGTAGACGGGCTATGCCCCGGATGCACCGAAGCCGCAGACCGCGATGCGGACTTGAAGGAACACTTGGACGCACAGGCGGATCGTGAGTCATGCGAGGGTGCCTGTGATGCAGGTCCCGCCTGCCACGATGAGGATGAACCCCGCGAAGGGGATGATGACCGCTACTACAGCGGTACAGGCGAACGGATGGACGACGAGTCATACGAACGCTACCTGAACCGCGGATAACCCTCGAGGGAGGGAAGGGAACCAACAGCCCCCCGAAAGGGGGGCTGTTGCCTGTGTTTGCCAGGTGGGGCCAGGTTTGCCAGGTTACGCGAATATAAATTTATTCGTGCTGCTATGCTGCAGTCACGACAAATTCGTGTATAATTCTCGTATGAGCTGCACCAACGCCAATAACGATCAAACTCCTCGCACCTGCACACTGGGTTCCGCTGCATGCGCCTGCCCTGCCTGTTGGGATAGGGAGGTTGAAGCTATGGAACGCGAGAAGATGCGGTATGACATGCACGATGTGTGGGGGGACGATAGCGACATCGATCCCCCATTCGACTACTCGGCACCCGAGGATGACTCGGACCGCAACGGCGGGGGCGATTACCGCAAGGGATACGAACCACCCGAGGTGCAATGAGTGACCCAACACAGCCCCGCAAGGGGCTGTGTTGTTTATTAAATAAATTTAAATTATTATTTGTGAGAATTTCAGAGTGTCCAAACAGTGAATTTGGACACACTAGAAATACCGGACATGGGTTCGGCTAGATCGCCCTCAAATTTTCTCAAATATCTTCAAAACACTCGATATGCCATAAAATTTTTGCAGGGGGTATGTACCCCATACCTCAAAATACACGATATGCCATAAAAAATTCTGGGCCCCAAAGAGACCCAGAAAGTTTATTCAAAAATTTTAAAGTATTTTTATCCCATTCGTCCGGGTGCTCTCCACTCGGCTGGAATATCCTGTGGGTTCATCAAAGTATTGATATCCTGCATTCTTGCACGATACCTTTCACGGTTAGCTGCATTCACTGCACGAATACCACTCTTACCACCACCAGCCGGTAAGAGATGCTCAAAATCTTCTCCTACATGGTAGGTACCAGAGTTTGGTCCGAAGAATGATTGAACTGATGGATAATTTGCATTTTGTGGACGGCTCTGCCATCTGTGATAGGCTTCATGATCCGGGTGTGAAATACTACCTCGACCATTTGCTCCATCTGACATATTGTGAAGTGCAACATTTTCTGAATCAAATCCATGTCCTATGTGTACTGGATCCATTACTACGTCTGGTTTATTATCTGGATGTTGTGCAGCAGACTGTGAAGATCTATGTATCATAGATGCTAAATGTCCCAAAATAGAATTATGTCCACTTGATAATACCCTTCCGGCTTGAGACTTCTCATAAGCAGCATTCTCTTTGCTGGCTTGTTTATATTCTTTTTTGGTTGTCGGCATACCTGTGTCTGGAACCTCAGAACTGTCATAGTATAGTGCATTTTCACTATTTTTCTTATGGTGAGCAATTGCCATAGGAATGGTATTTTTATTCAGTGCAAATACTGTACTCAATTTTTTAATAGTTCTACCAATATGAGTGGATCTGGCCATTTCTTTATTTTTGGTGTCTATGGCAATTTGTGGGTCTACGACATTATCAACCGGAGCTCCACCAGCAAGTCTCCGTCCAAGACCTGTGAGCATATTTCCGGCTCCTCGTCTTAAATCTCCCATCATACCTTCTTCAAGGTTTTGACGGTTTTGTTGAAAATACATGTTGTCAGGACCAAAAAATTTGTCGGATGGGAAGAAGGAATCGTGCATAGATTATTTATAAATAATTGTAAGGAGATACTATGCTACTAAAAATTAAAAAGTTTGTTAAGAATGTGCCACTTATCGGTTGGGTTGTTGTTGGAGTAGTTCTTGCTGCTCTCATCATCTTCAAGGTCTCGGAAGCCAAGGGTCATCCTGGGTATCCTCAAGAGACACCTGTAGTTGCTCCTGCCAAGTAACTGAAAGGGCTTCCAATAGCCCTACGATTGGTTATAAGGGGTTCTGATTCATTATCTGAGTCAGAACCCCTTATGTATTGTGAAAGGCTGTGAGAGCCTCGAAAAGGTTACGGTTTCTTTCTTAACAATCCTTGCATAATATCATCTGAAATCTCTGCATGATCTTCACTAATTTCATCTGACATATCAACATCCATAATATCGTCAGAATGAACACCATATTTTGTTGGATCTAAAATTGCTTGTTCTTCTTTGTGATCTCTTACGTGATCACTATCTTGCATGTAATCATGCAAGACACCACTTGCATGAGCATAATCTCTGAATCCACCTTCTCCAGCCCTTTTGTGAAGGTCTTCGGCAACCTGTAGAGTAAGCTTTCGTCCGTGTCCTGTGTTTTGTCCATATCTATCACCAAAGGCAGTAGCCATGTGAGCAATAACAGTATTATGGAAGTCTGGCATACCCGATACGGTTGCTTCGTCTCTTGCCTGGTCTTCTGCGGCTCTTCGGCGATCTGTTGCATTTGCTCGGTTTCGTAGGCCACGTGCACGATCAGCTCTTGCTTCCTGTTCTGGAGTAGCATTAGTGAATGGTATTCTAACTCCTTTATTAAATACATCCATTCTTGCTGGAGTCATTCCACCTGGATATGCCTCTAGAAGGTTCTGAAGGTGATTAACTTTGGCTTGAAGTTGTTCCGATAAATTTTTGTAATGTTGTGTTAGGTAATTCATAGTTGCATTGTCCTGTAAATTTGGAAGATTGTGAAAGTCGTTTGGGAAAAATGAGTATGCCATGAAATTATTTATAAAAACAAACAAACCCGAAAAAAGGCATAAATAAATGTATGAGAAATAATAAACCTCTTAGTTTAGAAGATACTATTCGTGCTGTCCATAATCAGCACAAAAATCGTCCAAGTCCACTCTTAATGATTCGAGAAGACAGTAATATTCATATGAGTCCTACTCAGATTCCAGATAACATGAGACAGGCTCCAAATATTCGAGATCAACTCTTGAATAATTTTATACCAACAAATTCTAGATTTAGTTAATATACTCTAAGAGTCTTTATAGTACTAGTACTTTAAAGGTACTTAAGATATTCTTTTATATATTCTTTTATAGTTTACTTTATAGTTCTCTAGAGAACTTAGTCCCTCTAACAACTTAAAGTTTCTGTAAGTATATCAACTGAACTTTAATAGTCAAATAAATAATAATATGATTCTTGAAAAAAGCAAATTGCTTAAAACTTTCTATACTCTGACCATGGAAAACAATGGTCCAAAGACTTTATCTGAGTTAATTTGTAAAATTGCTGTGAAAAAGAAAGAACCCTTTGCTCAAATTTTTGTATTGATTCCTCCTCCATATATTCAGCCCGTCATGGAGTATATACAAACTACAAAATTAAAAGTAAAAAATATGGTTAGCGATAATCAAAATTACATACTGGAGTTCTAATGGCAGAAGAGAACGAATTAAGTTTTAATGATCAGATTCTTAATCAACTATTAAGTTCTGGTACCAGTACCAGTAAATTACAAACTTTGTATCGAGGTTCGGATTTACAAAAAGAAACATATGCATCACTAGAAAATGATGATCTTGCATATAAACAATTTATTACACGTACCTATGGTTCATATGAAAATTATCTTGCACAAAACAAAATTAATCAAAACATCAATGTATTTGATCCAATGACTGATTATATCATGGATGTTACTGTTATTACAAAAGATACTTCATACAAAACAGATCATATTTCCACACAAGAAGTTATAATGGAAAATTTGACAGGTCTTTGTACTGTATATTTTAATAAAAAATCAAACGGAGCATCTAGGCGTTTGACCTGTACATTACAGCAAAATAGTATTCCAACATCTCAATCAAATACAAGACAAAATTTCTTTTCTCCACAAAAAGGTGATCGTGTAGTTGTATGGGATATAAATGCTCAAGGTTGGAAATCTTTTTACATGTCTTCGGTTATTAAGTTTATTCGTGATGACACAACTGGATTAGAATAAATAATAATATCATGTCCACGGAAGAACAAAAACGTATTGATCATCTGTATGCAATACTCTTTCGTGAGTCAAAGATTATTGTCTCCAGTTACGAAAAATATTTAAAAGAAAAAATCACATCTAAAGAATTGGCACAAAAGATGTTAATTCTTCGAGATGCAGTACTTCGTATAGAAGACTCAAATAAATAATTGACATATATTGTGTTGGTGATATACTAACGCAGATGACTATTAATTACGAACCAAAACTAGATTATTCTGATGTTCTGATTGTTCCACAACTTTCTGAGGTAAAATCTAGAAACGATGTAAGTTTAGAAGTTTCAACAACTTTTAAATGTGGTAGAGTTTGGAAAGGTACGCCCGTCATGGCTGCTAACATGTCTACAATTGGTACACATGAGATGGCACTTGCTCTTTCCAAGTATAACATGGTAACTTGTCTTAAAAAAGGTTTTGATTATTATGATTCCTTTGTAACACAATATTCCGATAAAGAACATAATGTTGCACTAAGTCTGGGACTAGATGCACAAAGTAAATTGTGGTTAGATACACCGATCACAAATGATCCAACGTTTATTTGCTTAGATGTAGCAAATGGTTATATGAAAGAGTTTCATTCTTTTGTTAGAAAGGTAAGAGAGAAATGTCCAACGTCAATAATTGTAGCAGGGAATGTGGTGACACCAGAAGGAGTGGAAGCCTTGTCGCTTGCTGGTGCAGACTTAGTGAAGATAGGAATCGGAGCCGGATCAATGTGTCTGACACGGAGAATAGCGGGAGTGGGATACCCCCAGTTGTCCGCAGTAGTAGAGTGTGCAGAAACCGCGGCAGCATTAGATATTGGGATCGTTGCTGATGGTGGCGTAGTACACTCCGGAGATATTGCAAAAGCATTCGTTGCCGGTGCAGCATTTGTTATGGTTGGTGGAATGTTTGCAGGGCACGATGAGTGTGGTGGTGAAATTCGTAATAAAGAGCATGGACAGCTCACAATGTTGCATTATGGAATGAGCAGCAAAACTGCAAATGACAAATACAATGGTGGTCTATCCACATATCGTGCGTCAGAGGGACGCACAGTGGAGGTTCCTTACCGTGGACCTGTATACAATACGATACAAGAAATTCTTGGTGGTTTGCGCTCGGCTTGTTCTTATGTTGGTGCTTTTGATTTGCCTTCTCTATACTCCAATGGTACATTGGTAAAGGTTAATCGTACAATCAATAACATTTTTGAGGAACATGAAATATGAACATTTTTGTTTTAGATAAAGATCCGTATGTTGCTGCACAAATGATGTGTGACAAGCATGTTGTAAAAATGATTCTTGAAGGCTGTCAGATGCTTTCAACGGTTCATTCTTTAGATGTTGTACAAGACAATAAGCCTACGTTATACAAGCCATGTTTTCATAATCACCCATGTACTATTTGGGCAAGAGCATCTAAGTCCAATTATTACTGGTTAGCCAACCATACTTTTGAATTGACAGAAGAATATACTGCTAGATATGAAAAGGTTCATAAGTCTACTAGTATGGCACATTGGTTTAAACACAACGCACCAAGCAATCTTCCAAATACTATTTGTACTGACTTTGCACAAGCAATGCCAGAACAATATAAGAACGTTGATGGTGTAGCCGCATATCGGGCATATTACCTTGGAGAGAAAGCCAGATTTGCTAAATGGAAACTCGGTAATGCACCTGAGTGGTTTACTTCGCAGGTTTCTTCTGACGAGTTGGTTCAGACACCATAGCATCTGATAATGCTTGCATTCTTGCGGCAATACCGGTTTTTTCTTTTATAGAATTTCTATAATCGGATGCATTTAAAAATTCTTTACCTGCTTCAGCAAATTTACCAGCATTTAAATGTTTTAATGCAGTTGGTGATTTACCTAACATTCCTCTAAATTGTTCTGATGCTAATTGAGCTTGTAGTTCAGGAGAATAGGTTTTAAAATTTGGAACAAGTTTTTCAACTTGTGGAATTCGTACAGTAACATCTCTTGCTAATAATCGGTCAGCTTGTTCTGGTGTTATTCTTCCACCTTTACGCAAAACAGTAGATCCAAAATTTGGATCTTTTTTGTGTTCATCTGCAAACACTTCTTTAAAAATTTTTTCTGATTGTGGTGTAACTAAATGTCCATGACCAATAGTATCTAATTTTTTACTATCTTTATATACACCTAAAATTTTCTTTTCATTTCCAGCAGACTCATATCCTTTAATAACCTTGCATATTCCATTAATATCACATTGCATATTTTGATTTTCTTCTGCCAAATATTGTTTAAATGTTTTCATATTATTGTTGCTTGCTATTAGTAATAAGAGTGATATAATTATATTATACAAAGGAACCCACTATGAGTAATGTAAAAATATTTAGACTTAATTCTGGCGAAGAGATTTTATCACGGTTTACTGAAAATGAAACATCGTGGACTTTAAAGGATCCTGCAATTCTTGTACCTATGCAACAAGGTCAAATTGGTCTTATGCCTTGGATGATGTACAGTAAGGCTGCAAAGGGTGTAACAATTCCTAATGCATTTATTGCCTTTACTGTTGAGCCACTTGATGAACTCAAGGCTCAGTATGATAGTAGTCTCAATAAGGGAATTATTACTTCTGGCAAGGGAGTGGATCCACTATCTCAGCTGAAGTTATCTGTGTAAATTATGAATATAGATCATGTGATTGAAAATTTTGTTCCTATTGCCAAGCCACTTTCGATGGCAATGGAGAGACAAAAAAAACATATCTCATTAGTAATCTATAAGCGCAAAATTATCGCGGTGGGTCAAAATGTATTCAAGACCCACCCCGATACTTTTCGTTTGGGATATCGTGGTTCTGATATGCACTCAGAACTCGATGCCTACCGAAAAATTCCAAAATCGTTAAGAGGAGAAAAATTAACTCTTCTTAATTTTCGTTTTAATAGATTTGGTAACTATAGAAATTCTAAGCCCTGTCCAGTGTGTGCCAAGTGGTGCAACGAAGCTTTTCATAAAATATACTACACCGATGATGAGGGTGTACATATTCTATAAATATTAAGTTCGTAAGGGTGATTATCTATGCCAAAAAAAGCGTGCTGTTGTAATAAATGTAGTTGGTGCGATAGAGATCATTGGTATCGAAATACATATGATCCACAAGATCCTTTTGCAAATGAAGGCATATTAGAACAACCAACTCAACCAAATTGGGCATCTACCGGTACTATTACTACAGAGTTACCAAGTGTTGGTCATCCAATGCCTTTTGTAAGGTTAATTAATTGTGATGAATGTACATCTCAAGGACAAGATTTTCAAAGTTGTTGTGATATTGGTCCTACGGAAGATGTTGCTCAAGTAAGAATAATAGATCCAGAAAATCCAAATGCAGGTTTTACAAGTTCTTTCAGAACTCCTTCTAACATATTAGATATACCATCATTTGGATGGGGTGATGCTATATTCTATGGAGATATTTCTCCATGTTGGTTTAATGGGATCAATATGACAAATGTTGATCTTTTTTCTGGGAATCCAGGGTGTTCTGGGACATCTGGTCCGGGACCAGCTGGACCTACTGGATGTTGCCAATCATTATATTATAATGATAATCATTTTTTTAATTTTACATTTGAATTAAAAATAGAAAAATATAATATTCAAGGAAATACATATTCAACAGTTATTGATATTAAACGTACTGGTCCTGCTAGAAATGTAAGACCACATCCAGATGCTTGCCACTCATTCAATGTAAATGAAAATTATCCTTGGAGAGAATTATCAAATTGTGAAGTATTTTTTGATACATTTAATGATGATGGAATTCCTGCTATATGTACACGTGATTTTGCTCGTATGCCTCGTGGACCCTGGCCATATAGATTTAAAAAATATATGGATGTAGATAAAAATGCTGCAGCATGTTATTCTAATAATGCAGTTTTTGATGGATCCTTATTTACTAAAGAACAGGTTGAAGAAGCTCTTGCAGATCCAGAGTCATATCCCGACACTCCATGGATAAGACAATGCCCATTCGTTCAAACTAAATGTTCTGGTACATTTGGTCAAGATGCTGATGGTTGTTGTAATACTGATTTTTTAGATACTGATCAATTATGTACTCAATTAGACCCAGATAATGGAACTCCTTTTGGTTGGGAAGACATTCCAGCCGATTGTGCACCATATTCAAATTCAAATCCAAACTTTGTAGGAAGTATACCGTTTGATGGTAGTACAGCCAATATGCATTTCTTTGGTTGGATGAATCCTTTCAATAGATACACCACACCTGAGTGGGATTTATATGAGGGTCCAACAGGATCAAGTACTACAACTATTTGTAGTTGTGATGGAACTGGTTATACATGTGCGCCATCTGGATTTTGTGGAGCATGTGGTCCTCAAGGATATACTTTAGGTTTATCAAGCAAAAAAGTAAGTTTAAACGTAATTGTCCCAACTCAATATGATTTCGGATCAGCTGAAATGGGCAAAAATGCTTTTTGTAGCCCAGATTCATCTATACAAGGTTTAGGATTTGGTGAATGGTGTTTTGGTATGGATTATGAAGCAACTGATGAAATTATTGCACTAGAACTTGCTGGATATCAGTGGTCTAATGGAAGAGAAGCGGATGGTATATGGATTCATCAAACACCAACAAGTGCATTAAGAGTATTATTTACTTTAGATCATAGTGATATAGCTCCAGGAAAAGTGTGGAGAGTTTTTAGAGATTGGGATGTTACAGTATGTAATAGAGTAAAGACGTTTAATGTAGGTACTCCACAAGAAACTAAATTTAGAGTTAGTTTAAAACAAAAAGTAGAAGAAGTTCAGTTTTCAAGCCTTGGTTGTGATTGCCCATCAGGAACTACAATAAATGAAGATGGTAAAATTGTAAGCATCGAGGATGCATGTGATGATCATGTTATATTTGGTGAGTATGAAGAATCACCATTTGCTTCTTGTTGGCAATCTAATATAGATGGACCAAATTCTACTAATGTTGGTGGACGTGTATCTTTTGCTGAACGTGGTCCAATTATTATTAGAGCAATAGTTGAAACTGATGAAACAGGATGTTCTAATTGTTCTGGACCAAATGATCAAGAATATACAGTATGTGCAGAAAAATTTGGATCAAGAACACATCCAATAGATAATATAAACCCAAAGGGTGGACAATTGATGATTGTCAATAGTTCTAGTGTTGCATGTCCAACCGAATGTCCGATTGAATTTCCTAAATGGGGTACTTGGCCTACGGCACCGGTACAAACATGTATTACTAAATGTTGGACTTTCTTGGGTGCAGGATGTTCTCCTGCTTTAATTTATGATACCGATGGTGGTAAAATAATTCAACCACCAGACAGTGTATATGCAATCTTTAAAGAACATGGAGCACGATTTGATGATGCGATTGCTGATGTTCCACGCGCTGGTGGACATAAAGGTTATGTTGGTATATTAAGATATAGAAGTTCTTATATGCCAATATATCAATCAGAATCTGCAAGGGAAACAGAACTCATAGCACAATACCAAGATGGAAGTAATGTATATGGTACATATACTCATCAATATGAAGATTATATATGTAGTTCTGCAGCTATATGTGGTTATGAATCTACTGCACCCATAAAGTATATTTTTGAAAATGCAAGAATATTTGTAGATAAGTGGCCAACTAGAGCGCAAGTGGGTTATTGTTATATAAACTGTCCGTGTGGTGCATCAAATACTACAGAAGAACCAGAACAACCAGAACCAGGTCAACCATGTTGGGATGGATCCTTTCCATCTCCTGGTAAACCATGTATTGGTTTAGGTAACGGTGGATACTGTGCTGGTGCTGGTGGGTTTCAACAATGCCCATGCGATGATCTTCCAAAACTATTTCCAAGTTATGGATGTAATACTAATTTATCACGAATAAACGGATATGGCGCAGCAGATTTCAATTATACTTGTTTTCCTGCAATTCCACAGGGGGTATATGAAGCTACATGTACAGATAATGACGCTATACCACATAGATTTGGATTGGACTCTGAAAGATTTTATTTTACAGCATTTGGACAAGTAAATGCGTATACTGGTCTTGGCGAGTTAGGATGTGCTGCAAGGTGTTCTTGCCCAGCACCCGATCCACCAACTGGTTGTTATAATGACGATGGATCATGTAAATTTTGTGCAGGTGCTGGAAGTGGTATTGGATTTGGTTTTCCAAGAAATATGATGATTAATTGGAAAAAATATTTATGTCACCAACGTTCAGTAGATGGTTATAAAATTCCACCTGATATTATGGGAAAATTTGAATGGGGATGTGGTGCAAAAGATGGAATCACGGGAAGCACAACTGCAAACGGATGCGATGTAGCATGGTCAGTAGCAGATTGTGTTCAAGCAAATATACCAATTAATTCACTATCTACTACAATAGATCGACTTAAAGAGGTTAGTAATCTGGATCCAAATTATCATGTTAAATTTGAAAAATATAATATACAGTTTGATGCTGTATTTGATCAAATAAACAGAGATACAGAATTGTGTCCATGGGATACAACATATGAACCAAATTCAGCAAGAAGTGGATTGACATATGGTAGAAATCATATTATAATAAACGCACAAGGTCCATATTAATATATGCAAAATATTTCTTTAAAACAAATTGTTTACTGTGAAACAAATAAATCTAAAGCTTTTTATAGAATTAATTGTACTCAATGGGTTGTAGAAAATGCTGGAAAATGTGTTCCATATTGTAATTTAAAATCTAAGCATGTATCAGCAAGTGATTGTTCTAAATGTGATGTAAGAACTCTATTAGTTGAAACTGCAGAACCAGCCAATAAATCTAATGTAATAAAAGATATGCAAAGTTTAATACCTCAACAAAATCTTTATACAGCTGTACCTGTACCAAATAATGTTGATCAAAGTTTTTTATCTAAGGCAGCACAATATTCAAAAGTTGAAGGATCTCAGTTATTAACTGGTAAAGTATCTGAAGAAGTTTTTGAAAAAAGAAAAGCCTTGTGTATGGGATGTCCAAGAAGAAACAATTTTAAACCAGATTCAGAATCTATTGGTTGGTGTTCTAGTTGTGGTTGTAGTGCAAAAAATCCAAGAGCAGCCCTTTCACACAAATTGTGGATGCCGGATCTTGAATGTCCTTTAAAGAAATTTACTAAAGAGGTTGGTGAAGGATTTAATACAGCAGATGCATTAGATTCTGTTAAAGGTATTATTCAATCTGTTGGTGACCTTTTTAAGAAAAAAGAATCTGATGAAGAAATCAATACAGAGCAGAAAGAATAAATAGTATACTATGTCATGCATTAAAACAATCTTAAATTTTCAAAATGAATTACGCCTTCATCACTGGGGAACTAAGTCATATTCCGCACACATAGCACTAGGAGCTGCCTACACAGGCATTGATGCTCTTCTTGATACCTTTGCCGAGACTTATATGGGAACGCTTGGTAAGGATGAATTAAGAGATATTAATGAGTTAACTTTAAACGGACCATATAAAACAACTGCTATGCAGGTGTTGAGTTCATTTGAAGATTATTTAACCGAAGAAGTACCAAAAGAACTTGGTGGGGATCAAACTGCATTGTTAAATATAAGGGATGAGATGCTTGCTTTGGTACAACAAACCAAGTACTTACTAACCTTGTCCTAGGAGTTAATATGAAAATTTCAGAACTAGTTTACGAAGTCCGAAAACTAGCACGCAAAGAAGAAGATCCTATCAACAAGGATCTTTTTTATCAATGTGCTAAATCATTAGAAATTCTTGGAAATCTTGCAAAGATATCCGATCTTGCTGTTGCAGAACACAATGCTGCAGATGAACCATCGATTGATTATGATGGTGACCTTAAATGGAATGTAGATGATGTAACTCTATCAATGATGGATGAACACATTGATGATCTTATTCAACATGGGTTTATGGATCCTATTGATCGCTGGCCTTATGGTGAACAACCATTTACTAAGTTTGTTGCAAAATATGCTCAGAGTCATTTCATCAAAGATTCTAAAACAGAATAGACCTTTGTTGGAATAGACACATGACTTAAAACAGCCATGTTAGAAGGCATAATGCGTAAAACGCATTTGCTATAATATGGATCTTGTTTAAAGGAGTAGAACTTTCGTGATTTTTCCATCATGAAATGGCTATAGATGTATACGTGTGCCCGTTTTGAATACATTTTTGTATCAATTTTTAATTTAAATTCATTTATTAAACGAACTGCTCGTTTTTCACAGTCTCTTTCCATTGAACGAACGATAAAAAATGCCCTTTTAACATCTTTAGCCGCATAATTTTTACCTTTTAACCATCCATCTACAATATTTGATGCTTTATATGACTTTTCATAGACTTTACTGCTATTGATGTATTGTAAAAAATGACAATATTCATGAACTAGCACATGTAAAAATTGATTACAGTGTCTGGCTATCCGAATAGCCTTTCCAGACTCGTCAAAGCACCCAGAACAGCGAAAACCGTCTACATTAACGCATTTACCACGTCCAATAATAAGTTTCATACCATATTGGGCAAGTTGTTTACGTACAAATTTTATAAACTGATGACTCGTCTGTTCCATAAAGTCCTCCTCAGTCACTATTATTTATAATAATCACTTGACAGGTTAGATATAGAGTGTATAGTGTAGTAACTTCTTATAAGAAAGGAAAGTTCTATGGATATTACTACTGTTGACCGTCCGACAAAGATTCAGAGAGTGTTTGATTATATGCGAAATGGTACTCCGCTGAATGCATGTGAAGCCCGTAAGCGTTTTAAGGTTGCAAATATGCGCGCAACGATGAGCAATCTTCGCGAGGCTTTTGATCGTATGGACCTAAAGTACACCGTAGTTCGTGAGACCGTTAAGGGTCGTGCACACTACCGAGTTGTTCGCTCACGTAGTCGGTAAAATTTGTAAAATTTTTGTTAGACCTAAGACCTCCATTACTGGAGGTCTTATGTTTTTATACTAAAGTATATTGTAGATAGTCCACTCAATACACAATATATTGGTGTGGATACAACGTATGAATCTATGATTGCATATGCTCCATTATATCCGGCAACACCATAACTCTTATAAGATGATCCTAGTGGAATTTCTCTAGCAGCATCACTATAGGTTTCTAACGAATATCCTAATATAGATGGATGACTTAAATCAATTTTTAAAGTTGTATTACCACTTGGTTGTGTTAATGTTACTGATGATACTGAAGTTGTAACATTTACATTTAACGCAGCAACATTTGTAGTTGATGTTGGTGAACTTATTGTAATATAAATTAAATTATTAAATGCGGGAGATATTACACTAAATGGAGTTGATATACCACTTCCATACACCAAATCATAACATGATTTACAATTTACAAAACTAGATAAGTATCCAGCTGCTATTTTTGAATTTCTTAATTGTGCTTGATTTAGAGTTTGGTTTTCATAACAGTTTCTTAAATCTTTAGTTGAAGCATCAGTTATCGTATATATTCCGGTTACATTAGACTGTTGTGGAAATGTCATCAAAGATGGATACCCACGCAAATATAAATCAACTGAAGTATTAGTAGTTGAAAAATTTTGAAAGGTTCCACCTGACGCAAAATATAATAGTTCAGTAGAGTCTTTTAGTTGTGTAGTTCCACTTATTAAAATACGTTCACTATTATTTGAAGTACCACCTGATATTTCAATATATTCTTCAAAACCATATGCTGATCCAAGAATACCCATACTATTGAATGTTATTTTAGAAAGATTTGGAAGAGAATTTACTAAAAAATACCCAATAGTTCCTCCTGTAGATGTGAATGTATATTGTGGACTATCTACAAAATTATCTTTTCCATAATAATTGTAATCAGTTGTTGCAGTAAGACCGGAAACAATAGTAGCAATAATAATATGATTATCATTAATAGTAGTTGATAACCTACAAGTTCCACTTAACGTTGTAGTAACATTGTTATATTCATCAAAATATTGTGATGCTGATATAGAGAATGTTTCTCCTGCACCAGAAAATCCACCAAAAGTTCTTTTTAAATATAATGAATCAGACACATCATATACATGCGAATAATCAATTGTACATGTGGAACCACTTATTAAAATATTTGGTTTGGAATTTAAAATTCCTTTTGTAAAAATAGGGTCTACGGTTAATCCAGTAACGTACAAACCATAATTTTTTAAAGTTCTAACTTTATTTAATGTATATGCTGATTCTGTTTCTGCCATTTTTTATTCACGATGCATTATAAAATAGTGCTTGTGTACCACTTCCAGTAACAGTCCAAATTGTATTAGTATTATTTACTTTAACAAATATTTCTTCACCTGGATCTAATCCGTATGATGTTGTTGAAGATACTCCAGTATTACCTGCAAAATAAACTAAATTTGTATTAGTTGCGGCAGCTTTAAGATTTATACCATATGAGCATGTAAACCCAGTTGGATCCATTTGTGATACAACGGCAGTTGGAGCTGTTCTACTTGACTTAATACTAGAAGGAACACTCCCAGCAATGCTTAATATTTGTGCATTGAGAGTAACCAGTTGTCCATATACACTAGTCATACCAGCAAGAATGGCTGTATCATTAATACCAACTGTATTTCCTACTGTTACTGCAACACTCAGACCACCGGACATACCTTGAATGCGTAATCCATTACCAGCAGAGTCATTTGTTACACCAATCGTTGATGCAATGTTTGCAGTGATTGTAACACCACTAAAACTTACTTGCATCGGATTTGAAGTAGTTCCGATAGCAACACCACTGGCATTGACTATATTAGAATAAATCCAAGTATTTCCACTTGGACCAAATACAGAAACATTGTCTGTAAGTTTATTTAAATATCGTCCACCAGTAACTTCAACTCTGCAACCAGTTGTAGTCTGTACATATACAGGAGATGCGGTAAGACCCATAACATTGACAGTACCAGATACTGGAACTGGAGTTCCTGATCCAACACCCTGAATATTGATTGTTCCAGAGAAACCAGAAATTGTAGCAGTCATACCACCAGCTACCGTGACAGGAAGGGGGGTAGCCGTATCTACTACTGTAAGTGATCCAGTAGGACCATATGCCATTTTATAAATTTGGGTGTAATTAGTTATACCACTGACTAATACAGGATCAGCCGAAACAGCAAAGGTTACTCCACTTGTTTCGATAACAACATACGTGCTTCCAAAATATGGTGATAATGACATAATTTATCCTTGTGTTCCTTGTTCTCCAATATTTATACTCTTATATTTATTGGATTTAATATAAATCCATGATATAATAACATTATGTATATAGATGACTCTGCCAAAGAACAATTTTCAAATAAGGTAATATCAAGAGTCAAATTGACCAATATGACTTTTATGGATTGTGTTTTAGAAATTACAGAAGAAATGGGTTTAGATCCAAGTGCTTCTGGTAAACTTTTAACCAAGCCAATTATTGAAAAAATTCAACAAGAAGCCCAAAGTTTACATTTGATGAAAAAGTCTAAATCTAAGAAGTTACCGATTGACTAATCTAAATCAGAGTGTATAGTGATAGAGAACTGTTAGGCCAAGGTAGATCCTTGGGGAAAGAAAGACACATATGGCAAATTTTTCAGATTTTAAGAAGAAGAGTAAGAACTCAGTCGCATCCCTAACCGAGCGTATGGATAAGCTCACGTCAAAGGAGAGTTACAAAGATGACCGTATTTGGAAGCCTGGTATCGACAAGGCTGGAAACGGTTATGCAGTAATTCGATTCCTTCCTGAGATTGCAGGAGAAGATACTCCCTTTGTTTCAGTTTACAGTCATGCCTTCAAGGGCAAGGGTGGATGGTTGTTTGAAAACTGCCCAACTACTCTTGGAGAGAAGTGCCCAGTTTGTGAAGCAAACACGGAACTATGGAATAGTGGAATTGAGGATGACAAGAACATTGCAAGAAACCGTAAACGTAAGTTGACTTACATCTCTAACATTCTTGTTCTGGAAGATCCTGCAAACCCAGAGAATAAGGGAAAGGTTTTTCTTTATCAGTATGGTACTAAGATCTTCCAGAAGATTCAGGGGCTTGCTCACCCAGAGTATCAGGATGAAACTGCTGTTGATCCATTTAACTTTTGGACTGGTGCAGACTTCAAGATCAAGATTCGCAATGTTGGTGGATATGTGAACTATGATCGTTCAGAGTTTGCTGCTCCTGCTCCTCTCCTTGGTGGAGATGATAAGAAGTTAGAGGAACTTTGGAAGAAGCAATATGCTCTCAAGGAGTTTACTGACAAGAGTCAGTTCAAGAGTTATGATGAACTCAAGGCTCGACTCAAGAAGGCAACCGGAGACGATATTCGTGCTCAGTTTACCGATTCTAAGAGTATTGAAGATGATGTCACGGATACTGTAGTCCGTGAAGACATTGAGGAAAAGGATCCTCTAAAGTACTTCTCCGAAATGGAGAATGATTGAGAAAAGCCCCGTAAGGGGCTTTTTTTATGCCCAGTTAGGATACTGAGCAAATCTTTCTGCTCTAGCATCAAATATCAAATTTGTTGGTTCTAATGTTGGTCGTTCTTCAAATTTTGAAGCAGGACTTGGATTGGGTATCCATTTATTCTGAGCATTGTCTGCTATACTTGTTACACTATCTCGTATACCATCTACATTTTCTTCTAATTTTTTATATGATGCTTCTGGATCAAATTTAACTTGTAATTTTATTCCAACGTCAGCAACTTCTGCACTTGTTTTTTCAGATATATCTACTTTTGTTGCTTGATAAACAATTGATTCCATTAAAGGTGGATCAACAATAGTTTTAAACACAACGCTTTCAGGTAAGGCCATATCTTCAGGCATACTACTATCAAGTTGGGCAGATCTAAGATCTGATGGTTTAATAGAAGGAGCAAATAGCTGCTGTTCTGCAGTTACATCTAATGAAATATTATTATCGTCTACCATTAATTAAATCCTTGCATGTTTGGTGTATGTGACATATTTTCTTGGTTCTTTTGATCTTGATAATCTACAAGCAATTTAACATAGACTTCGCGTTCCCACCATATCATATTTTCTAAATCAAACAGATTCCAATTAAAATTATTTATTAGGGTAAAGTTTGTAACATAGTAATCTTTTAAATCAAAAAACTTTACCGATAAGTAAAAAAAGTTAGAAATCCGTTTACCTCTTTATCCCCTTCTTCAGTTTTTATAATTAAAAACAAATCAGGTTGTGTCTTTAAAAACTCTTCAAATTTTGGAAGAACTGTCATTGGTAAATTATCTAAAATTAATTTAATTTCTTCTGTTACATATTTACTAACATGAAATATCTCACCATTAAAAATAACCTTTTTAATACAAGCTTGAATAACATCTTCTTTATTAAGTGTATTTAATTTTAATAAATCTTTTACAGTTGGTGTTTCTAGTACTATATTAACATTATTAGTTAAAGTTATTGTTTGTGAAGATATGTCATTTTTTCCATATATCTCAGAAATAGAAACTTGAATTCTTTCTTTATTATGAATCAAATTTAATTGTTCATCTACACTCTTTGATCTTATTTGTAAAAAAAGAAATTCAGCATCTGCCATACACAAATCTAAAATATTAATATCTTTAACATTAGTTTTTAAAATATCAACTAAACTAGTTAATGCTAATTTTCTATTCTCTTCCTGTAAAATAATAGAGATGTTTTTAGCATCCTTTACTCGGAATGGAACAAACGAAACAGTTTGTTTCGAAAAGGGAAGAGTAGTCTGATATTTTGGTAAAAGACTTTCCAACGAATTAAGTATATCCATATTATGTACCTGGTTTAAAAGTAAAATCTCGGAACATCATCAAAACCTGATATGTTAAGTAAGTATTAGTTTCCATCATATCTAACTTTAAAGGTAAACATTCAATGGGATATATTTCAAAAAATGTATATATTCTATTAATGTTGCCGTTGGGATCAAGTATATTAATCTTCATTTGTGTTGGTGCAATTATGTCATCATAGTATGAAAGTTGAAAAGGTGTTTTATATGTGCCTTTTTGTCTTCCTCCAGAGTAAATTAAATTAAACCATGTATCATAGAAATCTGTTATAAAATGATCATTGGTTACTGCAAAGGTTAACATAATACCCTGTGGAAACTTTTGTGATCTTGGAACACTTCTACCTAAACCGTATCCTGCAAGATTATCTGCAACAGAATCAATAGCCCTTGCACCAATCATTACTCCGATTGGTTGAAAGTCATTGGCTGGCACTAAACCACTTAATGCCGGTGGTAGTCCATTAAATGACATAGAAAATCTATTAGGTCTTTGTAATCCTCTGTGTCTATCAAAAAAGTCTTTGATTGCTGTTATTGAATTAGTTTGATTTGGTGGTGTTGCCATTTGAAAAAAGTTCTTTTTCTGTTATAATTTTAAAAACTATATTGTTCTTATCACAATATGCTTTAGCTGCGTTCCATTTACAATTATTTACAATCCAAGTAAACTTGTCTTTTTTAGAAGCATTTTCCTTTAACATAGTTTGCTTCTTTGGTTTTACCTCAACCATCCAATTTTGTATACCATTTGTATTTTCAAACTGTATTAAAAAATCCGGGTAGTAATTGTGCATCTTTTTATCTATAGGACTCATATATGGTATGGCAATTTCTTCAGATGACCATTTCAGTATACTTGAGTGTTCATCACAAAACACACATACATTTCGTTCCCACATAGATCTACAGACAATTTTGGATACATCTCCTGCGTATTTTCTTGGATTTTTAGGATTAAAAATTGTTCTGTACGCCATTATAATATTTAGTTAAATTATCTAAATATTATTACATGGCACAATATAACTTTAGATATCCATATGGCTTGGCTCAAGCAGAACAACCTCTTTGGTTGAATTTTTATGCTGCCAATTATTCATTAAAAAACAATGAACGTACTAGAGTAGGAGTTATAAACAGAGCATTTGCTCAAATTTCATTACCTATGCCAAAGGAACCTGGCTATCAAGTTGCACATGAATATGGTGAAAGTAATAATAATCCAGTTGGACCTATGATTAATAGAGCTGGACTAGCTAATAGTGGTGGAGGAATGAAAGGTGCAATAAATCTATTAAAAAGAAACATACAACCAGCAACATTTTATTGGGAAAGAATGTTTGCAACCTCAACTTATAGACGTTTTAGTAATATTGCTGAAGCAACAATGGTATCCGAAGGACGTAAAAAATACTTTTTTCAATATGTTTTTGTTCCCAAAAATGCTGCAGAAACCATTCAAGTTGAAGAAATTATAGGAACATTTAGAAAAGCATCTTATCCAGCAGTAGCCACCGGTTTACCTGAACGATCATATCCTCAAAATTTATGGGCATTAAAAATATCCAAAGGTAATGGTGTTGCATTAGGTGGTGAAGAAAACTTAACAGCAAACTGGATGGGAGAACCTTTAGTATGTGTTTTAGAAACTGTTAAGGTTCAAAAAAATGATGAAATAGATCCAGTCATTAGATATCTACCAAACGGCGCATCATCTATTACTCTATTAGGATTACTTTTTAGTGAATTTGAAACAGGTACATATGTTCCAGAAGCAAATGCTGTTTGGTCTAAATCAGAAATCTCAAATTATTATTTTGGTCCATCAGCATGAAATTCTTTGAAAATTTACCTAAAACTTCTTTTGAAACTACAATTGGTACATTTGATATCTCTGATTTTTTTACATACCTTGATGTAGAAAATGCCCCAATACAGGAAAGCAATATATCGATAGATAGTAAAACGACTTTATTAGAGGCTGCTGCTGCAACATATCAAGATCCCGATAGTTTCTGGGCTATTGTTGCTGCTAATAATGTAATCAATCCATTTACATTAGTTGAAAGTAATGTAAATATTTTTACTAATGCTAATAAAAATAATACTTGTTTTGTTTTATCAATAAATGATACTACATTAGATATACTTGGACCAAATTTGGCATTTCCAATTGGTAGTTTAATATTTCCATATATTGCTAATAGTGGAACTGATACTTTCTATGGTAGTACTGGATCTTATAATATGAATGGGGCAATGGCAGTTATAGTGGATTCTTCTTATTATGATCTTACCATGACAGCGAGTGTAGTAACGAGTGGAAATAATTTTTTAATTAAGGATGCATATGTTACTGTTGTTCCTTTAAATCCAGACGGAACATATGCTGCACCATATAACAGATATGTAACTTCTGTTCAAACAGCCAATACTAAAGTGGTTAAACAAGTTAATAAAACTGATGGAAAAACAATATATAAAAACGTGAGGGCTTTGGATGGTGAACCAACTCTTGATACAATTATAACACAATCAACACCATTGGGTGGAGTTGTACCATATACAACATATACTGCACAACAAGAAATTACAACTGCTTCTAAAAATATTCAAGCATATGTACCAAAACAACTTGGTTTAATTCAATCTTCTTTTGTTGCTACTAAGTATAAGTGATACATTTATGCCAAATACACAATCACAGTTTAACCCAGCATATTCTACTATTAAATCGGTTTTTGTTGGTGGTTTAGAAATAAGCAAACAAAACACAGAATGCAGATTTGAAAAAATAGAAATAGTAGAAAATATTACAGAGGTTTTACCACGTGGAACCGTGGTTGTTACAGATTTAAAAGATATTGTTAGTTATGTTAACACTAATTCTATTGATAAAGTTATTATTGAATTTTTTGATGGTAAAAAATGGGATTGTGATGTTACTAGCGTTTCTTATATTAATAATGCGGGATCAGATAGTGACGATACGCTAGTTTCTATAAATTTTACAAATCATTATTATAAATATTTTTCTACAAATTCATTAAATTCGCTTTTAGGTTTTAAGAAACCTAAAGTATTCCATATAAATGAACTTGTAGAACAATTAAGATTTACTTTTGGAGTAACCTCTGGATCTGGGTGGAATGATTCTGCATCAAATTATTTTTTATATAAACCACTGTCACCATATAATTCTGGTGAAGAAAGTATTCCAGATAATGCAATTGAGTTGTTTAATTATCTTTCTACTGGTGCTGTTGACGACTTTGGGGAACCAAATTTTATATTTTGGACTGGTATGGCTGGTGATGTTAATTTTAAATCATTTAAACGAAATATTCTAGATGACGCATCATATGCCTCGATGGATGCTGATGTAAGAAATGTTGGTATATTTAAAGGTGATGCAGTTATTCAAAAATTGTCTGATAAAAAACAATACAGAAAAGCATATTTTTTAGCATCTAATCCAGCATACCAATGGATTTCTAAAAACTATTATTATATTAGAAAAACACCAAAATATTTGGACACACTTCCAACGATAACAATCCCAGATGGGTTAACAGGTGATGCAAAAATAAATGCCGAATTAGATGCAGAAAATACTACAAAAAATACAGCATTAAAAAATCTTACATTTCAATTTCAAGATGATGGACAAAAATACAATATTGATGTTGTAACTGTATCGGGGCGAGGAACCGATGCACCACAGGGCGGTGATCAACTAATTCCAGAAAACTCATGGGGGTATTATGATGGACAAGTTCCTAGTAATAGTAAATCTATTACGAATACAATTTATAATCAATATGGTGTTGAAAATAATTATAAATCATTAAGTTTAATGGGTCTTGATGGATTTATGCCATTTTTGGATAGTCCAGATATGTGGAAAAACATGTTTGATGTTACACCCATACATCCAGATTATCCTGATAATGATGACCTTCCTGGAGCTGAAACAAATTTACAAAAGGTAGTGGATATTAGATATGATATATTTTCTGGTGGAGCATCTGGAGCATCAGCCGCTGCTGGTAGATTAGAAAAAATTAGAGAAATCGAAGCACAAAATTTTGTAATGTATTCATTATGTTGTATGGGTAAAAATGAAGATTGTTTCTTTGCTGTTCTTCAAAGATATGAACCAGATAATACCTATTATGGAGTAACGTGTGCACCAGATCCAACATTACCAGGTTCTGCTAAATTTTACAGATATAAGTGGAATAAAATATTATTTGAACCAGGACATGAAGGTGTAACTTGTGGAACATGTGGTAGTTCCGGTGCAGCTGTTGTAGCTGGTATATCTGGATGTACAACATATAGTCACCAATTAGAAAAATGGTGTTTGGATCCCAGTAAAAAATCTAGTTCAACACAAGATGATACTTGGGCAATCAACTTAAATGAACGAGGTTTATCTGGTTCTTATTTACCACCAGGATGGGTTAGCCCAACATCAGCATCATTTAAGTTTAGACCTATTGGTGCCACTACAAGTTCTACTATCGGGGTTAGTGGTGGTGATATAAACCATATTGCCAGAGTTTGCATTGAACAAATTGATGCAAAAACACGTGTAACCTCTTTCTGGATTGAAAATGTCTTGGATGGAACCTGTTAAAGGTAGGATATTAGATGTCATCAAAACAAATATACACATACGGTACAAACCAAGGACAAGAATCATTCTATCCGGTTATTAGTCGTGATAGTTATGAATGTGCTAATTCCTCTATTACACGTGGTGTTACAAGCACACCGGGAACTATTGAAGAATGTTTTCAAAGTTTTCCTGGAGTTAAAGAAATTGCAGAAGCAGTTGGATTCTATAAACCAGCCATAGAAGAATCTGAAGGTGTTTCTGGAAGTTCCGGTGGTGTATCATTGTGGGAAGGACCAACTGGGTGTCCACCAGCACTCAATAGATTAAATTCGTCACTACCAGTAGATGTGTATTTTGATACTTCTAATGAAGAGTGTGATAAAATTAATAGCACAGAAGGGTTGGGTGAACAGTGGTTAGGATGTCTTTGGGGAACTCCTTCCGCACCATATAGTTGCAGTTGTCCGGATATAGGACCGAAGTATGAAGCATATATCAAACTTAGATTAAATGTAGCATCTTTTTGGAATACTCCAGTAGAAACTCCAGTAAAAAGAGCAGAATTTACAGATGCTCTGCAATATGGAAGAAAAATAGATGTAACTATTCCGGGTGATTTTAAGTTAAAAGTTGGACAAACAATTCGTTTAAATTCTAATGGTATAAGTGGATACCCATATGCATCAAAAAGTGCTATATTAAATGGTGTTTATTATATTACAGGAATTAAACATGTCGTTACTAGTTCTGGTACACATGAATCCGCATTAGCGTTAACAACGATTGCTGGCGATTACACTGGGATAACACTAGATGTCCCAATTTACCCATGATATAAATATTCTAATGGCTATTAAAGATTTTTCAATATTATTGGAAAAGATAAACTCTTCATCAACCAAAAAAGATATTGGTTTGGTTAGTGGCTTTAATGCATATTCACAATATATTGAAAATGTATGTAAAACACAAAAAGGTGAATTGGTTTCCGATATTAATCTTGGATCTGATTATTTTAGTTATATTTTTGATGGACAAGCAAATATTGGGCTTTTAGAAAATAATATGGCAGCATATATAAATTCTGCTATACCATCTTTAACAAATGTTAAAGTAAATGTACAATATGCATCAGATACAGTATTTCAATTTTTAATTTACTTTTCAACTTCTGATGGCATCATAAAACAATCAAATACCTCTACATTTATTGAAGTCGAACTATAATGACATACCAACTCAAAAACCTCAATGTTGCCTCTTTGGATTTTAGTGAGATTAAATCATCACTCACAACATTTTTTAATAATCAACCAGAATTACAGGATATTGATTTTACAAATAATGCTAGTACTGCAAATTTAATATTAAATATTCTTTCTACTGTTACCGCTTATAATGGAATATATGCTCAATATGGTTATGTAAATTCTTTTGCTACTACCACAACTTTATTACCAAGTATTTTGGGAATTGCTGCAAATAATTCTGTACTTATAGCACCATCTCAAAGTGCTACGTGTACTAGAACCGTTACTGCTGCTGGTGCAACCTTATACCCATATACTTCATTTAAAGCAAAAACTACAACCGGTGCTGATACGTTCTTTTTTAATATCGATACTGTAAATTCTGGTGTAAGCAAATCTTTAAAATTGTATTCTGGATCTGAAGTAGTGTCTTATACAAATTATAACTACGATACTCAATCATGTGAACTACCATACACCGTTGATCCAGATACTATTTCTTTTTATGAAAATGTAAACGGTGGATCCACATACTCTGAATGGACTAGAGTAGATAAAAGTTCTACGGGTATTGTTGGAAATAATAAAACATTTACAGTAATCAATGGTCCTAAAGGTTTTATTGTTACAAATAATTTTGTATCTGCATTGGAAATACAAACATCAAACTCAGTATTAATTAAAGCAGTAACATCAAATGGAACCTCTGGTAATAACGCTGCTATAACCGCAAGATCTGACGTTACGTTTGTAACAAATGCAACACCTTCCGGTGGATATAGTCAAATTTCTGTAACAGAAGCCAGATGTAGACTATTATTTAAAGCCACGGGACAAGATAGATGTGTAACAATTAACGATTTTGTTAATGCCATTTTATCTTCTGGTATTTCAGGAACATCGGATTCTTCACTTATTACTGTAGCAACGGATTGCTGTGTTCCTGGAACAGTTAATATTTATGTTACTGGTTTATCTTCTAATAATCAATCGCTACTACTATCATATTTAAATGCTAGATCTGTAGCTGGTATAAACTTGGTATATCGACTATGATTTTCTTTCTTAAAGAACAACCTGTTTCTTATAATGTAAAAAATGCAATTACCACTGCGAGAGCTAGCAGTCTATATGGTAGTGATTTTCAAGATAGAAATGATTCTAAATGGTTAGGAGACAATCTTACAATAGAATCTTTATTTCCACAATGGATTATAAAGTCATATCAATCTGATCCAAATAATGTTGCAATTATTCCAATAATTAAAAATTATTTAAGATGGTTATTAAGTCAAGAATACGGGTATGGTGCACAACTAAATTGGGAAAATATTAGAGTTCCATTGTTTATGAATTCTATATTTTTAGAAGCAGTTGCTGATTTTTATTTTCCAAATGCTGATTTTTCTCAATCACATTTAAGCCCAATACTTCCTAATATAAGAAGATTTTTAGTAAAATCTGATTCAAATTATTTTGATATTAAAGGTACACCAAGTGCAATTAAATATTTGATCTGTTCACTTCTTGGGTTTTCAATCAGTGATGTTACTGTTACCACTTCCAATTTTACTAACATAGACATTAAAGTAACAAGTGCATTGCTTTCAGATATAGAAAAATTTAAACCATTTATTGCTTTGTATGTTGTTCCTGCTGGTATGGCTGTTAACTATACAACTTTATAAGATTATGTTTCAAAAAATGATGATGTTTGCTGCTTCTCTAACATCTAGAGGAATTGGCAATAAAAAAACGGATATTCAAACAAAACAGCTTAGAGTGCTGTCTTGTTTTGGTGGTAGTAGTAGTATTACCACTCCATGTGTATTTTTAAAAACTAGTGCAGTAGATTCAACCAAAAGTTACTGTGGTGGGTGTGGCTGTGGGGATAAGGCACACACATGGTTGATACAGAGTTCGGATGATTATTCAAAATTAGATTATCCAGTTTTAAATTGTCCAATGAAAATGCCAGGATTTAGTAATTATGACCCAAATTTTAAACCCATTGAAGTTAAATTGCGAAAAGAAATGATTGAAACAATTGATCCAAAGGAATTGGAACTTATTCAAGTAACAATAGGTTCAAGTGAAGAAAAAGAAGAGATGATTGAAAAAATAAATAAAATCATTGAGAATTCATAAATATTTCTATGGCAATTACAACTAGACAAGAATTCATTGATTTTACATATAGACGACTAGGTGCACCAGTAATTCAAATTAATATTGATTCTGAGCAAGCTGAAGACCGTTTAGATGAATCATTAGAATACATGCACGAACGTCATTTTGACTTTAATGAACGTGCACAATTTGTTGTACCTATCACATCCAATATCATAGCAAATAAATATTTTGATGTTAGTACCTTTGGATATAGTATTGGTGCACAACCAGTTACATCTTCAACTACTGGGGTTACATCATTTTGGCCAGCAGCTGCAGATATTAGAACTATTAGCAAAGTATATAGTCCAAGTTCTGTTGTTGGTGATTATATGTTTGATTTGAGATACCAGATGACTCTATTTGACTTCTTTGGTTTGTATTTTAATCAAAGTGGTTATTCTCAGGGTCCTATGGGTTTGTATATGGAAGCAATGACATATATTTCTATGATCAATGATGTATTTAATTACCCATCATCATTTACATATACAAAAACAACAGATCGTTTATTTTTAGAAAGTGAATGGGCAAATATTAAGCAAAATCAATATGTTATGGTAGAAGCATATGTACAAGTAAATCCAGAATATTATCCAAAAATATGGAGTGATCGTATTTTCCAAAGACACTATGCCGCATTATTGAAAAAACAATGGGCTCAGAATTTAATGAAGTATACTGGTATGCCTTTACCGGGTGGCGCACAATTAAATGCTCCAGCCATAATGCAAGATGCTGTACGCGAACTTGATACAATTGAAGCAATGTTGTTAAAAACACAGGAACTACCTGTAGATCCAATGATTGGTTAATATGGCTATTAATCCTTACATCAATAGTACCAGGTACGGACCAGAACAAACTCTGATCGAAGATATTACCGTTGAACTAATTCAAGGTATTGGTCAAGATTTGGTATATGTTCCTCGTAAATATTTTCAAATAGATAAAATTTTTGGTGAAGATCCATCATCTTCATTTAAAAAAGCATATACGTTAGAGATGTTTATTCAGTCATATAAGAGCTTTGACGGAACAGATGTCATTACACAATTTGGTTTAGAAATTAAAGATAAGATTACTTTAGTTTTTGCACGTAAAAGATTTAAACAAGAAGTTACGGATATCGATTCTACTATCATTAGACCCCGTGAAGGTGATCTTATCTATTTACCTTTATCAAAATCATTGTTTGAAATTAATTTTGTTGAACATGAAAATCCCCTATATCCATTAGGAAAATTATATTCATATCAAATAACTGCAGAACTCTTCACTTACAGTTATGAGAAAATTGAAACAAATAATACAGCAGTCAATGTTCCATATACATCTACAACAGGGTTGTCTGGAGCCTTGCATATTCCATTAAATAATGTTCTTGGTACCACCTTTGGTATTAATGACGTACTACAGACTGAAGGCAATTGTTATGGATTTGATCCAAATGATCCGTTTTCAGAATGTGATCAACCTGGTAACACATAAGGATTAATATGTTTGGACACTATTACAACGAAAATTTAAGAAAACTTGTAGTTGGTTTTGGTTCACTGTTTAGCAAGATTGAAGTTGCTCGCATTGAACCAGATACATCTACTAGTTTTAATATTCGTGTTCCCATTCACTATTCTCCTCAAGAAAAGTTTATTCAACGTTTATTACAACCTTCTTCTATAACTGATGGTACTCGTATTGAAACTCAATTACCAATTATTAGTTATATTATTAATACTATTGTTCCAGATCCAACTCGCCGTTTAAATCGTATTGCACCAATCTTGAATTTAACAAATGTTAATGGAACATGTCAATCTTCGGGAACTCAAATTGGATCAAAGATTCCTGTAAATGTATCATTTAATTTGTTTGTTTATACCAGACACACAGATGATATGTTGCAGATTGTAGAACAAATTATGCCATATTTTGTTCCAGACCATATTATAACAATGAATATGAATGAAACTCAACAAGATGTTCAGATACCAATTGTTATGGTAACAAATAGTTTAACTGAAAAATATGAAGGTGATTTAAGTAGCAGAAGATTAAATATTGCATCATTCCAATTTATAGCAAAATCTTGGATATTTGGTGAAGTAAAGGCAGCAACAGCGGTTACTACATCCAACAGTGGTGTAATTTTTGAAGATTAAATATGAATATTAATAAAAATTTGGTTAAATTGTTTGATGTTCCTGATACTGCAATAATCGCAGAACCAAAAGCAACATCTGGTGGTACGTTTGACAATAATAATTTTCAAAAAGATTATGAGTTGGTTCAATCAAATTTAAAGGATTTGCTTGGGAATGGAACTATAGCCCTTGAAAGTGCATTAAAGGTTGCTACCGAATCTGATAGTCCAAGAGCATTTGAAGTTGTTGCCATTCTCTTAAAAACTATGGCAGATCTAAACAACAATGTTTTAGATGTTCATAAGAAAGCCAAAGATACTACCTCATCTAATACCAAAGTTTCACAAACAAATAATTCAGTTTTTGTTGGATCGACCAAGGATCTTCAGAACCTCTTAAATAAAGATAGAAGCACCGATAAAGTAATCGAAGCAGAGGTTGTGAATAATGAGTCTAAACAACGGTAATCAAGGTTATAGAAATAACCCAAAACTAAAGCCACCTGGCATTGATATTCAGTATACTAAAGAGCAACTGGAAGAATATGTTAAATGTGCCAATGATCCTGTATATTTTTGTAGTAAATATGTAAAAGTTAAAACTCTTGATAAGGGTATCATGCCTTTCAAGTTGTATGATTATCAGGAAGAATTTGTAAAACAGATTCATCAAAATCGTTTTGTAATCTCAAAATGGCCTCGGCAATCTGGCAAGTCTACTTCTGTTATTGGGTATATTTGCCATTATGTTACTTTTAATCAAAGCGTAAATGTTGCTATTCTTGCCAATAAGTTAAAAACAGCAAAAGATGAATTGTTTGCTAAACTTCAATTAGCCTATGAAAATCTACCACATTTCCTGCAACAAGGAGTAGTAGAATGGAACAAGACGAGTTTTAAATTGGAAAACGGGTCTAGAGTCGTCTGCGATGCAACATCGTCTTCAGCGATCCGTGGTGGCTCTTATAACCTATTGTTGTTGGATGAGTACGCGTTCTTACCTTCGCATATTGCGGAAGAATTCTATTCTTCCACGTATCCAACCATTTCGGCAGGTTTGACTACCAAATTAATAATTGTTTCAACTCCAAATGGTATGAATCATTTTCATAAACTTTGGGTAGATGCTAATAGACCTGCAGGACATAAATCAAAAAATAGATTTGTACCCGTTGAAGTTGATTGGACTCAAGTTCCAATAACTCCAGGTGGACCTAGACGCAATCAAGAATGGGCAGAAGAACAGATTGCCAATACAAGCCAAGAACAGTTTAACCAAGAGTATGGTTGCAGTTTCTTAGGATCTTCTAATACTTTAATTTCATCAACAAAATTAAATGTTCTTGCTCCGGAAGAACCAATTTCTGAAAATGTAGAAGGTCATAGAGTATATGAAATTCCACAAACCGATAAAATTTATTTTTTACAGGCTGACGTATCTCGTGGACAGGGGTCTGACTATTCTGCATTTACGGTAATTGATGGAACTAGCACACCATACAAAGTGGTTGCTACCTATAGAAATAATACTATTAGCCCATTTAATTTTCCAACAGTTATATTTAATTCAGCCAAAGCATATAATAATGCATATGTTTTAATTGAAACAAATGACTTGGGTGGACAGGTTTCCAATATTTTACACACCGATCTAGAATACGAAAATGTATTGATGACAAAAGTAATGGGTCGAAAAGGACAAATTTTGTCTCAAGGCTTTGGTGGGGTTGGAAAAAATGAAATGGGTATAAGAACGACTGCCCAAACTAAAAAAATTGGTTGTGCTATTCTTAAACGGTTAATTGAAGAAAATAAGATCATATTAAATGATGAGCGTATTATTGTTGAATTGATGTCATTTATTTCCAAATCTAATACCTATAAGGCTGAAGATGGTCAACATGACGACTTAGTAATGAGTTTGGTGTTTTTTGCATGGTTAACCAGACAAGAATATTTTTCTGATTTGATCGAACAGGCACAATTTAGTTACGAGGATGCCAAAAAACCAGAAGATGATAATATTCTATTCATGCCTTCTACACATTCAGAAGATGACGAAGGTGAATATGTCCAGGATGGGGTGATTTGGTATCCTAGTTAAAATGCTAAATATTTTGACATCATAAGGAAAATAAATGCCATCACTTAGCTCCTTTATTAACGCCAGCCAATATTCTACTGAAAGCACCACTCTAGATCTATTAGGTGGTATGAAATTGGGTTCAACATATGCCGGAATTACCTTTAATGGTATTTGTGGTGCAGCCAGTAATGATCCAGGTGGTTTATTTGGATGGTTAGTCTATTCTAGAGCAAATTTATATAGTCCTGCCAAGGGTTATACCTCATCTACGTATATTGTATACACAACACCACAGGAACTTGTTGGTGATTTGAACCAGTTGTCCGGTATCACATCATGTTTGATTTCAGATCCTTCTGCTGGTGGAACATTTGGTTTCTTCCAAACAGCCGGAACAATAGATGACAAAGTTCAACTTGTAGCAAGACCCGCTGGAAACGATTTTCTAAATGCAATTAATTTTCTAGCCTATGGTGGTACACTGGTTATTGTTGGTGACCCAGTTGGCTTTGACAACTATATTGCAACTACTGAAAATTATCTAGATGTTATTATTGGTCAAGAAGCCAATAGTGCACTGTGCACCTGGTTGATTGACCAACCATACACAACAGGAATATTTCCTTCTATTGCAGATATTACTGGTGTAACTGGTAGTGGTTACACAATGGCAAATTATGCTTCCTTGTTTGGTAGTGCGTCTCTTGTAACCGGAACAACGGTTGCCAACCGAATCTTTAATGTTTATGGTGTCAAAGATGTTTCAAATTTAGATACCTCTACATTACAAGCAAATACTCAAATCACATACAAACTACCAACTTCTACAGATGTTGGTGGATTTTTTGCAAGAGCAAAAAACAGAAATGAATTATATCTTTCAGTGGCTGGTCTTGATAGGTCAACAATTCTTAATGGAAACGTATCATCATCTATTGACTGGAATGATTCATTAAAAACCACATTAAGAAATAATAAAGTAAATTTCTTTGTAAATTACAATCCAAAGTTCTTAGGTTCAGATATTGTTGGTGCAACTGCAAGTGGAGCACTTACAAGTTATGACAGAGTTGGACCATCTCGTTTACGTTCAGCATTAAGAAAAGATTTGGATGCAATTGGTCTAAAGTATCTTTTTGAAATTAACAATTCTACAACTAGAGCACAAGTTACTTCTGAAATTGAAAGTGCAATAGATCCATATTTAACATTTATTGATACAGCCGTAACACAAATTATTTGTGATAGTTCTAATAATATTGATAATTCCGGCACATTAAATATGACCGTCATAATTAAACCAATTTTAAGTATTGATAGTTTTGTAATTGATATTAGTCTTACACAATAATGGCAAACAATAATTCAATAACAACTTTTAAAGAAGGTTTTTTGGGTGGCACTCGTGCCAATAGATTTGTCGTTGAACCAATTTGGCCTACAGGTATTAATGTTCCTGCAGAAGATTCATCGTTTAAAATGATATCCGCATCATTGCCTGCATCAACAATCAATACTATTAGTGTTCCATATCGTGGACGATTGATAAATTTTGCAGGTGATAGAATGTACACACCTTGGAATGTTGGTATATACGATGATAATAATACCAACAGTATATGGAAAGGTTTGCATCAATGGGCAGAATTTATGGATGGTCATTACACACATAAAGTAAAAGGTGATGATTTTTCATATAAAAGATTACAAACAACTTGGAGAATGAAACAATTAGATGCTAATGGTTTAGTTTTAAAAACTATAACTCTATACAAATGTTGGCCATCGGTAGTAGATGAAATAAGTTTGAATATGGCAGAGCCCGGATTTGTTGGTTTTAATACCACTCTTACATTTGATTATGTCAAAATTCAAGATAAAGAGAACTATAATACTTAAGATTAACTAACCATGCTAAATGATTTTAAAAATACCTTTTTTGGTGGAACTCGTTCTAATAGGTTTAGAATAGATGGTTCATTTCCAACCGGTGGTAGATTTACAGATTTTCATATACGTTCTGCCACTCTTCCAAGAGTTACTAGTAAAACTTTAAGTTATGATTATTTTGGTAGAAAATTTCATTATCCAGGTGAAAGAGATTATGGAACTTGGAATATTACCATATGGGATGATGTTGGAAATAACAACTTATGGGGTAAATTAAATAGATGGCAAAATTTAATTAATGACCATGATAACAATCAATCATCTACTCCTGGAGTTGGAACTGGTCAAACGTCAAGACAATATAAAGCAGATAATTGGAGAGTCCAACACTTAGATTTAAATGGTAATGATCAACCATTAAAAGAATACATTTTACATGGATGCTGGCCTGCTGGAATTCAACCAGTTCAAATGAATATGGGTTCTCCCAATGTGTTAAATAGTTATACTGTAATGATTGTTTTTGATTTTATGGAAATCAAGAATATTACAAGGAGAATACAAGGTTAATTATGGAAATTGATATATTTGGATTTCAGTTTGGAAAAAAGAAAACCACCAAGGAAGATCAAAAAAATGATGCAATGGCATCATTTGCAGTTCCAGAAGTATTTGATGGAACTGTAACTGTTGAGGCTGGTGGATTCTTTGGCACTGCCCTTGATTACGCAGCCACGATGCGTGATGAAACACAGTCAATCATTCAATACAGAAATATATCAATCTATCCAGAAATCGATGCTGCTGTAGACGAGATTGTAAATGCCTCCATTGTACCCGGTACAGACCACACACCAGTAAAATTAGATTTGTCTAAGTGCCCAATTTCTGATAACATTAAAACAAAAATATATAAAGAGTTTGACACTGTAATTCATCTATTAGATTTTAATCACAAATCATACGAAATCTTTCGCAGATGGTATGTAGATTCAAAGTTGTTTTATAACATTGTAATTGACAAGGATCTTCCTGGTCAGGGTATTCAAAGTATTGTTGCCGTAGATCCATTAAAGATTAAAAAAGTTCGTAAGTTTAAAAAGGAAATGGATAAGTATGTTCAGCAGACAAATACACCAATTCAACTAATCAAAGAAGTTGAAGAGTATTATGTCTATACGAATAATGATAAAGAATCACCAGTAATGACTGGTCCACAGGGGCTTCATTTATCTCTGGATAGCATTGTATATGTTCCATCTGGATTAGTTGATCTTAATACAAAACGTATTTTAGGATATCTGCACAAAGCCATTAGACCGCTAAACATGTTGCGTCAAATGGAAGATGCTATGTTGGTATACCGCATTGCTCGTGCTCCAGAACGTAAAATCTTTTATGTAGACGTTGGTCAACTACCAAAAGCTAAAGCTGAACAATATATGCGGGACATGATGAGCAGATTCCGCACAAAACTTACTTACAACCAAGATACCGGTGAAGTAAGAGATGAACGAAAGATGATGTCAGTACTTGAAGATTACTGGCTTCCACGTAGAGAAGGTTCACGTGGAACTGAAATTACAACCATTCCTGGTGCACAATCAACTTCACAAATTGAAGATATTGAATATTTTAAAAAGAAATTGTTTGCATGTTTGAATGTTCCAATTAGCCGTCTATCGGCTGAATCAACTGGTTTTAACATGGGACGTTCTACTGAAATTACCAGAGAAGAAATTAAATTCTATAAATTTGTTGATCGTATTCGATATCAGTTTTCTCGTCTATTCATGGATACCTTAAGAGTTCAATTACTTCTAAAGGGTGTAATGACGCAAGAAGACTGGGATGTTTTAAAAACCGATATTAAATTTGTATTCAACACAGATAATTATTTCTGGGATCTCAAAGAATCAGAAATTCTATCCGAACGTCTTAAGATGCTTTCGTTTGTTGAACCATACATTGGTAAATACTTCTCAACTGAGTTTGTTAAGACTGATATTCTCAAACAACTCCCAGAACAACTCAAGGTTATGGAAAAACAAATGGTTGTTGACAGACAAAGAATAGCACAAGAACAAGCAGCCTTAGCCGCCCAACAAGCCGCTCAAGAAGGTGGACAACAGTAATATTCCATGACTAATAATAAATTATTATTAAAATCGGGAATAGAGAACATCATTTTTAAAAATGATGAAAGTTTTAAGCAGAGTATAATTAAAGTTTTATCCACTAAATTGAACGAAAGTATTAAAGAAACTGAATTACTGGTGTCAAAGGCACTGTTATACAGAGAATCGATTACTCCAGAAAATACAACTTTAAATGAATTTGTAGATTTTGTAACTAACTTTAAACCAGGAAATTATAAGTTTCAAAATGGTTCAAATATAAATATTACTGATTCAGATATATTACACATTAAAAATTTATTTGAATCATTGAATGTTAAAAATAGAGAACACCTGGTTTCTGAATTATTTACTGATGGAACAACATTTAAGCAACATTTAACATTTTCACAGAAGGTAAGAAAATTATTATGAAAAACAATATCCGTCAAATGCTCAAGACCGTAGTAGAAGAAAATGCTGTTGCATTCAAAGAACAAGCCACCAAAGTTCTCTATGGCAAAGTTGGAACCAGACTACAAGAACAATATAAAGTTATTGCTAAAGATTTTCTTGGAAAGAAAGAACCTAAATGAAACTGATTACAGAACTAACTGAAGATATAAAGTATATCAAGGAAAATGCTGGTAATGGAGATAAGCATTATTTCATTGAAGGTATTTTTATGCAATCTGGTGTAAAGAACCGGAATGGTCGAGTATATCCACAAGGAACCCTTGCCAAGGAGACCAACCGTTATATTACTGAATATGTTAATAAAGGTCGTGCTTTAGGTGAACTTAATCATCCTACAGGACCAACTGTAAACCTTGATCGTGTATCACATATTATCAAAGAACTCCATGAAGATGGTAATTCTATTTGTGGTAAAGCAAAAATCTTAGATACCCCAATGGGAAAGATTGTAAAGAACCTTATTGATGAGGGTGCACAATTAGGTGTATCTACTCGTGGTATGGGTTCTTTAAAGTCTAAGAATGGATACCAAGAAGTACAAGAAGACTTTATGCTTGCTGCTGTTGATATTGTTGCTGATCCATCAGCACCACATGCTTTCGTAAATGGAATCATGGAAGGTAGAGAATGGATGCTCGTAGAAGGTTCTTGGCAAGAGCGTCAAATTGATGCAGCAAGAAAACTTATTAGTGGTTCATCAAGCCGAAATCTAAACAAAAATATTGTTAAAGTGTTTGAAGAATATTTTAATAAACTTAAATGAATAAAGATATTTCCCATCTTGCTCGAAATTATTTAATTGAATCGTTTAATAAACATTCAACGGGTGATTTGCATGAAGAATTCTTAAGAGAATTTGGCGAAGGTCCAAGTATAGCCGTTGATTCTTATAATAAAACAAAAGCACCTAAATTACCAAAAACTCCAAGTAAAGATGTTATTCCTGTTAATCGTCATGCTCTTGATACTATGGAAGATCCTTCTAAAATTAAATTACCATATGGTGTTGGTGGCGGTCGTGGTGGAAAGGGTGAAGGCATTGATGCCGAAGGTAAGCCAGATAATATTTTGTTTGGTGATACGGAAAAAGATGATTTGGGTGCCGGTTCTGCTGCAGGTGCATATGCTATTGGTACTGGATTAGACTGGTTGGGTAACTTGCTTGGAAATAAAGCAACATCAGCAATTGCAGGAACTAGTATCCTTAAAAAAATTCCAGGAATAGATAAAGTTCCAGGAGCAGTAGATTCACTTTTAGGTCAGGCTGCAGATATATCTGGGTCAAGTTGGTTTGATGCAAATATTGGCAAGATAGGTCAAAATGCTCAAAATTTAGCAGCACAGGGAGCCGGAAGTCCATGGGTGCCACTAGTTGGCTCAAAGCGTGCGGCATTTAAACCAGTTGATCCATTAGATGCAAGAAGACGCGCAGTATCACAAAGACAGTTAGAAGCTCAAGAAAAAGCATACGGTATAACTCCGTAATTTTAAAAACTACTAAATAATTAACACAAGGATTCTTTTATTATGAAACAAAAAAGCAAGAAAACTATTTCAGAAGCAGCAGCCGAAGCCATGGGTCTAGGTGGATACCCAATGTCCAACGGTCAATCAGATTTTGATATGACTGGACGTGGATCCAACATCGTGCAACCAATTGATTTTGGTGGTGCAGCCATGGCTCAAGCCCAAGTTCCAGTTGGTGCTGGAATGGCAGCTCCAACTGCTATGGCTTCTTCATCAGCAGATGAAGAAGAAAGCGAAGAAGATACTGACGAAGATACCGAAGAGGAAATGGAAGAAGAAGAGACCAACGAGGAAACCAAACAAGATTTCCGTAATGCTCTTGTTTCTCTTTTAGGTGAAGATGTTTCACCATCCCTTGTATCCCAACTAGAAGCAATTTTTGAAGCCGCTGTATCTGACCGTGTTGAAAAAACCGTTGCCAACATCGTTCAAAATGTTGATGGTAATGTAAAGACATATCTTGATAATGTAACCGAATCACTTGTAGAGAAGGTTGATGATTATCTTGACTTTGTTGTTGAAGAGTGGATGACCGAGAATGCTGTTGCAGTTGAGCAAGGTGTTAAGACACAAATTGCAGAAAACTTCATCGGTGGTCTCAAGAATCTCTTCGAGAATCATTACATCGATGTTCCTGCAGAAAAGTATAATGTTCTTGATGAACTTTATGCCCAAAACCGTGAACTAGAAACCAAGCTCAATGAATCCTTCCAATTCAATATGAATCTTCGTAAAGAAGTTTCACTTACTGAATGTGCTGGTATCTTTGTTGCCGAAACACGTGATCTCGCAGACACACAAGTTTCCAAACTACAAAATCTAATGGAAAGCGTTAATTTTAGCAATCCAGAAGAATACCGCGAAAAGCTAGTTGCTATTCGTGAAAATTATCTATCCAGAGGTCGTCCAGTCGTTCGCAATGCCGAACCTGAACAAACCTTTTCCCCAGTCAAAAATACACCAACAAACCTCGTAGAGGGATATGCTGGTGCTATCGGACGACTCAATAAAAGAGTCTAAACTTTTACTTTTACTAAATAATTTTAATCAATAGGAGATTAATAACTTACCATGAATTTTCAAGAAAACACCCCGTATGACATTTTAACCGAGAAGTGGGATCCCGTGCTCAGTCACGGTGCACTCGCTCCAATCAAAGACGATTACCGCCGCAAGGTAACCGCCGTTCTTTTAGAGAATCAAGAGCAAGCTCTTCGTTCTCAGCATCTAACTGAAGATATGGCATCTGGTGCCAATCTCGGTATGCCTTCATCGTTCACCAACTCCGGTGGCGTTGCAGGTTACGATCCCGTACTCATCTCGCTCATTCGCCGTTCTATGCCAAATTTGATGGCCTACGACATCTGCGGCGTTCAACCAATGACCGCTCCAACTGGTTTGATCTTTGCAATGCGTGCAAATTATCAATTCGGTGGTACCGGCATTTCTTACGCTGGCACGTATGTCGAAGCACAATTCCAAGAGCCACAACCATCCTTCGGTGGTTGCGGTTGGACACTCGATGCAGCCTTTGCGGCATCTAAGGGTCTTTCTGCTGGTTGGAATGCTACATCTGGTGTATGCTCGTCTGCTGCACAACTTGCAGCAATGCGTGGTATCCTCACCGCTAACGGTGAAGGTATTGGCAAGGCTGCTGGTTATGCTAACTGGAATCAAATGGCCTTTAGTATTGACCGTGTTGCTGTTCAAGCTCGTACACGTGCACTAAGCAGTAATTACACTGTTGAACTTGCACAAGACTTGAAGGCTGTTCACGGTCTAGATGCCGAAGCCGAACTCGCAAATCTTCTCAGCACTGAAATTCTTGCTGAAATCAACCGCGAACTCGTCAAGACCATCTATTATGTTGCTAAGTCTGGTTCACAACAGAACGATCTTGCAGCCAAGGGTACATATGACCTTGATCAAGATTCTGATGGTCGTTGGTCAGCAGAACGCTTCCGTGGTCTCAGTTTCCAAATCGAGCGTGAATGCAACGCAATCGCCAAGGAAACCCGCCGTGGTAAGGGTAACTTCATCATCTGCGACAGCGATACTGCTGCCGCACTTGCAATGTCTGGTTTCATGAGCCTTTCACCTGGTATTGCTCCACAAATGAATGTTGACGATACTCAAAGCAATTTTGCCGGTCTTCTCAGTGGCAAGATTCGCGTTTACATCGATCCATATAGCCCAGCAGGATACAACTTCTTCTGCGCAGGTTATAAGGGCGAGTCACCGTATGATGCAGGTCTGTTCTACTGCCCATACGTTCCGCTCCAAATGGTTCGTGCAGTTGATCCTAATACGTTCCAACCACGTATTGCGTTCAAGACTCGTTACGGCGTAGTTGCTAATCCGTTTGTTCTTAACGGTGCAGCACCTGATGCTGATTCGTTGACCACAGGGCTTAACCAATACTACCGTCTCACTGCAGTTACCCATCTACACGGTAACACGATCTAAGTAATCGGTTAGAACTTAAGTAACACTTCGAAGCCCTCCTCAGAAATGAGGAGGGCTTTTGTTATTAGATAAATATTTCTATGAGCTGCATTTCAAATATAAATCCATTATACAATAGTTACTTTACATTAATTTTTGGTCGTGGAACAAAACAATTTGAATTAAATTGTCAGAAAGCCAATCTTCCAGGGTGTACCGTACCTGATGTAAATCAACCAACGATCTTTGGTACAACGATTCCAGTACCAACTATGCAGTTTAATTATGAAACTTTAAATGTAGAATTTATAGTTGACTCTGAATTAACCAATTGGAAAAGTTTATATTCTTGGATGCGTAATGTAGCAAATATTCAAAATGACAATACAAATAATTTGCCATATCAACAATGGCACCATCAAGCTGTATTATCAATAATAAGCCCAATATCAAATTGTGTTGTTACTACAGTAACATTTCGATATATTGTTCCAAGTAAACTTACCGGTATTGTATTTCAATCAGATACATCTGATGCAGTAATACAAAAAGCATCTTGTACTTTTAAATTTTCATATTATGAAATTGACCCCGATGCTCCAGAAAATCTTAAAAATACTGTTTAAATATAATCTTCTGGATTATCAGACCAGCTTTCAGCAGAATTTGGACTGCTCTCTGGATTAAATGGTAGCTTTTTAGTTTCAGGATTCATTGTGCGGCGTTTTACAGGCTTAGGTGGCTTCGGAGCCTCCTCAACTAACAGATCCTCTACAGAGGGTTCCTGCTGCTCAGATTCTTCTATTTCTTCTAATTCATCATCAAGTATGACCTCTGAGCCCTCAAAACTGTCAATCATATCGTTTACAAAATTTACAAAATCTTCATTATTAAAAAGTTCATTGAGCATCATAAGTCCAGCTTCTGGACCCACTACCAAATCTTCATTAGTATTATTCATTACAGATTTTGGGTCTACTTGCATTGTATGAAAGAATACGTCATACATCTTAGAAAGATCTTCAGTAGGAACTCCTGTATATAATACAGAAGTTCGATTAATTGAAATTTCTGATAGTTGTAAATTAGATGCATAATTGGTTAATTTAAAATATTCAATAAGATCACCATTCTGATCTCTTGATAATGCACATTCGATTTTAGCTGGGAATGATATTACGATTTTATCTAATTGAGCATCACGAACCAATCCAATTAGTTCGTCACCATTTATAAGTTTAACAACTCTAACAATACCGCCAAAGGGAGTTTCTTGTACTTCGTCAGACATAGTAACCCTCCTAATTTATTTATCATCGGTAGGTAGTGGCATCGACATTATCCTGTAATCAAACTTTTCTTTTTTATAAATTTTAATTCGTTCTTCAAAATGCCTATAAACATGGTTCTTGTATGACATATAACAAAGGTCATCAACGATATCATAAACTTTCAAAGTTTTCTTTTTAGCAGATACTCGTAAACCTCTACCAATACTCTGTAGTAAACGAATTATAGATTTCGTAGGAGAGGCAAGGATAAGATTATCAATGTTGACAATGTTAATGCCAGTACTAGTAGTACCGTAACTCGCAACCAATATGGCATTAGTTTGTGTATCCACGATACGCCGGATAGATTCTCGGGCTTCACTTTCTGTTTTTCCGTGAATAAGATATACCTTCTTATCTGTTCCTGCTGCCTCAATGAGAGCGTGGAGAGGTTTCCCGTGTCCCTCGACATAGTTGAAGAGGATGAGGGTATTGCCTTTGGTATGAATTGCGAGTTCTTTGACAAATTCATTCCTCCTACTATTACTTATTATAGTCTTGATTTCATCAGGATATTTTTGTTTTTTCATATCCTGTTTTTCTTGATCTGTATATTTCAATACAATACAGTCAACAGCAAGAGTAGCAAGCAATCCCTTGTTCATAAGGCTCTTTGTCTGAATAAACTGAATAGCAGGTCCTAGAATGCCTTCTATGCTTAAACGGTGTGCCTGTGTTTGATCTAGTGTGCCCGTAGTACCAATACGAAACCAGGCTTTAGTTAACTTCTGACCAATTAGATTTATTGATTCTGCCTTGGCTTGGTGACACTCATCAAAGAAGATAGCATCAAATTGGTCAAACCACTCTCTAGGCAACTTGTATATAGATTGCCATGTAGAGACAATTACTTGTTTGTTGGTGTCTTTTTCAAGTCCTGCACTAATTTTATGAATATATTTTCTTGATAGCCAAGAAGGGTCTGCCTTTGAGTAATCAAAGAAGTCTGTTTCCATCTGTGTTACCAGCCCTACTGTTGGAACCAAAACTAAAATCTTTCTGTCTGATTTTATTACGGATAGTAGATAGCGGAGCAAGACGTAGATTATTAAACTTTTTCCAGAACCTGTCGGAGATATTATTACACACCGGTGAGCGTTGATAGCGTGTAGAATTGCTTGGCTTTGGTGGGGATGCATTTTGACCTGCTGTTTCTTTACAGAAACTTTCAGGGTATCGTAGAAGTCCAGAAGTTTCTCCTCCGTTATGCATAGCGGATTCCTACTCTCTTTAATATTTAAAGTGTATTGGCGGTCTTTACAAAACTTACTCAAGTAAGGTTTAAGACCTCTTGGGAGGGTAGAAGATAAAATATCAAATAATCTTATCTTACCATCCCATATACGCCGTTTAAACAATGGCATATACTCAGCACCGGGAATCATGAACGAGAAATAATCTCTCAGTTCTTGTTTAACGCCCTTTTCTGTTTTTATATAGTAACGAACTTCGTCTACAGATTCAACTTCTACATCCACTCAATATTTATGGTAAGATTAGACGATACCCTGCGTCATCTTGAACCACTCAATAGCGGACTTAATAGAGAAGTTTCTATTATTGAGAACTTTTAAAAATTCTTCAACCATCTTAACCTTAACTTCAATTACAGCAATCTTTAATTTTAGTTCAATAATCTTAGGATCTGCCTCAATAAACTTTTCCACATCAGTCTTTAGTAGAGTTAGTCCATTTGGGTCCTCTCCCCATGCTTCCAATTCTTCACGACTAGCCTTACCAGTAAAGATCTTCCACTTACGAAGTTTAAGAATTGCTAAGTCATTTACCTGTTTACACAGAATCAGTTTAAAATCTGCATGAAGACACAGGTACTTACTATGCAGCTGAGGAGTTCTAATAGCCTCATTTCCTAGTTCTGAGGAGTCAACAGATGCATCTTTGGAAATATTGAGTTTAAGGTCTTCTAGATTCATAAAGACAGTATAGTAGAAGTCAAGAAAATGTCAACTAAATAACTTGACATCTTTATAAGTTGTATTATATTTAAAATGAGGTTATATGATTATTGATTTACGCGAAATACCAGTCGTATGGATTAATTTGGATTCAGCAACTAAAAATGCTGAAATTATGCAAGACAATCTTCTAAAGTTTGGGTTTAAACATACTTATAGAAAATCTGCTAGAATCATTCCAGCTCCAGAAGGCACTATACCAAGTAATGCACATTATGTTGGCTGTGCACAATCCCATATTGATATTTTGGATGATGTGCAGTATACAACGCCACTTCTAATTTTAGAAGATGACGCAGAATTTACAGATTCATTTAATCCAATTATGGATATTCCAGACGATACAGATGGCATTTACCTTGGTATTTCTAGTGGTAACCGTGGATACCAAACTAAAAGATATACAGAAGAATATATGAGAATAGGTGGAATTCTAGCCACTCATGCTATTTTATATGTAACTCCCATATATAGAGACTATATGTCTCGTGTAGCAAAACATTGTATTCATGATTTAAAACAGCCATGGGATGTAGGAGCATCATCATTACAATTTCAAACTAAAGTATATACACCAAATAAACCATATTTTTATCAATCAGATAATAGAGATTCAGCTAACAAGTGGCAACACTTTACTGATAATACACTAGAAGATAGGGATTCAGCGTATTTATGATTACATATAATAGAATTGGAACAAATGGTAGATTTGGAAATCAGATGTTTCAATATGCTACATTATATTCTATTGCTAAAACTAGAAAATATCAATTTGGTGTTCCATATAAGTTAAAAACTAATAATGAATACTATAATTTTTGTTTACCTGAATGTTTTTCAAATCTATCTGCAGCTGATAGTAGTGATTATGCGGCTTTAAATAAAGCTCAGGAACATCAGTTTACATATAATGCTGGTATTTTTGGAATCCAAGATAACACAGATATTACTGGTTATTTTCAAAGTGAAAAATATTTTGTAGATTATAGAGAACAATTATTAAAAGAATTTTCTTTTAATGATAGAATTTATAAGCAAGCAGTAGATATGCGATCTTTAACAAGATTACCAACCATATCGATACATCTAAGGTTAGGTGATTATGTTCAGTTGCAAGATAGTCACCCAATATGTTCAGTGGATTATTATGCAGAAGCACTAAAGTTATTGCCTGATGATCTTTTAATCTATGTCTTTAGTGATGATATGCCACAAGCAATTGAGTTTTTTAAATCGTTAAATCGTAAAGTAGTATTTACAGAAAGTAACGATAAATATGTTGATATGTGTTTAATGACTTTATGCAATTATCATATTATTGCTAATAGTTCTTTTAGCTGGTGGGGATCTTGGTTGAGTGATTCCAAGAAAACTATTGCACCTTCAAAATGGTTTGGATCTGCGCCCAGTGCTCCCAAAAACTGGTCAGATATTTACTGCAAAGATTGGACTATATTATGAATAGTCAAGATTTGACAGCAATAATTCCAGTTAGAATAGATTCACCAGAAAGATTAAGAAATTTAAATTCTGTTGTTACATTTTTATTAAAGTTTTACAAATGTAAAATTATTGTAAAAGAAGTTGATTCAGAACAAAAAACAAATTTAGTTAAAGACGACCGATTAACTTATATATTTGAACAAACTAATGATACTTCTTTTTTTCATAGAACAAAAATATTAAATGATATGTTAGAGCTTGTAGATACCAAATTTACAATTAACTATGATTGTGATATTCTAATTCCACAAGATAATGTAAAAAAATGTTTAAAAATGTTAGAAAATGAATATGATTTTGTTTATCCTTATGAAAAAGAATCATTTTTAACTTTTTGGGAGTTTACTGAACAACAATTAAATAAAATTTTAACAGATCCAGATACTTCATGGATTTCTTATTTAACAGATAAATATCCAGTTTTTACAGATCATCCAGGGTTGAATTTATTTACATCAATAGGATTGGGTAAAATAATTACTACTGGTGGTATTCAATTTTTTAATACGGATTCATATAAAAATGGTTTTGGTGAAAATGAAGAATTTATTGACTGGGGTCCTGAAGATCAGGAACGTTTATATAGATTTTATATTCTTGGCTATAAAATAGGATGGATTGATTCGGGCTACGTAGTTCACATGAACCATCCAAAATCAAAAGCATCGGATTGCAATACATTTTATAATAAAGAAAACCATAAGTTGTGGGATGTAATTACTACAAATGTTAAATCAAAAGAATCGATGCTAGAATACATGTCTTCGTTAGAGTATACTAAGAAGAGAATAATTAAATGAAAATTGCAATTTGTTTATCGGGACAACCACGATATTTAAATTTAGGATATGAATATTTAAATGAATATATCATAAAACCTAATTTGGAACACGATATTGATTTTTTTATTCATACTTGGTATGATAAAGAAGATATAAATAAATTTTTTAATTCGGCTCAGGATTTACAATTAAATAGTGTTGGAACTCTTTTAAAAGACTCTGATATTATTATAAAAAATTTATATAAACCAAAAAAATATTTAATTGAACCTCAAAAAAACTTTGATAAATACGTTCAACTAACAGAATCATCGCAAAATGCTAAACAAAATAATCTTTGTAGTTTATTTTATTCTATGTATATGGCAAATAATTTAAAACGAGATTATGAAACACAATGTAATTTTAAATATGATTTGGTTTTAAGAACAAGAACTGATTTAATATATTTTAACTCAATTAATTTTAATGAATATAATACACAATTAAATAATATTAATATTCCAGAAAAATATTTTTTTGATCAAGAATCATTTAACAATTCAAATAAACCAATGCCAGATATTTTTGCTTTTTCTAATACTCAAAATATGGATATCTTTTGTAGTGTTTATCCTGAATTTTTAAGATTAAATAAAATAATAAATCCAAAATATGGAGAAAATTATCTTGGACACTGGGTTAGAAATGAAAATACTCTCAATATAAATCCAATTAATTTTTCAATAAATCTTATACAACGAACAAATTTAAAATATCTATGAATATAGTGATACCATTAGTCGGAGAAGGTAGACGGTTTAAAGAAGAGGGATATTTAGACCCAAAACCTTTAATAAAAATTTTTAATAAACCTATTTTACAACATTCTGTAGAATCTTTAGGTATAACAAATGCAAATTATATTTTTATTATAAGAGAATATGATAACAAAGATTGGAATGATCGTCTACAGAACTTGATATATACCATCAATCCAAATGCTAGAATTATTAGTAGTAAAATTTTAACTAAAGGAGCAGCAGAATCGGTTCTGTTGGCAAAAAAATATATTGATAATGATTCACAATTAATAGTAACAAATTGCGATCAGTATATTAATTGGAATATTGGTGAATTAGATAATTTTGTAAACACAATAAATCAACCTGATTGTGATGCACTTGTTACAACATATAACCATATAGACCCAAATACAATAATACCTTTCTCAAAAACTCCCTACTCTTTTATTGAGACAAATGAATTTGGTTATGGTATTAACTTTTCAGAAAAGATTGCTATAAGTAAATTAATGTTAAATGGAATACATTTTTGGAAACAAGGGAATACTTTTGTTAAATCTGCAGAAGATATAATTAAAAAAAATATAACATATAATGGAGAATTTTATGTTTCTTTAACCTTTAATGAGTTATTACCACAATATAAAATAAAATATTTTCAAATGACTGATACTAGTTTTTATTCTTTGGGTACTCCTAAAGACTTAGAAGAATTTATATCAAAAAGAATTATATGTTAAAAACCGCACTATTATTAACTGGACAGTATAGAACACTTGATTATACAATAGAAAATTGGCGACAATTTATTATGGAACCTTTTGACTGTCTATCTGATTTTTATTTAAGTATATATGAAACCAATGGTAAAAGGATAGATACTGGTGATATTTGTAGTCGTGGTGCATTATGTAATGCAAAATTTGATCCAACTGCACTTGATGAAGAATATTTAAAAAATCTTCATAATTGTAAAAAATTAATTATGGAAAATTACCAAGATGTGGCTTTAAAACAAAATTTTAAAAGTAAATCTTTTTTAGTAAAAAATATTATAACTAAAAAATATAATCAAGATAGAAGATTTGAATGGTTTTTTTCTCAATATTATAAACGATATACTGGAGTTCAATATTTATTAAAACAAGATTATGATCTTGTAATTTGTAGTAGACCAGATTTTAAACCCACCTATACCCCCCAGATTAAAGATTTAAATCCTAATAACATTTATATATCACTTAGTAATCCACTTGACGGATATCACGATTTTTATATTATCTCATCTCCTCAAAATTTATTAAAAATTTTTAATATTTATAAGGAAGTTAATACTAAAGTCGTTCCATATTTTTTAAAAACAGACCCCAATAAATTAACATGTGGTCATTCTTTATTGACATATTACATTGATAATGTTTTAAATATTCCTGTTACAAAAATAAATTTATTCGGAGAATTACAAAGATGAAATTAAAATTTTATATAGTTACTTATAATCGGTATAATGATCTGCATGCTACTTTAGATTCTTTATTTAATACTGATTTATTCGTAAATACAGTATATGATAATTGGTCAAAAGAAGTTTATATAGTAAATAACCATAGTAATTTTAACTTAGATTTAAAATATCACGATAAAGTTAAAGTTTTACATAATACTATGAGACCGGATTTTTCTTGTGGACATTTAAGTAGAAATTATAATGAAATTTTTATAAATGGTTTTAAAGATTTAAATAATCCGGATTGTGATTTGTTGATGCACAGTCATGATGATAACATATTTCACCCTAATTTTTTTGAACAGTTGTTATTATATCATAAAAGATATAATTTAATAACTTTTTCTCAAGGATGTGGATTTATGAGTTATACTGCTGAAGCAGTCAAAAAAATAGGTATGTGGGATGAAAGATTTTGTACTATAGGATATCACGAAGGTGATTACTTTTTAAGAGCAATAAAATATAATCACGAACATACTAGTATAAATGATCCTAGACAATTAAGAATCTGGAATCCATTACCACATATTGTTTATAAAATACCGGGGACTGATTTAAATTCAGCGCATACAGAAAGCCAAAAATATTATTCTGTCTGTAGACAACTTTTTGAACAAAAATGGAATGGAGTAAAGGATACCAATTATTCACCCAATCTTTTAAATATTTTATCCGATCCTAAAATAAATATGCATATGATGTATCCTTATTTTGAAAAAGATCTCTATGATTTACCAACTAAATACTTTACAAACATTGATATAAATGGAAGGAAGTTCATGTAATGAAATTATTTAAATATAATGAAAACACGTCTGATATAAAAGGGTTAAAATTTATTCCTGATTTAATTGAATATAAAAATTCAGATGATTGGATTCCTGAAGCATATATTGATGGGGTCTTAACAAATATTCAAGATAAGCATAACAAAATTACTCAAGAATTTTCAGAAAATAATAAACAAGTTTTAAAGTCATTGATGGATGATTTAGAACAAAAAAATAAATTAAATGTTATTTTGGAAATTGGAGTTAACCGAAGTAGAGAATACTCTTCTACTCAATTTATTTTAAAAAATAAATCTTTGCATACCAAATATATTGGGGTAGACTTACAACAAGGTTTGATTGATACAATATATAATGAAAGTTTAAATAATTTTGGATTGGCTACAAATTCTAGTAATTATGAACAAATTGTTGGATATTTAAATTATTTAAATGTAGGGATGGTAGACTTGTTCATTATAGATGGTTGGCATTCTGTGGATCAAGTTGTAAAGGATTGGAGATTTACTAATCTTTTAAATTTAGGTGGACATGTTTTAATGCATGATACAAATTATCATCCGGGTCCATATTGTGTATATGAAGCCATTGATTCAGACTATTATGTAAAACAAAAACATTTAACAACTTTGGAACATGATTGGGGTGTTGCTACCGCTACAAAAATTAAAGAATATATATTATGAAATTATTTAAAATAAAAGATATGTTGCGTGGTTGGTTTATTGGTGATTTTGTACCATCTGTTCTACGTACTACAGAATTTGAAGTTGGGGTGTTAACTCATACTAAAGATGAATATTGGGCACCACATCATCATAAGCTTGCTACAGAAATAAATGTTCTTTTAAGTGGAAGTATGACTGTAAATAATATACAAATACATGTTGGAGATATTTTTGTAATAGATCCTAATGAATCATCTACACCAAGATTTCTGGAAGATTGTAAAGTATTATGTATAAAAACACCATCAGTTATAGGTGATAAATATAACGAATATAAGGAATAAATTATGAATATATTTGTGTGTGAACGTGAACTAGATAAAGAAAAATATTTTGTAGTAACATATAGAATAGAATCAAATACAAATCTACGAGATGCTGCTTGGAATATTGCTATCGGACAAAGTGTTGGAAATCCCAATGTAAGAAATCGGTGGGAAACCGAAGATCTATTTAAAAACCATTCTTGTCTAGTACTTGGAGATGAATTAGATTTACAGAAGAAATTATCTGGAGATGTTAAAATTGCATTTCCTGTAATTAATACCGATTGGGAAACAGATGGAATAAGTCATTTGTTGTGCCAAATCATGGGCGGTCATGTTGATATTGATTTAATTAAGAAGTGTCGTCTTATCAAACTTGATTTACCTAAGACAGTTACACAGCATTTCTTGGGACCAAAATTTGGTATAACTGGAATGAGAAAGTTTACGGGTCAATATGATAAACCTTTATTTGGTGCAATTATCAAACCCAAGATAGGAATAAGTCCTGAAACCCTTTTAGATATGGTTAAAGAACTTGTTGATGGTGGTGTTGACTTTATTAAGGAAGATGAGATAATGTCCAATCCTTCTTTCTGTACTCTTGATAAAAGAGTAGACCTAATTTCAAATTATTTGAACTCACAATCTAGGAATGTTGTTTTTTGTCATACAATAAATTGTGATCCACATATCCTCGTGGATCGTGTTAAAAGAATTTATTCTCTTGGAGGCAATGGAGTTCATATAAATGTATGGAGTGGCTACGGGGTATACAATAGCATCCGAAAACTAGATTTGCCAATGTATATACATTTTCAAAGTAGTGGTGCGAAAGTTTCTACTAGTATAAACAATCAGTTTAGTATTAGTTGGACCGTTATATGCCAATTGGCTACTCTTATGGGTGCTGATACGATACAAACTGGAATGGTTGGTGGATACAGTAATGACGATGAAGACGAAATTCTTGAATGCATTAGAATTCTTCGTGATGGAAATACCCTTCCTGCTTTGAGTTGTGGTCTTCATCCGGGTTTAGTTGACAGGATTACATCTTTGGTTGGTAATGATTATCTTGGAAATGCTGGTGGTGCTGTCCATGGACATCCAAATGGAACTTTATCGGGTGCTAAAGCCATGAGACAATCAATTGATAAAACTCATGGAAAGGAATATCATGAAGCAATTGTTAAATGGGGAAAGAGTACATAATACTCTAACATATATATGAAGATAATATCTCACCGAGGGAATCTTATTGGACAAGACATAAATTGGGAAAATCATCCAGATTATATCGAAGCAGCCGTCTCTATTGGTTTTGATGTTGAAATTGACGTTTGGTATATATCCGGAACATTATTTTTGGGACATGACTCACCACAATATCCTATTAATGAAAATTTTTTAAAAGACCTTCCTTTATGGTGTCATGCCAAAAATATTGAAGCTCTTGAATATATGGTTAATTCCAAACTTCATTGTTTTTGGCATGAAACTGATAAAGTTGTATTAACAAGTAAAAATTATTTATGGACTTTTAAAAATAATATGTTGACTTCTAATTCTATATGCGTATTACCAGAACTGCAACCAGGTGTATCTTATGATAATGCATATGGCATCTGCACGGATTATCCTATCAAATATAAACAATTACTATGAATATTGCAATATTATTATCGGGGCATTTTAGAACAACAAATTTTAAAGCTTTATATGATTCTTATGAAAAGTATATATTTAAAGTAAATCCATCGTGTACTTTTGATATTTTTATTAGTACCTGGAATGATACTGGTCTTAGATCACATTTTTATTATGATGAAAATCAAAATGATGGTATTGTATCTGGAGAGCTTATTGATGAAAGTAAAATTAGGGATATTTTTAATCCAGTATATTGTAATATAGAAAATTTTAACGATAAAAAAGAAACATTTAAACACAAAACACATAAAATATATGAATTGAGGGATTCCTTAATTATAAATGGTACAATAAATGAAAATATTAAATTTAATAGAATTTTAGCTAATTGTTCGATGTGGTATAAGTGGTCTGATGTAGAACAATTAAAGCAGAAACACCAGCTTACAACAAATAAAAAATATAACGTAGTTATAAAATCAAGATGTGATTTTATTTTTTTTAAACCTATAAAATTGTATGAAGATTTTAATATACTTACACCACCTTGGCCAACAGAATCAGCACTAAGACAAATTCGTAAAGATTTAAATTATGATGAAGAACTAAATGATTGGTGGGCTATTGGTGATGAAAAAATCATAACAAAATTAAATTCTTTGTATAATAACTATGATATATTATTTGAAGAATTAAAAGAACCTACCCTATTAAAGGAATTTATTAATCCTCACCGATTACCTGTCTACAATTTACAAAAACAAGGAATTGATCTACGTCAAATAAAAAAATTAAAAAGCACAGAAGGCAATAAAGGTATTATTTTATCAAGAAACCCTATAGCATAAAAATAAAAAATAAGTATCAATAATAACTTGACATCTTATAATCTCACTATATATTGTTATCAACGACACTATACTAATTTAAAGGATTGACTCTTATATATGGAACACACAAAATTAAACGTAATCTTGAATGATGTTAAAAATGGAAGACCAGTTATCATCATTGATGATTCGAATCGAGAAGATGAAGCTGACATTGTTATTGCTGCCGAAGCAGTAACAAAATATAATTTAATTTTTGCTATGAGACATGCGAAAGGATTGATGTGTATTCCATGTACTCAAGTTAAACTAGACCAGTTTAATATCAAAATGATGAATTCAAATAATTTAGATACTCTGGGAACTCCTTTTGCTACATCTATTGATGCAACAAAGGATACTAGTACAGGTATGTCTGTATATGATCGCTTAAAGACTATCCAAACGTTTGTAAATGATGAATGTAAACCATCTGACTTGGCACAACCAGGTCACCTATTTCCACTATGTGGCAAACCAAATTTGTTAAAGGATCGGCGTGGTCATACAGAATCTTCTTTGGAGTTGGTTAAGTTAGCAGGTTTTAAACCAATTTCAGTAATCATTGAAATCATGAATGATGATGGTACAATGACAAAGGGTGAGCAAATCTTTGAATTTGCAAAAATTTATAACTTAAATATTATTACAGTGGATGAAATTTTTAATGCCGTTTATAACCAGAGCCTATAATAGAATAACATATAATATCGATAATTTATCAATACTTAAAAGTAGTGAAACTGATAGGTTGCTAGATGAAATTGAATATTATAAACAAATTCCCAATGAATTAAAATGTTATTTTCCTCAAATATATTCTTTTAATCAAACTCAAAAACCTTACAATTTAGAATTAGAATATTATAGTTATAAAAATATTGCTTATTATTTTATTCACCAATCACATGGATTAAAATTTTGGGAATCTATTATAACTCTTTTATTTAATAGTATTGAAAAATTTAAAAATACTAAATCTGATATATCTGATGATCAAGCAGAGAAGTATATTTTAGAAATGTTTATAGATAAAACAGAAAATGAATATTTAAATTTAAAAACTAAATTTAATTATTTTACTGAATTATGTTCTGCAGAATGTTTTATTTTAAATAAAAAGAAATATTTAAATTTTGAAAAAATATGGCCAAGTATTAAAATACGACTAATTGAAATAATTAAAAATAATCGTAATTTTAATTTTATTCATGGTGATATGTGTTTTTCAAATATTTTATTAGGTTATAATTCAACTTTACCAGATAAAACTATAAAATTTATTGACCCCCGTGGATCGTTTGGTTCCAAGGGATGTTATGGTTCAAGTATATATGATTATTCAAAGTTACTTCATTCAATTGATGGTGGCTATGAATATTTTATCTATGATGAATATAAACTAACAGAAGAAAATAAATTTAATTATTCTTTAGAGTATTCATATTCAGATAATAAAAATATAGCATTAAATATTTTTAAAAGTTATACAACACCCAATGACTATGCTGTATATTCTTTAATTCAAGGTTTAATTTTTGTTAGTATGTGTGCTAGACATTATGATGATATAAATAGACAAAAAGCAATGTATATAACTGGTGTCAAATTATTAAATGAGGCATTGAATTAAATATGTTAAAAATATGTGTAGATATGGATGGGACAATTTGTCAAAATAAAAATATAAATCAACAATATTATGATGTTGAACCAATGGATGGTGCAGTTAAAACTTTAAATTTATTAAAACAAAAAGGTTATTATATTATAATTCATACTGCTCGAGGTATGAAAACATTTGAGAATAATCAAGGAAAAATTATTGCAGAACATTCATTAAAATTAACACAATGGTTGAACAAATGGAATATACCATTTGATGAATTACTTTTTGCTAAACCACATGTGGATTATTTCATTGATGATAAGGGATACCGATTTGAAAACTGGGCAGATACATATACTTTTTTATTAACTAAGGAACAAACAAATGTTTAATTATTTTATTGATACGGCAGATACAACTTACATCAAAGATCTATGGACTAAAATCAAAACACATTCTTCCAAGGAATGTATGTTAGGAATTACTACTAATCCTAACGCATTTTTTAAAACTGGTGATTTAACTTTAAATCAATGGATTGAAAAATCTAAAATCTTGGGAGATATTATTTCAGATATTCGTCAAGATAATTTGGGGGAATTGCATATACAATTTCCCTCATCTATCGTAGAAGAAAAAACTTTTATAAAATTTATAGATCTATTACCAAAATTTACTAATAATAATGTTCAGGTATGTATTAAAATCCCCCCATTTGAACATGCATTAAAGATTGCTCAAAAACATAAAAAGAGTTATAAATTAAATGTTACAGGCACATCTGATGCAGCAACTGCACTTCTAGCTCTATCATATGATATTAAATACTTATCAATCATTCCTGGAAGAATGGAAGAACAATCTATTGATGCCAAATCACATGTTTCATATTTGCAAAATCGAAATATTAAAAATAACCATATAATTACTGGTAGTATGCGAACATTAGAATGTGTTAAATGGTGTGTAGAGTATGACACAATACCAACAATTGGTACTCGAGTATGGGATCAGATTACTGATAAAAATATTAGCGAATTTTTTAATTATGTAAATCAACCAGAAATTAAAAATACACATGGAACAAAATTTGGTCCACATATTAGTATTGTAAATAATGATCTATCTCTTGCGTTTTTTAATGAGATGGATTCTAAAGGATTGCAGTGCTATGAGAATTTATTAACTAGATAATTGTTGATATCTCTAGTACTTGTGATATACTAATATAGTGAAAAACCCATCCAAGAAAAAAAAACCATCAGATGCAGATTACGTAAGTAATTCTGATTTATATGATGCTTTAGTTGATTATCGTAAAAAGTCCAATGATGCAGAAAATGCAGGTAGAAAGAAACCCAAGCTTCCAGATTTTATAGGAGAATGTGTTCTTAAGATTGCATCAAGACTTTCGTTTCGTCCTAATTTTGCAAACTACCCATATAGAGAAGAGATGGTATCTGATGCTGTCTTAAACTGTATCACATATATTGGTAACTTTGATCCAGAAAAGTCTAAGAGTCCATTCGGATACCTTACACAGATTTGCTGGTTTTCTTTTGTTCGTATAATAAACAAAGAAAAGAAAGAAAAGTATACACAATACAAGTATGCAGAACAACAGAATGATAAAGACTTTCATCACTGGTTTAATAAAGTGTATGCTGGTGTAGACATTGGTAGAAGAGATTTCTTTGGACTTACAGATCTTGACATGGATAGATTTGGTGTTATGCTCAATCCACCTAAGAAAGAGGGCGTTAAGCGTAAGCGTAAGTCAAAGAAAGATACACTTGATATATGAAATCAATCATTCTTAATGATACCCATTTTGGGTATAAAGCAGATTCCCCAATAGTCTTGGAATACTTTCTGTCCTTCTTTGAGGGACAGTTGTTTCCATATATTAAAGAGAACGATATTAAGACCATCTTTCATTTAGGTGATGTCTTTGATCGTAGAAAATATATTAATTTTAAGACTCTTCAACAGGTTCGCACAAGGTTCTTTGAACCTCTTCAAGAACTTGGCGTAAAGTGTATTGCTATCTGCGGCAATCATGATACCTATTACAAGAATAACAATACAGTCAATTCTTTACAAGAAATTGCCCAGCAGTATTCCAACTGGGAGATTCACTCAGAGCCAACAGAGATTCAAACCTCTGCTGGTTGTGTAGCACTATTGCCTTGGATTAACCCAGAGAATGAGATTCAATCGGCAGAGTTTATTACCAACACTACATGCTCTCTCTTACTGGGACATTTAGAGTTGTGTGGCTTTCAGAGTATTCGTGGTATCTTTATTGAGCATGGCTATGACCCAAAACATTTTGACAAATTTGAATATGTTCTTACTGGGCATTATCATATTAAATCTAGCCGGGATAATATACATTACCTGGGATCTCAGTATCAAATGGCTTTCTCAGACGTTTGGGAAGCCAAAGGGTTTCATGTCTTTGATTTTGCAGCAAGAACGCTTGAATTTATCGAGAATCCAAAAAGGCTTTTCTATACGTTTGACTACGATGAAACCAACCCAGAAAAATTAGACTACTCAAAGTTTAAAGATACATATGTTAAGATCTTTATCAAGAACCGAACTAAAGGTCCAGCCTTTGAGAAATACTTGGATAAGTTCTACGAAGCAGGAGTAGCAGAGTTAGCCGTTACAGAAGATGTAACAGCAAACCCGGATCTAGTGGCTGTTGACATTCATAAAGATACATTACAGTTACTTCATGAAGAGATTGATACAGTTACAGAAAAATCAATTAATAAAAATGTGCTTGCTGATATTATAAACTCAGCGTATAATGCCGCAATGTCAAAGGATGAAGATTGATAGATTTTCTAACAGTTCGTTTTAAAAACTTTGGTTCATTTGGTAATAATTTTTCTGAGATCAAACTCGATAATTATAAGACCACATTAGTTACTGGCACCAATGGAAACGGTAAGTCTTTTGCTCTATTAGACTCTCTCTGCTTTGGTTTGTTTGGAAAGCCATTCAGACCTATTAATATTCCACAACTAATCAATACAGTTAATGCCAAGCAGTGTGTTGTAGAAATTGAATTTAAGAAGTCAAACTGCCATTTTCTAGTTCGCCGTGGTCTTGCACCTAAAATCTTTGAGATATTTAAAGATGGTGAGATGCTTGACCAAAATGCTAAGACTAAAGACTACCAAGAGATGTTTGAAGAAAACATTCTTGGATTTGATTATGCAGCCTTCAAGCAGGTAGTTATTCTTGGCAAGTCTAACTTTGTTCCTTTCATGCAATTGACTCCTGCTGAAAGACGTAAGATCATTGAAGGTCTTTTGAATCTTGATATTCTTGCTGATATGAATCTGTATGTTAAGGGTCAACTATCAGGATTAAAACTGTCTCTTGGTGAACAAGAAAGCATGTTAAAGATTGTACATGAAAAGATTAAGTCTCAGAAAGAAGTATTGGAAACAATTCAAACTACCGCAGTAGAAGAGATTAAGTCTATTGAAGCATCTATTCAAGATTATACAACTAAGATTGCAGATGATAATGTACTTCAGGCAAAGCATGAAAAGAATCTGAAAGATGTATCTGCTAAACTTACCAAGAAGTTAACAAACCTAAGTGCTCTAAAAGATGTTCCTGCTATGTTAACCAAAGCAGAAATATTAGAGGCAACTTTGGTTGAAGAGATTGTTTCTCTTAAAGAAAATGCTTTGTGCAAGTGCTGTGGGCAGAATCTACCTAAGTTTCAAAAAGAAAAGCATATTCAAGATAAAGAATCTAAGTTGGAAGATTGCCGTAAAGCAATTGTTATTGCCACAAAGAAGAATGCAGAACTTTTAGAACTTCAAACTGAAGTAGAAGAACTAAAGACACTAAAACAAAAATATCAGTCTGATAATAACGATATCTCATATCAGATTATCAGTAACCAATCTTCTCTTAGTTTTATGAAAAAAGAAAAGAATAAGAAGTTGGTGAACGAAAATGAAAATACATTATTGCAAAAAATCAAAGATGCAGAATTAGAAAAAGAAAATGCTACTAGGCAATTAGACGCATTGATTACAAAACAAATACACCATGATATTGTCTATGATATACTCAAAGATGGCGGTCTTAAAAGCCGCATTATTGCACATTATGTTCCCATCATCAATGGACTCGTTAACAAGTTCCTCGGAAAACTTAATCTCTATGTTGACTTCACAATCGATGAAGAGTTCAAGGAAACAATTAAGTCACGATACCGAGATGCATTCTCATATTCCTCTTTCTCTGAGGGAGAGAAACAACGTATTGACTTGGCAATTCTATTGACTTGGCGTGAAGTTGCACGAATGAAAAATAGCCTTAACTGCAACCTATTAATCTTTGATGAGATTTTAGACTCATCTCTTGATGCTGCTGGTACTGAAGCCTTTATGAAAATTTTGAATAAGATGACAAACAAATGCTCTATCTATATCATCAGCCACAAGGCAGACCAGTTGGTAGATAAATTTGATCAAAGTATGCAATTTGAAAAGAAAAATAACTTTTCAAAGATAAAGACAAATATCTAAATATTTTTATGAGTGTTAAAAAGCCAGAAATATCTCTCAGTACTGACACGATTGCAAAAAATCCGGTCACAACTCCACAGTATACAGCTAAAAGTGTTAATGGATCTGTTATAACTTATAATCGTGGTGATAACGTTACAAGCCAAGGTAGATTTTATAAGTGTTTAAAAGCAACAACTCTAAGTCCTTTACAAGATAAATCAAATTGGGCTTTTACAGGAATGTCTGAAACATTTAAAGGTTCTGTACCACCTATAAAACCATTAGAAAATCAATTGTGGATGGCTGATACTGGTGCATTATATATTTGGTATAAAGATATTTCGGGATTTCAATGGGTTCAGATTTGACTATTTCAATACAGGAGATATACTAGGGCTATGAACGAGGAAAGTTTTCAGAAGTTTAGTAACCGAGGCAAGAATAAGCCATCGGGTTTGGGTAAGAAGCAACAGAAGAGAAGTAAGCGTGGTGATCGCCACGAACAGAAGCAGCAACTTAACGATAGCGTTTATCGTAAAGAACGTGACTAATTTTTAGAAAGATTTATATATGGAAACTGTAACAAAAATGCGTCTATCAAAAGATACCTATAATATTCTTAAGAATTTTGCGGCAATCAATTCAAATATTCTCATTTCACCGGGAAACGTCCTAAAGACTATTTCTCCTGGTAAAAATATTTACGTTGAGGCTACAATCTCAGAGGACTTTGATGTTGAGGTTCCTGTTTGGGATTTGAACAAGTTTTTGGGTGTTGTGAGTATGTTCTCAAACCCCGATCTAGAGTTCCACGATACCCATGTAGTCGTTTCTAATGGTAGATCGAGTGTTACATACTATTACTCAGAACCAAGCCTCCTGACGGTTCCTACTAGAGAATTGAAGATGCCAAAAACCACCATCAAGTTTGATCTTGATGAAAAGGATCTAAATGAAATTTTAAAGGCAGCAAGTATTCTACAGGTAAGTGATCTTCGTATGATTGGTGGAGATGGTTCTTTCCGTATTATGGTTGACGATTCTAGCCAAAGTACTACCAATAGTTTTGAGATTGTTTTGGATGAGAACTATACTGGTAAGGATTTTGAGGGTACTTTGAATGTATCGGAGATTAAGTTTATTCCTGGTTCCTACACTGTGGAATTGAGTGATACTATTATCTCTAAGTTTACTCATAAGAGTCTGGAACTTGCTTACTACATCGCTATCAAGCGGGGTTGATTTTGTCAAATATTAATAGTCTACTTTGGGTAGAAGCGTACAGACCAAATACATTATCTGATTGTATTCTTCCTATTGATCTTACCACTATTTTTAATGGTATGATCAAGGAAGGTACAATTCCTAATATGATGCTCTACGGCAAGGCGGGTACGGGAAAGACAACCGTAGCCCGTGCTCTTGCCAATGACATCGGTGCCGAAAGTATTATTATTAACTGTTCTGAAGAGAACGGTATTGATACACTACGCACGAAGATTCGTAATTATGCCTCAACGGTTTCCCTAAGCGGAAATCTAAAGGTTGTAATTTTGGATGAGTTTGATTATGCCAACGCACAGTCAATTCAGCCTGCTCTTCGTGGAGCCATTGAAGAATTTGCAAAAAACTGCAGATTCATCATGACTTGCAATTACAAGAATCGTATCATTGAGCCATTGCACTCTCGTTGCACCGGTATTGATTTTACAGTTCCTAATGCCGAGAAGGCTGCTGTTGCATCTGCAATGATGAAGCGTGTGGAGTATATTCTTGCACAAGAGAAGATTCCGTATGAGAAAACAGTAATTGTAAACCTTGTTAAGAAGCATTTTCCTGATCTTCGCCGTATTATCAATGAACTACAGAGATATGCATCTGCAGGTAGTATTGACATCGGAGTTCTTGGTCAAGGTAGTAGTGAGTCCTACAAGGAACTTTTAGGATTTATGAAGAATAAAGACTTTGTATCGTGCCGTAAGTGGGTGGTACAGAATCTAGATCTGAATACATCGGACTTTTATAAGCGTTTATATACTGAACTATATACATCTCTTAAGAATCCTTCTGTACCACAGGCTATTCTAATCATTGCTGAGTATCAATATAAGTCTGCCTTTGCAGCAGACCAAGAAATCAATACAATGGCATTAATTGTCCAACTTATGATGGACTGTGAGTTTAACTGATGCAACTAAAAGACTTTCTATCCAGCATAAATCATGACAAAAAGCCTCTACTGGATACAGATGAGGGTGCAGTAAAGGCATATACACCGTTTGTAGTAAATCGGTGTTTATCTTATTTTGCAGATACATTATTTCATGCTAACGAAATGAATTGTTCTCCTTGGTTAGACAACAAGAGTCAATTTGATTTTTATAGACTTGCGGTTCGTAAAAAGAAGCGGTTTTCTCCTTGGTTGCGTAAAGATACAGAAGAGAATGTAACTCTCATAAAGCATGCATATGGTTACACAGAATCCAAGGCTAGGGAAGTACTAAATATACTGAGTACTGAGGATTTGCAATCAATACGCAAAGCCCTTGATACTGGTGGTGTGAGATAATTTAGTAAGGATTTGTTATGTCTGATCTATCTGATAAAACATTTAAAAATATTGGCGTTCATATTAATCTTTTGGATGAAGAAGATTTCATGGTTGTTCGTGAAACTCTTTCTCGTATTGGTGTATCCCCAAAAGGAAAGAATGTCCTGTATCAATCGTGTCATCTAATTCATAAAGATGAAGTTTACATCATTGCACACTTTAAAGAACTATTTGCACTAGATGATCTTCCATCTAATGTATCTGAAGAAGATTTACAAAGACGAAATGCTATTGTAAAATTATTGGAAGAGTGGGAACTTCTTGAAGTAGTTGATAAAGATAAACTTAAAGATTGTATGCCAATCAATGGTATTAAAATAATTAAACACACAGAAAAAGATAATTGGGACTTGATTCCTAAATTTAATACCGGATCACTACGTAAATTTTTTAATTCATAAGGATGACTATGTATAATTTGACACTATCTATGATCGTTAAGGACGAAGCACCAAATATCGAAAGATGCCTAGCTTCATGCGCACCGTTTATTAATTATTATATTATTTGTGATACGGGTTCAACCGATAACACAAAGGAAATAATTAAGAAATTCTTTGATGAAAAGGGAATTCCTGGTGAAATTCTAGATCATGAATGGTCTGATTTCGGAACCAACCGATCCAAGGCATTGGAAGCGTGCATGGGTAAAACCAAATGGGTTATGATGATTGATGCAGATGATTTTCTTGTTGGAGAACTACCAGTAGCATCCTTTGATGATACACTAGATGGTTATGTTGTGCAAATTAAACGTGGTGAGTTTCAGTGGCTTCGTGCTCAAGTATTCAATGTTGCAAAAAAGAAGTGGTGGTACGAAGAACCGTTGCATGAATATGCAATGTGTGAACAGCCCATGAATGTTAAGAAGCTTGAAGGTAATTATGGATGGGAAGTTCGTACCGAAGGCTGTCGTTCACGTGCAGTTGCCAATGATACTGAAAAGTATACTAAAGATTACCATATTCTTAAGTCATATCTGGATAAAGATCCAAATCAACCTCGTAAGCAATTTTATGCCGCTCAATCAGCATTTGATGCCAGAATGTATGATGTTGCAGAAGTAGAATACATGGCACGAATTAAACTTGAATCTTGGCATGAAGAAGTGTTCTTCTCGTGGATGCGAGTAGGTATGTGTCGTGAATTCCAAGGAAAACCTGTACACGAAATTGCAGATGCCTTTATGATGGCATTTGAGACTGCTCCTAATCGAGTAGAACCACTATATCACCTTTCTTGCATCTATAGAAAGTATAATAGACCGAGAAATGCATTCTTGGTGGCTTCATTGGGTCTGAGTATTCCTATTCCAGAAAATGATATTTTGTTTGTTGATAAGGCAAATTATGCATGGGGAATTTTTGATGAGATTGCCACAACTGCATATTACACTGGTAGACCGGAAATTGGTATTGCAACATGTGAAAAGTTGTTAAAGGAACCACATCTGCCACAGGAACACAGAGAAAGAATTGCCAATAATTATAAAATTTATGGGCAAGGTATGCAAAAGATGCAAGAAGCTCTTGCTATCCAAAACAAAGAATGGGCAGAAAAGGTAACTAAAGCAACTAATAAAACCACACTTGTGATGGATCCCAAAGCCGCTACTGTCAAACTCTGATAATCTTCAAAGCTTCTAAATATAGGAGAATCTATAATAGCCTTTAATAGGGCTATTATTCTTTGGAGAATCCTATTAATGTCAGATAATTTTAATCCAACTGTTGTAAAGGGTGATACCATAACATGGGCTATGCTATTATCTGGTCCAACTGGAGCAACGTATAATCTTACTGGTGCTACTTTATCTATGCAAGTTAGAAAAAGTTATCATCCGAGTGGATTATTGGCTACATACTATTTGGGAATTACGGCAGGAACTCAATTTACTCCAGTAGATGGAATTGTTGGTGGACTAGCGGGTAGTGCAACAGGTGGATTGGTATATGTCACAATAGGTTCGACTTACACAGCTAATTTTTCACCATATTCATCTTCTTTTTATGATATTCAATTACAATATCCAAATCAAGGTGGAGTTATAACACTATTACGAGGAAGAATTGAAACTCTTCCAGATGTAACTGAAATTTAATATGTCTAGCGCAAATAATATTATTCAAGTAACAGTCTATCCAACCGCATATGGTGTTTCAACTGGTTTACCTGGACCTGTTGGTCCTATTGGACCCGAGGGTCTTGGATTTCAACCATTGGGTTTTACAGGAAATGTAGTAATTAATTACGGATCAGAAAGTTCAGTAATTGTAAATATTCTATCAACAGAAAATGCTTTAACTGTTGGTAATACAGTTAAAGTAAGTTTTCCAAATTTAGGTAGTTATTTGTATGGTATTATCACTGACTATGAGGCTAATTCATTAACTTTTCTTCAATTGAGTGGTACAGCAATTGAAACAAATATAGCAACATTTGGAACGATAATTTTAAATGGTCTTCCAGGGGATGCTGGTAGTACTGGTGGTATTAGTGGTCCATATGTTACTACTTTTAATGGTTTAACTGGTGCTGTAACAGGAGTAACTACAGGAACTGCAAATAATTTTCTAGCCATACAAACATTTAGTGCAGGTATCAGTGCATCTGGAGGTACACTCGCAGGAATATTTAATATTCCTCTTTCGGGTATTACATTTACTGGTAGAAGTCTTACTGGCCAGGTAACTTCTTTAAATATTGATACTATTAATGAAAATATTAATATCTTATCTGGAGCGCCTCAGGCAAAGCATACAATAAAACCAACTTTATTAATTCAAAATGATGGTCAAAATATTCATGGAAATACTCCTTTAGAAGTACGTGGTACAACCTCACAAAATTCAAATTTAACAAATTGGACAAATGTTTCTGGTACAGTTTTATCTTCTATTGATTTGTCTGGTGGGTTTAGTGGACCAACCTCATCGTTTAGTGGACTGCTTACTGCAAATGCTGGTATTTCTGCATTTGGTGGAACTTTTTCAAACACAGTAAATTTAAATTCTAATACACTATATAAACCAACACTTCAATATTATAATGAACCTGTTTCAAGTCCAAGTATTTCTGGAAATACTTTAAGTCTAGATTTGAGTTTAGCTCAAATCTTTACTGTTAATCTAAATTCTGATATTGGAACTTTTACTATTCAGAATACTCCCACGACAGCAAATAGAGGTATGGGACTAACTCTAATTTTAACAGCAGATGGAACTCCACGTGCAATTACATGGGGTAGTTTAATAAAATGGCCTTCTGCAATTCCACCGACATTAACCAGTACAAATAATAAAAAAGACATTTTATCATTCTTTACGGTAGATGGTGGAACTTCATGGATTGGAAGTGTTGCTGGTCAGAATTACTGATATTAATAATAGAAATACAGAGTATAAATATAATACTATATGGAAGATATTCTTAATGTAATCGTATATGGCTCTCCATATGGAATTGGTGGAGCTCAAGGTCCAGCCGGTCCTACTGGTAGTAGAGGGTCTACGGGATCTACTGGTCCTACTGGTCCTACTGGTTCTAGAGGTTCTACTGGCTCAACTGGTCCTACTGGTTCAACTGGAAATACTGGTGCTACTGGAAACAATGGTCCTACTGGTTTAGATGGTGATAAATACTCAACAAGTTCGACATCTTCTATAGTTTTAGGATCGTTGACTGCAGGGTCTACATTGAGTATTGTTATTCCTTCCGGTTTAGCATATAGTAAAGTACAATCTATATTAGTTGCAGGTAGTATAAATCAATTTTTTACAGCAACAGTCAGTTCTTATAGTGGTGTAACTCTATCTTTGACAGTTACAGGAGTTTGTGGTTCTGGTACATTGGCTTTGTGGGATGTCAATCTTGCAGGTGCTGTTGGACAAGCTGGACCACAGGGGTTACAGGGTCCAACTGGTGCTAACGGAACCAACGGAACCAACGGAAGTACAGGTCCTACAGGACCAACGGGGGCTGATGGTATAAGTGGTCCATATGTTATTTCTGTAAATGGTGCAACTGGAATTGTTCAGAATGTTGCTAAAACAGATACAACAAATACATTTGATCTTGGACAAATTTTTTCAAGTGGATTTACTTCTACTACTGGAAACTTTACTAAAGAAATTTTTGTACAAAATATGATATTTGGTAAAGGTGGTTGTGGTGATGCAACAAATTTAACTATTGGATCTGTTGCTAATACAGGTCAAACAGGATTTGCTTATGGCAATTTAGCAATTGGAAATGCGTCATTACAATCCAATGAAGAGGGGCAATATAATTTTGCTGTTGGTCATAGTACACTTCAAAACATAATCACACCTTCTTATAATACTGCTATTGGTAATAATGCTCTTAAATTTATTACAGATAATCCAACTCCTTCAAATAATAATTTAGCTGTTGGATATGATGCTGGAGCTAATAGAGGTATAACAGGTACTTTACAATTAACTATTGCAAATAATAGTATGTTTATTGGCAACAGGTCTAGATCATTAGCAAATACTTCAACAAATGAACTTGTAATTGGATATAATGCTATTGGATTGGGAAATAATAGTACAGTAATTGGTAATACTTCAATTACTAATGCAAGAATATATGGTTTATTAGATCTTCCAAATGGAATCAGTGCTCCTAATATTATAAATTCTATAAATGGACTTACGGGTGCAGTTACTCTTTTGGCTGGAAATAATATGGGAATTGGTTTATCAGGCAATTCTATAATTTTTACAGCTACTGGTGCATGTGGCTCATGTGGTCCAATTATTCTTAATAATACAGTTTTTATTAGAGGAGAGTGTGGAAACTCAGATATTAGAATCGATCCAAGTTCTGATAATGTGGATATTAGTTCTCCTAAGTTTATATCTCTTGGTACAAATGGTGTATATACCTCCCCAGTAAGAGAAGCCTATATTCAAACAGATGGTGCAGCAGGCACAATATTGTTAAGTGGTGTATGTGGTATAAGTATTCTTGGAGATGTTACTAGTATTACAGGAAATCTCGTAAACAGATTGAATGGTCTTACTGGTATGATAAGTTTTGCTGCCGGTACCGGTATTAGTTTTGGTATTTCTGGAAATACATTAACAATACTTTCAACTGTTTCTGGTTCATGTGTTGGGGTATCTGCTGGTGTTCAAAGTATTAATGGTATTACTGGTACAGTTGGTTTATCTGCAGGAACTAGCATCAGTATCATTTCAACTGGTAATACTTTATCAATTTCCAATACTGGTGTCCAAACTTTAACTGGTTCTACAGGCATTTCCTTAACTGGTTCAACTGGTGCGATCACTATTACTAATACTGGTGTACAGACTTTAAGTGCTTCTACGGGAATTGGATTAAATGGCCCCACTGGTACTATAACAATTTCAAATACTGGTGTGCGGTCTATTAATACTACAGATACGGGAAATGTTACAAATGTTGCAAAAACAAATTTAGCTAACATATTTACTTTAAACCAAGCAATAACAAAAAAGACACCAAAATTAACATTAACAGATTCAGATAATTTGGATAGTTCTGTTATCCAATCAAATAAAATATTATTTGTTTCTGCTTTGGGTATAACGCAAGCATGGATTCCTTCAACTCTTGAGAGTACGATTAATTTCCCATCAAGCAGTGGAACGCTTGCATTAACATCAGAAACTGTTAGTCGTATTAATGGTCTTACTGGTATTGTAGGTTTATCTGCTGGAACTGGTATTAGCATATCTCCAAGTGGTAATACGTTAATAATCTCTTCGTCTGCAGTGTCTGGTATAACCTCTGCTGTTCTGAGTATTCGTGGTCTTACAGGCATTGTTGGTTTATCTGCTGGTACAGGTATCACTCTAACGACAAGTGGTAATACTTTAACAATCAGTGCAACAAGTTCTGGTAGTGGTGTTACAGACGGCTCTGCAATAATTTCTAAATTATATCCAAATCTTCCAGTAAACGGATTGTGTGCTGGTGATATAATTTCTTATAATGGATCATGCGCATGGATTCCAACACCACGAACATTCTTGTCTACACCTAGTATATGGCAGACAAGAAAAACATCCTCTAATGGATATCCGTCTTCAAGTGTCGTTATACCTGGAAACGGTACATTACAGATTCAAGGTGCAACTGCAGTTGTTGGGGAATTAATTCAATTAAGTTTAAGTGGTGATGATGTTGGAGGTACTACTCTAGGTGTTGGTACTTGGTGGTTAAATTATTCTCTGTATGGAAGTCTAGCCTCTCTAGATCCTGGTCTGTTTAAAGGATCCTATAGTGGATTAACTATATTAAATTCACCAGCATTTTATAGTGCAATAAGTTTAGGCGGTGTAGATCGTGATGTTGCTGGTTTCGCAATGTTAATACGTGGAACTACATATAATGCCTATGATGGTCGTGGTGGTCCATTTGGTAATACATCATGTGATTCAAATCCAAATACGATGCCTCTAGGAAGTGGTAGTGCGTGTGAGGGTAATGGTGTTGTTGGTTACCCAATTACTTGTACTATACGAAATGGTGGTGGATTTACATATAATGGTTTTTACTTCGACTGCATTCCAATCTAATGAAATCGGACCCTAAATAATATAAATGTTCTTCGGAAAGAACAAAACATCTTTAAAACTGGCAAAACAGCATTCAGAACTGCTACAAGGCTGTGAATACCATATTGTCGAATATCTGACAAATCCAAAAGTTATACGAGTTGGATCTGGGTTAACACAATTATATCTAAGAAATTCTGATGGTGAAGAATATTTAATCGAAGGTAATGCTTCTAAGATTAAAGATTTGTTCATTCCAATACAAACCTTTGAAGGACTTCAAGGAACTTCGTTCAAGGTTAAAAGACCTATTGGTTCTTTATTACAAAATCAAGTACTGAAAGAAATTTCTTCTTGTCCGTATGATGAAAAAATGCAACTTGGTCATGGTATCAGTGAGCATTATTTCATTCAACAAAATACAAATAAAGTTATTAAATTTTATGGTAACTCTCATCAGATTAAAAATCTGTTTGAAGAAATTGTTGTACCTGTAAAATTACCAGAAGTAAAGCCAGTTTCACCAAAGACCAAGATTGAAATTATAGAACGAACTATAGTTAAAGAAACAACACCAGTTATGGGTGTTCAAGGTTTCAAGGGTGATGAAGGTATTCAAGGTAAGCAAGGAATTCAAGGTCTTCGTGGAGATCGTGGTATTCAAGGAGAAGTTGGTCCACAAGGTGAAATCGGTCCTCAAGGAGAAGTTGGTCCACAAGGTCCAAAAGGTGATAATGGAGATATTGGTGCACGAGGAGCACAAGGGCTACAAGGTAAGCAAGGCATTCAAGGAGACAAGGGTGATAAAGGCGATCAAGGCGATCAAGGATTGGTTGGTCCACAAGGTATTCCGGGCGCACAAGGTGAGCAAGGTAGAGTTGGTCCTGAAGGTCCGATTGGACCTCAAGGCTCCATTGGTCTGCAAGGTCTTCGTGGTGAAAAGGGAGAAAAAGGTGATCGAGGATCTGTGGGCATTCCGGGTTCTAATGGTGCAAAGGGCGAACGAGGCGAAGATGGGATCGTAGGTCCTCAAGGTCCTGCTGGAGAATCTCCAGTAATTGAAGCAGAATTTCCTCTTGTATTAGACAATGGAGTGTTATCATTTCATTCAGAACATGTTACAAATATTCTGGATAAATTTAAAAATGATGATATTCAAAAAGCCATAGATCGTATTGGTGTACTTGCAACTCCAGGTGGCGGTGGTGTTGATGTTAGTTTGAATGGCGATAAGATTATTCGTAATCCTAGTGTAATAAATTTTGTTGGTGATAATATTACAATCACCAAACGAAGAAAAAATATTGATATTAGTATTGCTGGTGGATCTGGTGGAGCAGGAATTTCTGGTCCATATGTTGCTTCGATTAATGGAATTACTGGAGCCGTTAATTTAAATGCACTTGCAGGTATTACATCTTTCATATCTGGAAACACATATTCTTTTAGTGTCAATTATCTTCGTGGTGGTAGTGCGTTTAATTTGGTTAAAAATCCAGAGAGTAATGATGTAATATTATTACAAAAATCCATTCTTGATGGTGGAAACATGTACACCACAACCCTAAAAGGATTAGGGTTTATAACATCTGGTATTGATAAAAAAGTTTCTACTATATCTTCTGAATATATTAAATTATTTACTGAAGTTGATCCTGATGACATTACTGAAAAATCAATAAGTTTTTCTGATTTTAAGACGTTATTAAGAGGAATTAGTTTTTCATATCAACTATCTTCTCCTGCTGGTGCTACTCATGGTGATCGGTGGATGGCTTCCGATAGCGGTATCGAATACATTTATATTAATGATGGCAATACAAATCAGTGGGTTCAGCCAACTAATACAAGCAGCAATTCTACTCCAGTTTCAATTTTAGGAACAGTTGGTGTCACGGGAGCAACTTATACAGCATCTGTGGTTGATTATTATATTGGTGTTAGTTATGCAGGACCAGTTACAGTAACACTTCCAGTTGCTCCAGAAACTGGAAGAGAAATTGTTGTTAAAGATGAATCTGGTAATGCGGGTAATGGAGTTGCACGTCAGATTACAATAGTTGGTGCAACATCTGCACACAAGATAGATAATCAAAGTTCAGCAATAATTAATTTAGACAATGCAGCACTGCATTTTCTTTATAGAAATGGATGGAGAATAATATGAGTTACTTATTTAATGATACTGTTGGGTTCAAAGCAGATGCAGTGGATGCATTTAATCGTCTTAAAGTTGCTAACCCATTCACAATCTTTGACAGTCAAAATAGATATCAACCCAATGACAAATGGGATTCCTTTGGTGTCACAGGTGGTACATATTCTTATGCAATTACTGAAAGCGCACTAAACTTAATTGTTGGAACTACATTGGGTTCAAAATTTTCAAGAGAGACTAAAAGAGTATTTCCATACCAGCCTGGTAAATCTCTTTTGGTTCTAAACACATTTGCATTTAATCAACCAAAAGAAGGACTAAGACAAAGAATTGGATACTTCGGGCTTACTGGTGGTGCAACTTCTGGTGTTCCATATAATGGTGTATATCTTCAACAAAGTGGTCTGACATTAAGTATCGTAATGTCATCAGCATCATTAAATACCACAACTACAGTAAATCAAGCAGACTGGAACGGAGATAAGTTTAATGGAACTGGTGCTTCTGGACGTAACTTAGATGTTTCAAAAGCAAATATTTTATGGATGGATTTTGAATGGCTTGGTGTAGGTGATGTTCGTACAGGTTTCTTTGTTGATGGTAAACCTGTAATAGCACACACATTCCATAACGATAATATAAACACAACGACTTATATGACCACAGCATGTCTTCCAATTCGTTATGAACTTGAGAATTTAACAGGTCAAACAGGAAGCAGTCAAGTAAAACAAATTTGTTCTTCTGTTATTTCAGATGGTGGATATGAAGGTTTTAGCAGACGGCATAACGTAACTCATAGTGGGTATTTAGCACATACATTGCCTACTCCAGGAGTATTGTATCCATTAATTTCTTTGAGACTTAATTCTAGTAGACTCGATTCTATTATTATTCCATCAAATGTTTCTGCAGCATTAGAACAAACTGGATCAAATAAACCAAACACGGTGCAATATAGAATTATACTAAATCCTACATTAACAGGAAATACTTGGACAACACATTATAGTGGAAATGTTGATTATAATATTACTGCTACAGGAGTTACTGGTGGAACTGATATTGTTGGTGGGTACATTACCAGTGATGGAGCATTTACTATTGGTGAGGTAAATAGTTTTAATTTTCAATTAGGTAGAACTCAAGCAGGAGTCAGTGATGTTATCTGTCTAGCTTTTATTCCCATTAATGCCAATTCCAACGTTTTCTCAGATTTTTCATGGTATGAAATCATCTAAATATTAACACATGGCACTAGATTTCCCTACATCACCAGCACTGAATGAAATTTACACGTATGGTGGTCGTTCTTGGCAATGGAACGGCACTGCGTGGGATGTTTATAGTACTGTAAGTGGTAGCGTTGTAACACGACTCAATGGTTTAACCGGCGGTGTAACACTTGCTGCTGGGTCAAATATTACTCTAACTCCAGTTGGTAATACGATTACCATTGAATCTTCTGGTGGTGGTGGAGGTGGTGGAACCTATTTCAGTTTCACGGAAGGTACTACCGTTGGTGCAGGACCAACTGCTGGAGATAGATGGTTTGATACAAACACTGGAAAATTATTCACAGCAATAACAGATGGTGCTTCTCGTATTTGGGTTGAATTTGGTAATGCTGGTCAAGGTAATACGGGTGCCACAGGTGGGGTAGATGCTGCTTTTGTAATAGCAATGGCAACGGTGTTATAAATATAGAGGAATACACATGAAACGATTAGTCGGAACAGATATAGTAGGTGGATACATCTTTGATCCAGCAGCCAAGACCGTAACTTTTACAGGTCTTCAATATACTATTACATTAGCCAATATTCTTCTTATTACCAATACCACTGCAAACACAATAATTTATAATTTTGCAGATTCTACAAATGGTGCGGTAAGTTTTGCTAGCAATGTGCTGACTTTAGATTATAATACAGCATCTATGAATGCAACTGATGCATTGCAAATTTACATTGATGTTGAGAGTTATGAAGAAAGTCTAGCAACACTTCTTCGCCGCATGAATAAATTGCTCGAAAGTAATGCTGTTGTAGATAGCAAACTTCGACAAAGAGTTACGATTGAAGCAATTGGTGCAAACAATTCATCCAATCCAACTGAACTTAATACAACTCTTCCTGTTTCGGGAACAGTTACAGCCACAGCCAATGTGAACAATGCTGTAACCGCTACAACATTCAACAACTCAGCAGTAAATCCATATACTCTATCGACATCACAGGCAGTAGGATTGGTTTCAGAAGGTCCAGTTCACCAGTTATGGCGTGTAGCCAATGACGCTCAAGCCTGTTATGCATCCGCAATTCGATCTAAACTTTCATTTACATAATTTAAGGAAATAATATGGCAGTAACAAATTTATTAAAAACACAAGTAGATCAACCAGTATTTGAATGGATGCGCTTTGCTCCAGCAACAAGTATTGCAACTTCTACTCTTGCAGCAAGTGATACATATGCACGATATATGTACTATCTTGTTGGTCAAGCGATGTGGAGATACGATACCTATTCTGATACATGGCAAGAATGTGCTGCTCCCAATATTGCACCACTTACAGCAGTGAGTCTGAAATATTCAGCATACTCTGGATATCGTGGTCATGCTGTTGCAGCATCGTCTACTACTATTACTGTAGCAGGATTTAGTCGCCATTCGCATCTTCCTGATAATATTAAAATTCGTATTATTGCAGGTAAAGGGGCAGGACAAGAACGAACCATTACTGAACTAGCAGATGCAGAAATAGCAGACTTTGGTGTTATCACCACAACTACAAATACTACAACAACTGTATCTATTGCAGACTCTACAAAGAAATGGAGAGTCAACCAATGGGATGGTTATCAATGCCGTTTAGTTTACGGAACAGGGCAGACTCAAATTCGTAGAATTTCATTTAATGATACGACTTCATTGACTTTCATGGATACCAATTTTCAGGCAATCGATTCCTTCAACAATATGGGATTTTCTGCCATTACTCCATATGCTGTTCCTGTAACAACAGCAGGATCACAGGCACACTATGTGATTGAATCATCGGTATTAACTGTAGATACTGCATGGACTGTAACACCAGACGAAAGTTCTGTTTATATGATTCTTGCTGGTGGTTTGTGGTTAATCTCATCGGCATCAGCAACTCCTTTTTCTTCCATGCAATTTTATGATATTTTAACTGATACATGGATGACTAAGACACCTATTGGTGGTCACCTAACTGCTGCACTGGGAACTGATTTTTCTATAGATCGAACAGGTGAAGCCGCTGGTGCATATGTCAGTGGACTAACTGCATCTTCTGCAACCACAAGAACACTAGTAAATAGTGGTGCAACGATGGATTATGATCGTTATGCGAATTATCAGGTTCGTATTACAAGTGGTACTGGTATTGGACAACGAAGAAGAATCGTTGGACACAATGCCACAACCATGTGGATTGCTAGAAAATGGGATATCACACCTGATGCAACTTCACAATATGCAATATATGGAGATACTGATAAATTATGGTTATCGGGAAATGCAAGTGCTGCAATGTTCCAATATGGAGTAGAAGCAGATATTTGGTCTACTGGTCATGTAAGTGATACGGGAATTGCTAGAAATATTTCTGCAACCCCATATGCTGGTACAACCTATGGAGCACCACATGAAGGGTATGCGATATCTGGTATTGTATATAACGCCACTGGTATCTTAACAGTTGCAGTGAATGCAGCAGGAACAAATTATGTTGTCGGTGATCTTGTTACTCTTTCGACAACAGGAACTCTTGCTACTGCTTATGTGACAGGGGTAACAACAGGTGGTGCCGTTACTTCTGTTCAACTTGCAAATAGTGGTATCAATTATGCTGCTATTACCAGTAGTGCTACTACAGGTGGTAGTGGTACATCATTAACTTTAACTGTAACTACTGGAAAAAGTGCAGTGGTTACAACTGCTACAAATCATGATTTCCGTCATGGTGAATCTGCAACTATTGCAGGATGTGCCACAGATACCTCATTCAATGCAACCTTTGCAAATATTGGTGTAGGTTCATCAACTACTTTCTCTATTGCTGCTCCGTCTGCTACGGCATCACCAACTGCTGCAAGTTCACAATCTACGACTGAACTTGTAGATGCTAGTGCTACATGGGAAACCAATGAACATACAGGAAAGATTGTTTATATTCAGACTTTTGGTATTACTCCAACAATACAGAGTAGAAGAATTACTTCAAATACTGCTACAAAAATTACAGTTCCTACTATTACAGCAGCAGTAAACGGAACAAGTCGTTATGTAATTCAAGAAATTAATTGTTTTGGTTCTATGCAAACAAATAAGGTATTGAACAAACAAAGAAACGGTTGGGCAACATCTGGAACTGCTACAACTCTTGTTGACTCCACTAAAAATTGGAATAATAATCAGTGGCTAAACTGTAAAGTACGAGTTGTTTCTGGAACGGGAATCGGTAACGAATCTACAATTACATCAAATTCAGCCACTACTCTTACTGTAGCATCATGGGGTGTTGCAACACCTGATGCAACTACGAAGTATGAGATTTTAGATTCATTTGGTGTTGTGACTACGGGTGGTGCCTCTACAACTATTACTGATGCTAATAAGAACTGGACAACAAATATTCTTGCAGGTAAGCGTGTAAGAATTGTTGCAGGTACAGGTATAGGAAATGAAATTGCTATTACTTCTAATACTGCTACAGTAATGACTATTGCCTCTGCTGTAACTACCGATACAACCTCGGTCTATGTAATTTATGAGATTGCTGCTCGTTCAACAGGAACAAATCTAACATGGTTGTTTGGTATTGCTGATACTACGAAGGCAGGAAGATGGTTGATCTCAAGTCGTGGTGGTGCAAGTAACGGATTTGATATCTATGATATTCCTTCAAATACATGGGATATATCTCCTGTGTTTACACCACAAACAGTTACACTCACAACTGGATCAATGTTTGTTTATGATGGCGAAGACACATATTTCTTCACTAAAGATTCAACAGGAAGAGTATATTCATTAGACTTACAGACATTCCAAGTAAATGGTGAAACTACAACTCCTTATGCACACGGTAGTGCAGTTATTGGTAATCGTATGGAAATTGTAACTACTGCTGATGGTTTGAAATATCTTTATATTATGCGTCATAACGGAGCGGAAATGTGGCGAACTCTCAGGTTCTGGTAAATAACATCAGAAAAATATTAACATATGCCAATTGACTTTCCAAACCCACCACTAACTGTAGGACAACTATATTCATTTAATAGTACTACTTGGCAATGGAATGGTTATTCCTGGATTGTGTATTCTACATTAGAAAGTGGTAACACTGGAGCAACGGGACCACAAGGAAACACTGGTGCTACTGGTCCACAAGGTAATACTGGTGCTACTGGTAACACCGGTGGTACTGGTCCACAAGGTAATACTGGTGCTACTGGTAACACCGGTGGTACTGGTCCACAAGGTAATACTGGTAATAATGGAAAC